ACATGCATTCTATTTCCTTGCATGCCACAAGAAATTGCTCCTTTCAACATTTTTCCAAATTCATCTTCATTTTTTTCTTTACTCATTTTTTCTTGAACCTCTTGCAATTATCAACCGTTAACACATCGCGAGGCATTTTCCACGCCTTGCAAAAATTCAAACTCGCCAAATAATGCTTGCAATCGTCACAAACAACTTTCATGCTCTCGTTCAATTTGTCCTTGAACCTCTCAAATTCCTTTTGTTCTTTTTTGCTTCTCGGAACAAGCGCGTGCAAGTGTTTTAAATCGGTCGGTTTTTGCTGTTTTCCACCCATTCTTCTTCATCTCTCATTTTTCTTTATCTTGCCTCCATATCTCCATCCACTTGTTTATTCTTTTCTGAACGTTATCAAAGAATGCTATTGTAGAATCGTGTTCGTCTCTCACATCCGATATTACATCCATCAGTTCCAAAACAATATAATGCTTGTTTTTCACAATCCATCTTTCGCTCATTTAATCATCATCTTCATCATAATCATTTTTTTCGTTAATAAAATCCAAATCATGGTTGTTTTTATAATACTCTTTCCACGCTTTTATTATTTCATCACCTTCATTTTCATTATCATTCCAACATTCTAACAACTTCGCAGATAACGGTTTAACATCGTGTATCTTGCACAGATTATTATCAACCAAGAACACGCACTTTCCTTCGTTGTATGTTCTATCGCATGGTATGAACTTTCCAATCAAATCTTGTTGATTTACTCCAGCAGGCTTTACATAACAAAAATCATCACTACTTTGTTTGTCAACACAAAAATACTTCTTAATGCATTCTTGAACACTCAATCGTAAATACTCTGCAATTTTCTTGAATTCTTCTGGAGTTGGAATGCAAGTTCTCCTATTACAACACCAACCACATTTCACACATTCCTTTACTCCTAAATCTTTTGCAGTCTTGAATTGTTGTTTTAATGTTTTCAGTCTCTCATATTCTTGTTCTTGTTTCATTATTCCATCAAAAAAACCAAACATTGTTTTTCATATCTCCTTTTTTTCTTATTCTCCTTTTCTTTTTTATCATCTTGTTCTTCTAACATTTGTTCAGAAAGTTTGACTAATTCGCCCAATTTTAGGTTTTCTTTTTGCAATCTCCTGCATTCATTTAATAAATCCATTCTACTCATAAACTCATATTTATCGTGGTTTTCGCTCATTGTTCAATCACACATCCATATCTTTTCGCATTCTATCTTTATCTTTCCACTCTTGATACTAACAACCGATCTTTTGCAATCGAAACATCTCTTCGCATCCTTCGTCAAACCATCGTTCCCACACTTTATTTTCATTTTCTCGCTTCCTTAATTTTGTCTATTCTTGTTCTTCCATTATTCCTATCATTTTCAATAAAATTTTGGTGTTTTCTATTCCCAAATCAAACGGAAGTCCGAAATGCTTGAAGATTACTTTTAAAAGTCCTTCAAGCAACTCTGTCCGTGCTTTCATGTAATTATGATTATTAGTTTTTGTATTAATGCTTTCTTTTTCGTTCATGTATATCATATATGATACTTTCTATTTAAAGTTTTAGTTGTTATATACATGCTCAAAAAAAAGTTAAAAAAAATAAATTTGCTTCTTTAAAGTCTTTTTTTCCATTCGTTAGGATTCAGATCTTTACCTTCTTGATTTGTTACCGTCAATTCTGCCTTTATTTCTTCTAATCCGTTGTTCTTTACCATCATGATCTTCCCCGTAAAATCCTTTCCTTCATCCAATGCTTTTCGCATGTCTTTCCTTAGTTTTTTTAACGCTTTGTGATATGGTCTAAATTTAGTCTTTATTATTCCATCAATATCAGACTTTAATAAACTATCAATTACTTTATACTTAACCATATTAAATGTAATTCTTTATATTATTTAAAGTTTTATGTTCAAAAAAAATCAAAAAAATCAAAAAATTACATTGCTTTAAAATCTTGGTTAATCAAATTCGTTAACCATTTGTTCAAGAATTCGTTAAGTTCCTTCTTATTTTTCAAATGAACCAATGTTCTGCTTTCAGTTTCAACATACACTTCCTTATATCCAAATCCATCCTGATAAGTCATCGCTTCAGCCATTTTTGTTTCTGGATATACTCTAATTTCCATGTCAGGATCACACATCAAATCCCCGTTTTGTTCGTAGTCATGTGCCATTGAAATTCTAAATTCTTTATTATCTCCACGCAAAAAATCAACGTTCAAATCCATCAATCCAATCGATTTGTATTTTAAATATTCGTTGTTCTTTAACGCATCAAAATCAACAATTCTTGATAACTTGTCAAAAATTCTTTCGAAAACAGTTTTAGTCATGATTAATATATGTCTTTGTTCGTATTTAAAGTTTTGGTATTATCATTTATATTATAATCAAATATACTTTTTTGATTTTTGTGTATTAAATAATCTAATAAAATCTTTCCTTCCATAGAATTTACTTTATTCCTTACTATTTTAGAAAATTTTTCCTTTGTTTGTTGTTTTGGATTTAAAGTAGATAAATATTTTTTAGAATGGTGACATCCTACTTCTCTTATTCTTTTTTTTTTATCAGAAGGAATAGCAACATTAGACCAATAACAATGTCTTCCTCTAATACAACTAGGTTTAATTAAAGGAGAATAAAAAGGAATAACATTTTCTACAATCCAATTACCTTTAAACCATTGTTTTAAAAAAATTATGATTGAATATAATTTCAAATCTGGAAGTCTTATATTCCATGTTTGATTGAAATTAATATTTATTCTTGAATGAGTAACACAAGGAGGAGATGCCCAAATTATATCAAATTCTTGATAGTTTTTTTCTAAATATTCATAAGCATCTCCTATTATCATTTTATCTTTTGGAAACCTTTCTGAATATAATTTAGCTATTTTTTCATCATATTCTACAGCAGTTATTTCATACTCATTCTTCCATAATTCTCTATTTCCTCCAATTCCACTAAAAAGATTTAATATTTTCATTGTTTATTTCCCTATTTAATGTTTTGGTTTTAATAAAAAAAAATAAAAATAAAGAAAAAAAGTTAAGTTATATCATATAAAAAACTTTATTGATTTCTTCTTTTATTTTTGAATCAATAATTGTTATTTTTTCATTTTGATTTGGTTTGTATTCAATAGATCTTCTACTCAAATCTTTTAATATTTCTACATCTTCAGAAGTAATATTATTCATTTCTTTCATACAACATAAAGGAAAATAAACAATATTATTTCCTTTACTATCAATTTTTGGACTTGGATATGTAATTGGAAAACTTTCTTTTCCTTTTCCATTATCATATTCATAAAGAATTGTTCTTTCTATTTCTAATACATCTAATCGATTTCCATAAATCTTTTTCATTCCTTCATCAATAAAATAAAGAAAAAAAGGCATATTATATTTCATAGAAAGTTCTTTATAATTATTATAATACTTTTCATCTATTCCTGTATCTGGATATATATTCCTTCTTGCTTTTGATTTAACATCTCCAATAAATATTTCTTTTTTGTTCTTATTTGAAACAAATCCATCACACAAATGAGAACCAATTGATTTGGTTGTATATACAACATATCCTTCTTTTTCTAAATAATCTTTTACTATTCTTTCTCCAAAATTTCCTTTTTTTACTTCTGGTTTATCTTCCCATTTTCCAAAATATTCTTCTATATTTCTTTCCATTATTTAGCTTTACCTTCTAATATTTCTCCTATTCTTCTTTTAAAGTTTGATTCGTATGATTTTTCTTTTTCAAATCCAATATAATGCCTTCCAGATTTTATTGCAGCTATTAATGTACTTCCAGATCCCATGAATGGATCTAATATAACTTCTTCTTTTCCTGTTGAGTTCTTTATCAAATATTCTAATAAATCTTCTGGTTTTTGTGCATCGTGTTGTTTGTTCATTGGTTTATCATACTTCAACACATCAGGTGAAACTTTAGCATTTAGTTCTCTCAAATCTCCTTTTTCCATCTTGCAAAAAAACACGGTTTCATAAATCGAAGCATATCTTTGCTTAAAATTACATAGATTATGATTATTTTTATACCAAATCAATGGAATAGAATATACTGCAAAATATTTTTCAAGCAAATTCTTAAATTCAACAAAAAACATTGTTGGAAAGAACACATAAACGTGTCCATTATTTTTCAATACTCTTTTGCATTCCTTGAATACATCATCAAGCAAAATCAATACCTCTTTCAGTTCTTTATCAAATTGTGGATTAGTTGTTTTTCTTGAAGGCACGTATTCAACACCCCAAGGAGGATCAGTAATCATACAATCAATCGAACCATCTTCTAACTTTTTTAATTCATCTCTACAATCTACTCCAAACAACGCTTTATCTTTTGCTCCTTCGTTCAATCTTTTAATTACCGTTGCTAATCTTTCCGTTGTATATTCTCCGTTTTCTATCGATTCAATCAATTTCTTAGCATCTATTGTTGGATCTAAATTATCTTCAAGTAATTGTATTTGTTCTTCTATTTCTTTTAACGCATTTGTTTTTTCTTGTATTTGATTTGTTGATACTTTACATTTCTTTTCTTCAATGAACCATTTGATTGTTTTTAATTGGTGTTCTTCGTTAAGTTCATATAATCCACTATTTCGAAACCATCCTTCAGTAAAATTAAAAGTTGTAATTGCAACTTTTTCAGATGCACGATCTTTTTGATGCAACTTGCAAAACTCTAAAAATTCTGCAACTATATTTTTGAGTAAAGCAGAATAAGATTTAATAAGATTTTCTTCCCATCCAATTATTATACTAATTTCTTTTAATGATTTATTTTCTTTTTTCAGTCGTTCAATCATATACAAATAATCAAACAAATCAATTGGCGCATAAGTTTTTTCCGCTTCGTTATCTTGTATCGCAAGTTGATACAAATCCCCTTCGTTATCGATCAAACATGGCACTTTTTCCACTTTCATCTCAATCAATGCTTTTAGCCTATGATTTCCTCCCGCTACTACATACTTTCCGTTTTCAGTATCAGGAATTACCAACAATACCCTCGCCTCGTCAAATCCATTTTCCTTCACACTTTCCTTTATCTGTTCCACGGTATGTTGCCTTATTTCCCTCAATCCCGAAAATTTCAAATCCTTTACATCAATCCATTTATATTCTTTCATTCATTATTTCACTCGTTCATTCATTCATTCTTTTGTTCGTATAGTTGTTCATTACTTTTAAACCTTATTTTTTTCCTGTATCGCAACAATCCTTTTTATCGCATCTTTTCTTCCATATTCTTCGTTCGTTTCAAACGGTTTCAATGCCTTCATCATTCCATTAAACGAAACATTTTCATGTTTGATTCCATTCAAGAAAAACGAATATACTTCGTATTTTTTACTATTATATTTCATTTCTTTTGTTTTTGTTTTAATTTCATCTATTTCAAACACTATATTATAAACATATTTCTTGAAAAATACTCCATGTTTATTGCTCCATTTAACACAATATATTCCTTTTTCATCATATCCTACTCCTTCAATTGGCTCGTTGTTTTTCTCTTCATAAACCATTCCTTTATTTATCCATTTTATAAATTGAAATCTTCCTTTGTTTTCTTCAGGCAAAAAAATTTCTTTTTCATTATCGTTCTCGTTCATTTCTTTTTCAAGTCTTCGTTCAATTTCTTAATCAACGATTCAATAATCAACGATCTATTTATCTTTCCTTCCTTCTTTTCGTTTATCAAATTCACGCATTCGTTTAACATGTTGTTTGCATCTTCAGAAAGCGAGAATATATACGGTTTTTTGTTTTTCTTTATTTCCATTTCATCATCTCATATCTTCTATATTTTTTTAAATAATAATATAGATAATTCTTTATTTATAAACTTTTCTATTTTCGTATATACAGGCTATTAAAATATATATTTTTATTACTCCCATTACACGAGAAACCATATATATACATTCATTTAGTATATATTTTTATTATATATATCAAGAAAAAATACCATATATATCAAGAAAATGTATCATTTTCAATTCAAAAAAATAAAAATCAATTATCAAGCTTTCAAACCTTCTTATAATACAAAAAAAAATGTGATTTTCATTGAATATATACCCATAAAATAAGAAAGGAAAGCTTTAGAACCCGTCACAAAACTAGCGTTACATTTCATCGATCATCCGTGTGTATCCGTATAATAATATTTAATTTTTATATATTTATTTATATATATATTTATATTTATATGTTTATATATTAAAATGAAATTTTTTCTACATAACCATATATATATTATTTTTTTAATAAAAATATTATATATATATAGGCTTATTTTTATTTGTTTAACCTTTATCTCTTCGAAATCAATGATACATTTTTATTACATTTTCATTACATTTTATATGATATGTGTTCATTATTCATTTTATAATGGTTTGAACAAGTGTGTTTTGTAATGCAAAAGTAACACAAAAAAATCAAACAACTTTAAATACTTGTAATGATATTTGTATAGTATTAACGTTGAGATTTTTGAACGATGAAGCAAAAAACGATCAACAGGTTAGAATATTGGTTGTTTAAATACAACACGATATTGATGGCATTGGTGTTTTGCCTGAGCGTGTTACTTGTCTATTTAACGAAAGAATGGTTGAAATGATAATCGGGTTGTTAATTATTTGAAAGATATAATTGAAAGAAAAAAAGACGATGTGAAAAAATGAACGAATTAACGAAAAAGAAAAACGAAAAAGGAACTTGTCCGATTTGTGAAGGCAAAACAAGAGCAGAACGAATAGAATCAGACGATGGTTTGTGTGGAGGTATTGATTTTCATTGGAACGAAATATGTCCAAAATGTGGAAATGTTAAGTTTGTTCGAGATAATATTGAAGAATATAACAAAGAAATAGATGAACTTGATAAAATGAAAGAATTTGTTGATTTTTATCCAAAAATCGAATATCTTTTGAAAGAAACAAGCTTTGTTTTTGATGCTTTTAAATGGTTTGAAGAAACGATTGAATTTAGAATCGAAAAAAAAATAATATATTTGAACAAACATTATAATTTTGATGATAAAAAATGAAACCTAAAAACTGGTTTGACGATTTCATATCCGAACTTGGCAAGCAATGGCAAACCGAACAAGATCCAGCAATCAAGCACGAACTAATGATTGAATCTTGGTTCGTTCGATATTTTCAAGAAAAAGATCATCCGGAATGGAACGAATATGTTGTTAGATAACGATAATGTTTTGAAAGATAAAGATGGGAAAAAGATCGAAGTTGAAATTGAAGATTATAAATATATCAATGTAAAGCAGTTTTCAGACGATTTTGATAAAGATCGAAAAGAAAGAAATTTCATATTGCCTTCAATAGATGAATTTTTTCACGAACTTGCTTCTTTTTTTATTGGCATGTTATGGACGGTACCTATTGAAAAGAGAGAATTTGCTAAATTGCAGTATTTTTTGTTGCTTGATATGATGAAAAAAGGTATTAATCAACATATTAATGATATTAAATAATTTTTTTTCTTTTTTTTATGATTTTTAATAATCGTTTTTTAATGATTAAAACAAAACAAAACATAACATTTAAATATCTTTGATTATTTATTACTCATGGAATGATCGAAGAGAACTTACAGAAAAAACGATTATATATTACTGCAAGGGAAAATCTAAATCCCAACTTAAATCATTACGATTTTTTATATATATATATTATAGCTACAGTTTTTTCTTCTCTTCTTTCATTCACTTTTGATGTGTGATTGAACATGAAAGTTGATATTGTAAAAGTAAAAGAAAAAATGTTTGATTTTAAAGGAACAAAAGGATTGATATTGCTTCCTGAATCTGATTTAGATTGGGGATTTTTAGGTAATTTGTTTGATGTTGTTAATGAATGTTCAAATACAACTTTTATTATAGATGTAATTGATAATAATTTTATAATGAGAAATGTTGAGGATAATGAATGATTAATCATGAAAATCAAATATATAGATAATGAAAATGAAAAAGGTTTCATTTTTACTCCTGAATGGGAAACTGAAAAACTATTTTTGGATATGTTTTTTTCGATGTTTGAAGATACAAATGGAGTAATTGGTGTTGATTATAATTATGATAAAGAAAGTAAAATATATAACAAATTTAAAATAACAACTTATAGATCGTGGTAATGAATGTTAGGTATAATAAATAGATTGGTGATAATACCTTATAAATGTGAATCTTGCGAGAAATTACGATTGATGAGCATTAAAGACAAATGGTACGATAAAATAATAAATAAAAGAACTAAATTATTAAATGGACATTTATGCAAAAAATGTTCAAAGGAATATTTTGATGGTTTTTTTGATGATGATTATGATTGATGTTCACGTTTTTATGCTTGGAATGTTGCTCGCTTGTGTAGTTTGGTTGATTTTAGTGGTTATATATGGAATCAAGTTGTTATGTAGCGAAAAATATTATCATGATTAATAAAAGATCGTTTGATACTCAACAAGATTGGTATGATCATTCTTCATTGCTTGATCGTTGTGATATATGCAAAAGAACGATTCCGGCTCCTTTCAAGCGAATTGAAAAAGGTTTTCTTGTTTGTTGCGGATGTAATTTTGTTTTTAATGTTGTAAATAAAGGAGTTGATATGAATACGAAACCATTTGTTTGGTACCTTCTTCATTACGCCTTTCATGTGAAAAAGTTTATTGATAATATATATAAAGAGTATATATATAAAGTGTGTGTGTGAAATAGTATGCGTGAAATAGTATTGTATATAATGTTCAGACGTTTGAATGTGTTAAAACGAGGTATAAGGCTTGATCCATACATTCTTTTCCAAAACTGCCTTTAACCTTGTAGTGTGCTCGAAAACGGGGTTTTTAAAGTTGCTTGTTTGGGGTTGGGTATGGGTTTTAATGAGTTATAATTTTTGAACAATAAAGTATATATATAAACAAATGTTTATTTGTATAGATAAGTATCTATACAAATAGAAAAATATCTATACAAACAGAAAAATTTTGATGTAAAAAAATGACAACAATTAAGAGAAAAGTTTGGTTATACATGGAAAAGCATCCAGATGCGAGTATCAGGGAGTTAAAGTTTAATTTTGGAGACATGAATTACAACACGTTAGAATCGCACAGGTTAGAATTCATCAGGTTTCAACAAAGCGACGTGAAGAACATGAAAAGGATCATAAGGAGGATGTACGTGTTGATCAAGGCTAAGATGGCTCCAATCAAACAACTTTCAACCGATGATGTGGAGTTGTTATTGGATGCGGAAAGGGTAATAGTATCAGGAGATTAGATGTAGTTTGGAAGCGAAAGTTCAGAAAGTATAAAGATAAAGAACAAAAAAAAAGAAAAAAGAAAAAAAGAAATATTAATTAGATTTTGGTTTCAGGTGCAACTGAAGCCTTGTTTTGCTTTGCTTTAAACTTTTCGTATTGTTTGGTGACTTTACTGGCATAAATTGCGTGCTTGCCAGTTTTCTCTTCGAAAAGGATCATGTTGGCGTCCTTTTCAATTTTTACTTTTTGAGGTTGTTCCATGTTTTTCACTTTCTTGTTTTGATTTTTAATGTGTTGTTTTTTTATTGTATAAAATAATCTCATTAGTATGAATGATCATAAGAAGTTGTAATATTTAAAGTTATTGAAGTTGTTCAAAAAAAAATAAAAAAAAGATCAAGATTTGATAATTTCAATCGATATGCCGTTATTGTTATAACAATATATCTTTTGAACTTGTTTTCCATTTGCTTTTATGATAGTAAAAGCAAGAAATAGTTCCCATTTGAAAGGATTTGTGTATCTTTTAACGTTTATTATTTTCATTTTCATATCACTAATTAGTATATGTTTTATATACTATTTAAACTTTTGTTTTTTCAACAACAATTTGTTGCCTGAACAATTCCGAAGGTTTCAAGTTGTGTTCTTCACCATTATTGTTGTTTTTTTGTTGCTTTTTTTCCTTGAAATAAAGGTTCATTTCTTGGATCACTATCGTTAAATTTGTTTGATCTTTATTCTTTTCTTTAACTCTTGCTTGTTTCCTGATGCGTGGTAGCGTGGTATTGAAGTTCTCGATGAACAACCCGTTGTTTTTTAGTTCGTTGACTTCGTCTCGAAGCTCCTGGATTTCTCTTTTCAGGTCCATTAAATCGTCGTGCACGTGATAAATCACCCAAATTGGCGCGTGTTGTTTCTTGATCTGGTGATTCTTCAAGCACTTCAGGTAAAAATACTTCTTGCCACAACTCCGACACACGTAAATTATTTTTTGTTGCTTCGTTCTCATGATTGTTAAATGTTATATCTACAATTGTTAAATATTAGATTGATTAATGTGATCGTGAAAAATAAAAATAATAAAAAAACTTAATTAATTGTTTTTAAATAAAACTTCAAGATTTAAATCTCCATTACTTAAAGGATCGTCTTCCTCGTAATATTTTGGGTTAATGGCTCTGATTATCACGAGGTCTCCAATAACAGTAAGATTTCCCGATTTAACTGAATCAAACTCGTTATGTCTCGAATCGTAAACCTTACGATTAATGGCTTCGTACTTGAATTCTATCGTTTTATCGTCGATCTTTCTCGTTATTGAACCAAAGACTGTTACTCTCCACAAACAAGTCTCCCATGCGTCAACTTCTCCTTTAATATGATATTCCATGTTTTCTATTATAATATTTTGTTTTAAAATAATTCCTCCCATTTTTTTTCACATTCTTTTTTGGTTTTATTTTTTGTTCTATAATTAATATATATCAATCGTCCTATTTAAATGTTTTGTTTTTTTTGTTCATTTTAATGTTCATTCTAAAATGTAGCAATCAATTATTGACAACAAAAAGTTGATGTCAATTCCAAGTTTACTGCAAACCAATACCTTTATATTCAATCCCTTACCATATCTATATATGGTTAAATCCATCGATATTAATGCACTTAAAACTGAACTTTTACACCTATTACAAATCTTATACCCATTTGATCGTGACTTCAAAACTCTTGTTATATGTTTGAATCCAGATCACGTTTTTGGTTCTGATAATAAACTTAAACCGTTTGTTCTTACTCTCCTGAACAATATGCAGAAAAATAATATCGTTGAAACAAAAAAAATTAAAATTAAACGATATGAACACAACCAAAAAAAAATCATTGAAATTTTTTCCTTGCTTGATCAAAAATCAGTAACATGATTCGTAAAATCATATACAAAAACACGTGTTCTATATGGTTTTTTCAACTGATTTTTTTTCCTTTGTATGGTTTATATTACTCGTACTTGCATATATTAAGTTGACTTGTATATACTAGTTAAAACCTACACCATGCCGATTTCTTGTTGTTACACCTAATGCCCATGTGCCCAAACATTGGTGTTACATCACAAGCGTTATTATTATATATCATTACATGTAATTATATATCATTTATATCATGATGTGTTAGAATGCGTGATGTTCTGATACAAACGATCTCCTGATCTTCACGCACTACATCATCACCATATCATTCGTCCTAATCCCTTATTTAATTAATAATATTTATATGTTCATTAAGATCTTTAAAATTTTAAAAGATAAAACCTTCAGTTGTAAGCATGCTTTTTCTTACTTGTAATTATGCAAAAAAGAGGCTTTTTTAGATATTAATTTGTTATAGAAGTTAAATCAAAAAATGCTTTTTTATTTTTTTTAATATGATTTGGAGATCTAGAAAAAATTTTTTTGATAATTATAAAAGATAATTACCTTTTTTCAAAATTTGGAAATATGATAAAAGTTGTTTTTATATCACAAAAATTTTTTTCTGTGATATAATTGCATACATTTTTGAGAACAGAAAATTTTATTCTTATTTCGTGTTTCATAATGTATTTTACAATAAGGACACTGATTAATTTTTAATTCATTATTAAAATGCAAAAACATTTCAACTTCTTTTTTAATTGGATCATTTTCAAAATTTGGTTTGTTTTTTCCATTATGTGACATTGACATTTTCTTTTTAGTTTCTAAAGAATGATGTTTTCCTAACATAGATTTTGTAGGATTTGATGTATTAATTATTGACAACTTTTTCTTAGTTTCTTCAGAATGGGGAATATTATGAATAGGAATTTGAATCCGATTTTGGCTAATAAGATATTTAGAATTACAAGAATAACATATATATCTATAATCATTTACATTATATGTATAACCTTTATCATAATCAATTAATGAAAGAATAAGTTTTTTATTTTTATGACAAATTTCGCATATATTACTTTTTATTTTATATTTTTTTATATATTTTCGAATATAATCAATTGAAGATTCTAAAATTGGTTTTTCTATTATTATTTTTTTCTTTTTTTTCTTTAATTTTTCAGATATTTTTTTCTTTGCTTCTAAAGAATGATGTTTTCCTTTCATTCCTGAAGATTTTCCTTTGCAAGATTGCCTCATTTTTTCTAAAGTTTCTAAAGAATGGTGTTTTCCTTTCATAGGACTTATTCTTCCTTTGTTTTTTTCAGATATTTTTTTTCTTGTTTCTAAAGAAGTTATATGTGAATATCTTTTCCTTTGCCCAATTTTTAAATCATATTTCATATGACAAGATACGCATAAATAACGATAATCTTCAATGTTAAAAGTATAAGGTTGAGGATGGTATAAGAAAGAAAGTACAAGTTTTTTCTTTTCGTGACAACATTCACATTCTTCTGGTTTAATTTTATATGATCTAACAAAAATATGTTTTATGTTTCGTAAAGTAGATTCTTTTAAATTCTTTTTAAAAAAAAAATTAGGATATGGGTCTTTTTTTTTTATTTGGTTTTTTTGAGTATTAATAAAATCTATTAAAGATAATTGTTGAAATGGTTTTTTCATATAAAATAATGAATGAATAATTATAATTAAATGTTTTGGAAAATTAGAAAAAAAAAAGGAAAAAAAAACATTAAAGTAAATAATTTTCTTCTTTATATCTCTTGTTTCGGATGTTTGCGATCCAGAAGATTTTTCTTCGCTTGGTCCAGAAAGCGAACACTGACATTTTTTTATCGTATTTACTTTCGGAAAGAGACGCGTCATATAGGAAAAGGTGTTTTGGTTTTTTCAGGTTGTTTATCAAAACAGTAATTTCTAAACCAGACGTGTAGTTATATATTTTTGTTTGTTTGAACGGATGTTTGAAAAATTCGTCTAGTTCTTCAGTTGTTGCAGTTAATTTACTAACATCAAAATTTATCTTCATGATATATATATATAATTTGATATATTTAAATGTTTTGAAAAGATTAAAAAAAGGAAAAAAAAGATGTTAAATATTTAATTATTGCTTAGTTTTTTTTGGATATATCACGAACTTTTCTAGCAAAGATTCAATAATGAATCGCCTTCCTTCTTTTTGTTCTTCGGTTAAAGCGTTCCATTCTATGTAAGGTTGAGTAGGTTTAGTGATCATTCCTATTTGTTGATTAACCATTTCTCTACAAATTTCGTGGTATTCTTTTGCTAATTTTTCAATTTTTTCTTTTATTTCTACTTTGTTCATATTTTTCTACTTCTATTTATTTTTCTTGTTATTTTGATTAAAACAACATTTTCCTTTATTATTGCACCACAAGTATCCGTTGTGAGTATAAGTATCAAAACGACACATATGGTTTGATTCTTCTAAATATTGGCAATTTATCTTGTGAAAGCAATGGTAAATCCTATACAAGACTACTATGAAGCTATTCTTAGTTTTCATATATTACCACACTACAATTTGGACACGCATATAAGCCTTTTAAAGATAATTCAATAAATTCTTCCGTATCGTGATCGTCAAAATCTCTTATTTTATCGTTCCATTTATCATCGTGTGAATGACCACAGACAGGACATTTCATAACTTGCTTCCACACTCCGCGCAATAGTTAGCATCTGTAGCATTTACCTTACCACACTTTTCGCAAGTGTATTTACAAGAATTAGAACTGTCCAATTCATCCCAACATTTGGTTAGTCTACAAAGTTCTTTCTTTTCCTTTATTTCAAGATAAGGCAATTGATACTTCAAGATTAAATGTAATAGTTTAAGTAATTTATCCCATTCGTCTTGATGCAAATCTTCCGTTAAATCTCTATATATTTCTGTTATATCATCATAGAAAAACCTCTTGTACCGAGAAGGAGATTTTTCAACTAAAAAATGATTTAAAATAAAATTTAATTTTTTAATGCTCTTTTTTAGTTTCCTTCTAGATTTTCTTGATAATATTAATTTGTTAGCGAGGTTATTTTCTGTTGAGATAACATAGTTAACAAAACCGTCTTCTAAAACTTCGCCATTTAATATCTTCTTTTCGATCTGATTGTAAAGATTTTCGAGTATTTTCTTTCTCTTGTCCTTAACTTCTTGAATGCTTTTTTCCAAGCGTTCAATCTTCTCTTTGGTCGATTCTTCCTTTTGCCATTCGTAAATATCACAATATAATTTATCTTCTTTTGGAGTTAATATCAAACGGTTTGTATCTAACGCTTCTTTTTGTTTTATTAATGCATTCTTATAATCAGTTAAATTTTGTAAAGTATAATTAGCAAACATTTCTTCAGATAAACCACACATTTTTGATATTTCTTTTATGAGTTTTTCTTTTGATTGTAATTTCACATCGTTCACGATCTCTTCTAACGATTTGTTTTGATCATTTTTTTCGCATTTTTCTTTAACTTTAGAAGATTGTTCAAACGATAAATCAAACGGTTTATTATAATGATTACAAGGTTTAATTACATTTTTTAAAGGTAAATTTAAACCAATTCCTTGTTTATTATATAAATAACAAACACGAAGTATTTTATTAGAACACGATTCACAATTTTCTTTATCCTTGTTTTTGACTTGTTTTATGATACTTCTGAAAGTGTCTCTTATGCTATTAGGATTCTTTTGGTGTTCGTTGTATTGAGTAATAAGTTTTTTTGAAACTTCTTCAGCTTCTTCTTGATTAAACGTAAAAGTAAAATTATAACAATTACATACTGCAAGAACATATGATACATTAAGACAAACAGATATTTGAGGTTTATCTAATAAATAACAACAATCTCCTCTTAAATTCTTACATCCATCACAACATCTTAAATTCTTACATCCATCACATATTGTAAACATTTTATTTTACCTCATTATTTTGTCTAATTTTTCTTTTATCGTGAAAATCTGATTCGTGTCCGGAAAGGTTATATTTTTTGATGGTAGAAACAAACAAGTTCAAACCTTCTTGAGAATCGATATGATATGTGTAAACAGTATAGTTTGGAGGAGGACAAGAACAATCGCCACCAACACGAATATCGATTCTGCCTATTGGATTTGAATAAAGTTCTTTGGCAACTTCAAGAGGAACATTACCATTAACAACATAATAATACCAAGCACGTTCAAATATGAATTGGTTATATTTCCCCACGATATGATAAGGAACTTCTGATTGAATATGATATAATCGTCTATCGTGATCTTCATAATATTTGTCTTCATATTTCATATATCGTGTTCTATCAAACAACTTCCAATTGTCATGACCAGATGAAGTTTCAAGACCTGCTTCTTTGAGTTCTTTTTCGATGTAGATGTCACATTCAGGATTTTCAACCACGATGTTTGAAAAATTGGTTCGCTTGAGAGTATTAGATGGAAACATTAATCGTCGTTCTCCCTTAATTCTTTGATTGCAAACACGATTGCTAGTATTCCTAAATATAACGTGTCTGAAAGAGTGTCAAATTCAAACGTTTCGCGAGTAATAATTTTAGTAAAATATAGAATCATTAACACGATTCTTAAAGTAATCATTAAAAATATACATATTGTTGATACTTTCATAAAGAATATAATTTTCAAACATATTTAAAGTTATTGTAAAAATAAAAAAAAATAAAAAAATTAATATATTATATTAGAAAACTTTACTGAACCACATTGAGAACAATACATAGCTTCGGAGTGATTGAGCGATTTACAAGTTAGACATAGTTTTACTGATTTTGAAAATTTATCGTTCTTTTTGGCGTGGAAAAACGATCCTTCTTCAAACGGATTCATTTCGTTTTTTATTTGTTTGATTTTATTTTTGAGTTCTTGAACCTTGGAGTCATGTTTTTGCTTGTTTTCGAGGAATTGTTTCTTGAGTTCGAGTTTCTTGATTTGTTTGTTTGCTTTGTATATTTGGTGCGTTTCTCCATTGACCATATTAGATTCATTATAAACTTCTTCTAATAATATATAATAAAATGCTCCTCCAAAAATTATTGGAAACAGCATGAATAATGCTATGCCGTTTATCATTCCTGATACTTCTAAAAGATAGAACAATGCAATCATGAATAATATCATTGATGTCTCGAAAAAAACTAAACTAAAAACTAATAATGCATATAAATGTCTGTCTCTCATTCATTCTCACTTTTTTTAATATGTTTGATATATATAATAATTAAAAGTATTTAAATTTGTTTGTTTTTTTCTAGAAATTCGGTTTTCAAGTATTCAAAGAATATTTCGTGGGTTTTTACTCCAATTTCTTTTTTAGCTTCGTTTGAATCAACGATTTCGTTTTTAGATTCTTTTATAACGTCGTCGATCATTCCTTGAATTACTGTAGATGTATCTTTTTTATTGATGGTTTCAACGTTAATTTTTTGTTCGGAAGCTAATTTGTTCAGGACATGATTCAAGCGATTAGGTGTGACCCATTCGTCTGCAATTGCTTTTGCTTCTTGTAAAACTTTCAATTTTTCAGGATCGGCGATTGGTCTAGGAGTTTTAGTTTCGTTTGATACATCGTTCCGGTATTTTGCGATCACACGATTACCATTATTGCATACAACTTCTATTAACGGATGCAAAACAATGCCTTCTCGCAAGTGTTCTCCCATACCTTTTTTTAGAGCTAAAGCAGATGTTTTTTTTGCTACTCGTTCGATTTCTTCAACTGTTGAATCTATTATTTCAGATTCAACTACATCAAGATTGAATTTTTTGCCTAATTCAACAACTTTATCAAACGATAACCAAGCATTGTCAACTTGAATGTCAAAAAGTATGAAGTCTGATTTCAATCCATACATATAACTTCTCTTTTGAATCTTGCCTCCGTAGAATTCTCCATATAATGTTACTTTTTTGCTTCCGAAAAGTTCTTGCATTGTATTTAGTATTTTTTCTTGATCAAACAACTTTATGAACAAGTCATGAGATCCTCCTCCAGAAAAATATGTCACTGTTTTTTCTCCGTTATAATGAATATGAGCACTTGTTCCATCTATCTTTTCAGTTGCCCATAATTTTTTGAACATCAAAACACATTGATCCTTGTATAAGTTTTCGATTTCAAGATAACCCATTATTCATCAATCACTTTATTTTTTGATTTTATGATTTCAAGAAACGTATTACTTATTTCTTTTTGTAATTCATTGAGTTTGTAAATTTCGTCAATTGAGAGTATTTCTTCAGTTTTCAAACAACAAATCACATTATCAATTGCTTTTGTAAATCCGGTCATTTTTTATCATTATAATATATTTAATTAAGAATAAGAAATAAAAACATTTAAAGTTTTACAAAAAAAAAATAAAAAAAATAAATTTAGAATTTAGAGTTTAACTCCGCAATTTGAACAAAACAAGGCTTCAATGGGATTCTCAATGCCACACTGTTCACAGATGTGTTTACAAGGATTTGAACCATCAATGTTGTCTAAGCATCGAGTCAGCTTACAAAGTTCTTTTTTTTCTTCAATTCTAAGAAATTCATTTTGTTTTTGTATGATAATATTTACGAATTTTATCACGAGATCCCAATTTTCTTTCGTATAATTAACAGGATTTCCATCAACATGTTTAAATTTTATATCATCTGAATAAAAGTCTAATTGTAAAAACGTCTTGAATTCTTTTCGTTTCAAAATCTTTTTTTCTTTGATATATTCTTTAAATTTATTTGTCGTGTGCTTATGTTTAAGCCAATGATCAATAGCATCACATAAAACATCAAAAACAATGTCTTTTCGTAAGTTTTTTATAATTTTCCCGCGTTGTTCCTTGACTTCGTCGATGCGTTTTTTGATTTTGGAAATTTCAACTTGAGTTTGTTTGATTTGAACATTGTCGTGAAGTTGTTCGACTGCGTGTTTTTGTTCTTCTTGGAGTTTCTTGATTTCAGGCAATGATTTGTACATTTTTTTTACCTCATTTTTTTGTAATTTTTTATTTTGATCTTGAAATGTTTTATTGTCAACAAAAAGATTGTTTATAATACCAGTTTGTTGTTCTATTGATTTCTTTACTGATTTGATTTGCTCATCGATTAATTTTTCTTGGTTGATTTGTTCAGGAGTTTTAGGTCGTTCGAATTGCTTGAAGTCAATACAAATTCTACATTTACCTTTATTTTCCAAATTTTTTCCTTTAAGATTACAAACTGCTGATTCATCAACATGTCCGGTAAAGTGTTGACACTTGTTGCAAGTTAATTTTTCTTGTTGTTTTTTAGCGTTGAATTCGTTGATTTCTTTTTTTATTTGGTTGAATTCTTTTTTTTGGTCTTGTTTGATTGAATTTAGTAAGGAATTGTTTTTTTGTTCGAAAGACGAGCAAACGGTTTTTTTTTCCGGATATACATAACCACTATACTGTTGACACCAATACGATCCAGTGTTTAAAGACGACAATGGGCGTTTGTAATGATTGCATTTGAAACATATCGTTTCGTGTTTTGGAAGATTTTTTCGAACGAATTTGGGAACGAAAGAATCACAATGTAAAGTTTCACTATCAAAACAATATGCTCTTTGATGCGAACAGTGACAATATTCGTGTGGATCATTATCTGAATAGTTTGGTATTATGTAATTGGATTGAAAATAACCACATTTGATACAAGATTCATTGCTTGGTTCTTTTGATTTTTGTTCAAACATATAACACGCGGAAAACATATTAGATTGAGAAAGTTTACCATTTCGAGAAGGAGCATTAATATTCCCACAATAAGATTGTATTTTACCGTTATCATTTTCAATTTGATGGAACTTGCAATCAATACAACGGACTTTTTGTTCTGAATTTAATTTTTGTTTGAAATAACTAAAATGTTCACAAGAATCAATAGAATTATATATTATGATACCATCGTGGTAACAATATCGTTGTAGAATTGTATTTTCATATTTGTGACCAAAATAAGAACATCCAAAACAAACGAAATGTTCGTTTGTTTTGTTTTCTTTTAGTTGTTCACTTTCTTTTGATTGTTCAAAACTGATACAAATGTATTCAGGTAAAAAAGGAACATGATTTAAATGATCGCAATAATTCTTATCATTTAAATGCTTACAATCTTTACAAGATTTTTGCGTGTTTTTTTCATTAATGATTTGTTCTCTCGTTTCTCGGATGATTTGATGCATCGATTTCTTTTTCTGATGGAATGTATGATTATCTAATAAAGCATCTTGAATTTTTTTCGCATCTGATTCTGGAAATCCAAATTCTAATCCATGATATCCGCAAGGTTTAGTAATTGCAGTCAATCCCACGAATAACGTTTTTTCCGGATGATCTTTATCGTAATAAAGTTTACAAAATTCGGCTCCTCCACTTTCGTCATGATAATTTTTACAAGATCTACAATTTTCTGTTTGATTCTTGACTTCGTTGATGATTTGTTCGAATGTTTTTTTTGGAGTTGAACTTGAATTCAAAGCTACACAAATTTTAATTGCTTCTTCTTTAGTAAAATTGAATTTTATATTGTAATGTTTGCAAGGTTTTATGATACTATTAACAAGAAAATATCGACTTTGATTTTCATCGTTAGAATCTTTATAATAATTACAGTATTTGTTTGTAGTATTAGTATTACAATAATTTATGCAAGTTTTACAATCTTCGTTTTTCACATTAACAACTTCATTGTAGAGATCTTGAAACGATTTCTTGTTTGGATTGTTTAGAACTTTTGACTTGATTTGTTCTGCTTGATCGATAGTAAGTTTGTTAAAATTGTCATCACAATGACCACAAGGATGAATGATATTGATTATTTTTATACGAATTAAAGGATATAATGCGCATGAATCTTCAATTCCTACATAATTATCGCAACAAATACAACTTTCATAAGTTCTTTTTGCTATCGAGTTATTATTTGTATCATTTAGTAATGTATTTGCCATTTTTTCACTTTTTATTTTTTATTGTTTAATCATAATTTGATTTTAATATATATAATAATTATAAATATTTAAATGTTTTCTTTTGATTTTGATCAATAAAAAAAGTTAAATTTATATAAAAAGAAAGATATTTATTAAGCAATATAAAAATTTAACAAAAATGATATGAAATGTTTATAGAAATATTATTATGGATTGCAATAGGTTTGGTTGTTTTTATATTGATTTTGTTTCCAGTTCTTATTGTATGTACATATAAAGAGTTTAATGACAATACTTGGATCGAATATCTTTTTCTAACAATTTTGATTTATATAATCATAATAATAGGTATTTTTGCTATTCTTGAAAAAATGGAAATTTTAGAGGTATGAATAAATGACAGAAGTTGAAAAGAAAACTACAATACAACGATATATAGAAAAAATAAAAATGATATTGAAACAGTTTTATGGAAAACTAAAAAATGGTTTGCATAAGTTTTCAAGTTTTATGATGGAAAACATAGGATTTATTTTATTGTTGATGGCAATAATTATAGGAATAATTTTTGTTGTTCTATTTTTCGTGTTTTTATGGAATGTTGTAAGAGACATGGGAATTGGACTTGGATTTAACGAAATGTTGTCGACATCAATTGCTTGGATTGGAATACTTATCGTGGGTTGTTTTGCATTGATTTGTTGTTGTTGCTGTGGACTTGGTCATAGAACTAAAAGATAATAAATGAATATTTGAAATAATCTTTTTTTTATTTTTTTTATTTATTATTAAAAAAGTTTAAATATTATAAATTGTATATATAAATCATGAAAGACATGAAAAATGATAAAAAAGAAGAAGGTTTTTTAGAAGTATTTACTGAAGGAATGACAACAAAAAACATTCCTCAAACGATTGAGAACCAAGAGAAACGAGAACAAAAGAAAGTGAAGGAATTTCAATTATTGCCTAAGAAATATAACCCTTACGAAAGAAAGCACTTGGGTTATACTGATATCAAAAAAGCATATGAAAAATTAGACATTGAGATAATCAAGGAATATGATGATTTGTTTTTTGAAGTGAAATTGCCTGAAGGTTGGAGAATTGAAAATACAGAACATTCGATGTGGAACAATTTGATTGACGATAAAAACAGAAAACGGGCTAATTTTTTTTATAAAGGTGCGTTTTATGATTGTAATGCGTTTATTTGTTTTTTATGCAGATATGCAATACAAGATAAGTTTGTAGAACCTAATAATTTTCACAACTTGCAAAAATATGTGATTTGTGTTGATACTGTTAATGATAACATATTATTCAAAACTGAAATAGTTGAAAAAGGTTGTTTTGACGATAAAGAGCGAGAATCATGTAAAGAATACATGAAAAAGAACTTTCCAAACTATAAGAATGAGTTTGCATATTGGTGATTAGTGTTGAATAAAAAAGAGATAATTGAATTACTTGAACAAAATTTAGATTTATTATTTTATGAAATTGAAAGATATCATGGGAAAATTGTTAAAATAGACAAAACAGAATTAGATTTTACAATTCAAATGAACGAAGAAAATTATTTTGAATTTATCAAACAAATGGCATTTTTAATTAATTTTCCTTGTTCTAGTTTTGGTCCATTAATGATTGATTTTCCTAGAGCAGATCCCACTAAAGCTGCTGCTTATCATCATTTGGGTAGTTTTAAATTCATAATAGATAGGAAAAAAAGTGAAAAAGAAAATGAGAATCGAAAAAAAGAATCTGATTGAGTTTAAAGACGAACAAGATCCATATAACAAGCAAAACGTATTAAATGGATACATTCATAGAGGTGATTATTCAAAATTGATAATAACAAATATTAATGGTGAGTTTTGTAATCAAGAAATTGCCACGACACCTAAGATGAATTATCCCAACGATTTTGAAGGAAACTTTCATTTTCCTCCTGATATTGATTTAATAACTAGTTGGGAAAAACTAGATGGGACCAATATTTTGCAGTTTGTTTATAAAGATCAAAATTTCAAGTCTTTTGTATCGTATAAAACTAGATTAACGATGTTTCCAAGAGAAGATTTTCAAGTGTTGTTATATAAAACACTATCAAAACATCCTGATATTTCAACTTTACCTTTTGAAAATTGTTGTAATTTGAGTTATGAACTATATGGATATTTGAATCCAATCACGATTGTTTATGATAAAGACATTGAGATATGTTTGTTGTTTGGTTTGAAAGAAAATGGATTGATCATATCACCATCATGCTTAAAACACGGTTCAGTTTCAATTCCAGTACTATTCAAGACATATGATAATAATTTGAACTTGATTGATAATTACAAAAGCGAGCAAAACAACTTAGAAACAAAACTTGAACGAATTGGAGACCAGAACATGTTCAAGGGGAGCGAAGGAGCGGTTTGGTATTGTCACTTAGAACATTATACTCAACTTTACAAGCTCAAACCTCCAACAATTGAATCATATCATCACTCATTATGTGGTTCGATGCGAATGGCTAAGATTGCAATAAGAAACACGCTTTTGAATGCTACGGAAGATCTTTATGTGTTAGATTACGAATCAATTTTACCTTACTTGGAAGAGGAGTATTCTGAAAGCGAAATTTTGCTTTACAAACAATATATTGAACTACAAATCATCTTGATAAACCAAGAAAAAGCGTTTGAACGCGAAATCGTAAAAGTTTACAAGGAAAACAATCTTGATATTAATGTAGACAAGCGAACAACCATGCATTTCTTTTCTAATAAGTATGGAAATTATAAGAAAACAATTACGAAAATCTATAATATTCTAAAAAAATATTTTATTACTTAATTTTTTAACATTAAAAAGTCAAAATTCCCGTGTGAATTTCTATTTCTCTTTTTGTAAGATCTCTATATCTATAATAATCATCATGATGTCCAATAGGATTGTTATGATATAAATCATATTCTATCCATTGATTATAATCATTAATTACAAGAGGAGTTGGAAGATTGCTAGTTTTGAATATAATTCTGTTTTCTCGCAAATCGTTGTTTGTGTTTATTTTTCTGATAAAAGGCATTTCAGATACTCGTTCTAATTCTGTCAATCCAAGTATTGTATCATAATGATTTTCTATTTGAAATTGTATCAATGTATAAGAATTCATTTCAATATCAAGACGACAACGATGATGTAAATCAAGATAATAATATTCTTCAAATATATGCATGGCAGAAAAGACTGTTGCTAAAAGATCTCCTGTCATTGAAACATTATTATATTCATTCCTTCCGGCATTAAATTCACGCGTATCAGGATTAAAGAAATATGGTAAATGAGCAGGATTATTGTCTTGATTATAACAATTGCAACAATAAAATTGTATTTTATCGCTTAACCACCAAACATTAAATTGATCTCTGAAAAGTAGTTTGAGTTCAGAAGGCATTTTATCTCGAAATCCATCTTCTTTCATTTTTTTATTAATGAATTCAACAAAAGCTTCATGATAATACAAAGTCTTTTTACATTTGAAACAATACTTCTCGTATTTCTTGATTTCTTGTTCGGTATAAAGTTGATCAATCATCGTTTGGTTTCAATTGCTTTTTTCAATTCACTTTCTTGAATATCTCCTGTTTGAGAAATTGTTAAAACAAGTGTCATGAATCCAGTATTAATATTATGAAAAGACATAAGATCCAAATCTAAAGGCAAATCCTTCCATTTTTCTAAATATGGTTTCAAAACATGAAGTAATGTAGATTTTTGAAAGAACATTCGATTGCAGGTTGGATCGTTACAAGAACAATGAGACCAACCTTTTAGATCTGGTTTTTCAATACTTATTCTTTCTGTTGAATTAAGATTTATGTTCATATGATATAATTATACTTGTTATAATTTAAACGTTTTGATAATGAAGTATATAAATATAGCATAAAATCTATATATCATGACAAATGAAAATTTGTTAAATAGACCAAGCATGAAAGCAATCATTAAAGATGTGAAAAGAAACATTGAACATAGAATTTTAGATTCTTTTGATGTATCTATTGAACCAATGAGAAACGAAGAACAAGAAAAAGAAGACACGCGTGAATATCTTATTGATTATTATTTTAACAATAAAATATTTGATCTAGAAATTAGAGAAAAATATCCAGAAACATTACCATTACCATTTCATGTTTGTAGCAAAATACAAGTTAATGCGAAAGATGTAGATAAATGGGACGAATTGTTTGAAAAATATACTTTAGAAGATGATTAAAAACGGAAGAAAAAATACAAGAAATATCAAAAAAAATACAAGAAAGAACGAAAGAACAAATAGAAAATCAAGACAATCTTTACAGCTTCTTGAGAAAGAATGGATTGATTAAACAACTTGGAGAAGGAATTGATAAGTTAACATATTTTGATTGGAAAAAAGATTCTGGATTGATAGATGTTGGATGTGAATCAACTGTTCCAATGTTATATCTTGCTACTAAAGTTGAAATTTCATTTGAAAAGATTGACGAATATAAGGATAATTATAATAAATTGTATGAAGAACAATTTAAGAAAGTAGTTAAGGTAATGCAAGATCAAATCGAACAATTCATTGCTTGGGGAGATGATATGTTAGATCCAGTAGAAACGATTGAAAAAATGAGAGAATGGAAATGTAGAGAATTCTATGGCTTATTTAACGGCGGATTTTATAGAATTGATTTGAATGAATCAATAGAAACAATGAAAGGCGATGGATATGATTTACCTTTTGTTTTGCTTGTAAGTCCTGATATTCTTATACCACAACTTTCAGAAGACATAAAAACAGTTTTTACAAGTCCTAATTTCGAAAATTATAAACATGAAAAAGGATATTGTTTGATTTCAACTTCAATTGGTAAGGATGAACATAAATTCAAAACATTTGAATTGTATGAAGGTTATTCGTTTGTATTTGAACCAATCACGCATAACCTTCAAAAAACGGTTGATTTTCTTTTCGTGTGGTCTGGAAGATTGATGATTCATTATCCCAATGCGATTTTGTTTGTTAAAAATTAATCCTTTAATTTCATATATTTAAGAATCAGCACTTTCAAATCTTCAAGTGCTTTTCCTAAATATAGTTCTTTATCTTCACTTGGAGCAACATTTTTAGGAACGCGTTCAAGTGAGATTTTTAACGCTTTTAAATCAATTATGATTTCATTTATCATATTTTTCACTAATTAGTATATATAATTATTCATATTTAAATGTTTGTATATCAATAAACTTTATATGTTTGTTTTACTTTTAACATATCAAAACTTAATAATATGAGAAAATGTCAGAAGTGAACAAAAAAACAACAGAAGATCTTGAAAAAGAAATAGAAAAGTTAAAAAGGAAAGTTGAAGGATTAGAAACCGGATTAATTGATTTAGTAGATGCTTTTATCGAAATTAAATCAAAAAAAGAGAGAAAAGGATACTTATCTGCATTAATAACAAAACTTTATAGATTGTAATTTTTTTGTTTTTTTTTTATTGAAAAGTTTAAATATTTAGATGCATTATATTTAAATGTTATGAAAACTTGTAATGATTGTAAATATAAACCTATTTTATTCAATATATTTTCTAAATGTAATAAAGGATATTCTTTATTAAAAGAAGTTGATGGAAAAATTTACAATAATATTTATTACATAGATGATAAAGGAGAATGTCCTGATCGTGAAGGTATATGTTTTGATGATCCAAGTGGAAACTGAACTATGGTAAAGAAATGTCCTAAATGTGGAGAATATTCATTAGATTATGATCCAGATTTTAAAAAATGGAGATGTTTGTGGGTTGATTGTTTTTATGAAGAAGATATTGATAAAAATGATTTTGTTTTGAAGTTTAAAGAAGAATTCAAGACACTAACAAATGACCAAAAACATGAAATATTTAAAATTGTTAGTAATTGGGAATATTCAAAACCAGTATGGAATATTGAAGATTTTTACAAACCTGACAAATATAGAGTCATGATTGAAGATAAAATCGATATTGAAGCAAATTCGGAAGAAGAAGCAATTGAAAAAGCATTGAAACTTGTAGATAAGAGTTGTTACATTGTTTGGGAAATTACAGATAAAAATGAAAATAAAGACGATAAAAAATGAAAATAATATATGAATATCCAATTGATCGGAAATTATTGCCTAAGTTTAGAAAGTATCAACTTATAAAAGTAGTTTTATTTGTATCTGGGAAGTTTAAAATTATAAAATATGATATGTGTTGTTATACTGCTCAAAACAATCAATTTGTCGTGTATCCTAAAGATTTATTAACTAAGAAAGAAATGAAAACATATTATAAAAAACAAAAAATAACAGAAGAAGAAAAAAACAAAAAACGATTGAAAGAACTTGAACAAAAAATAGAAAAAGATTGGAACGATATTATTAAGAATAAAGTAGCTTGTAATCATCTTGGTTTGTTGTGGGAAATATGTGAAAAAATAACAGAAGTAAGAGATAGAATAGATGAAAGTTAAAGAATTGATCGAAGAACTGCAAAAATGCAGTCAAGATGCAGTTGTTTCGTGTGGAAACAATCCTGTATTTTTTGTGGAAGAGAAAGTGTATTATTGGGATGGTTATAATGCTGAAGTCAAGTGGGACGATAACGAAAAACACAAAAAATGGATTTATAACACAACTAATAATAAAGTTTGTATTTATGATTGGGATCCAAACGAATTCTTGTTTGATCATATGGGTTTGATTTATCATTGTGAAAAAAGGATTCCAACTTGGGAAGAATGTTTAAAACTTGTTGAAAATGTACCAGAATCTTCGCATGAATATGTGAACGATTTTAAAGTTGAATATGAAAAATTAAAGAAAATGTACGAAAGAATAAAAGAAAAGGAGGCGGGAGAGAAGTGAGCGAAATATTTTTAATATATTTGACGACTTTTACCTTAATAGGAATAATCCTATTTCAATTGAACGAAATTGTTAATCTTAAAAACAAATTACGAATGTTAGAGAAAAAAGAGAAAAAGAGTTGATAATAAAAATGAGCGAAAAACATTATAAAAGTTATGAAGATATTCTTGATTCTGCGGCATATATAGAACGGTTAGTAAAAGAGAACGCCGAACTCAAGCAAGAAAACTTTCATTTGAAACAAGTAAAAGAAAAATGGAAAATTCGCTTTTTTAAATTACACGATTTATTTGATCCAAATGGATTGATTGAAATTGAATAAAATGGAAAATTGGAGGAAAAGAAGTGAACTTTAATTACGAAAAGGATATTACTGAAGAAGCAAATAGATACATCAAAGAATTAGAGAAAGAAAATGCCGAGATGAAAGATGACAATTACAATTTCCATTTGGCTAATAAACAATGTTTGGAATCGTTTAACCAATTGAACAATAAAATCAAGGAGTTAAAAGAGCAATTAAAGGATGCGATAACTGAAATTGACGATAAAATTAAAACAATTAAAGAATTAATAAAAGAAAACTCTGAATTAAAAAAAGATTACGAAAAACTCAAAGAAAATGCAATGGCAATTTGTTTTGATTTTGATGAAGAGGATGAAAAATGAATCCTCCATACGACTGTCCATATTATTATAGTAATTGGAATTGTGACGAATGTTGCAAAGAAACCGATGATTATTGCAATTACGATTACTGTGTAGGATGTGAAACATATAATCGCATTTTTGATATTGATAACGAAAATGATAACATTTAAATGTTTAAAATTATTTTATATTTTCAACAATTTGAAGTTTGATTAAATAACATATTACAAAAACATAAAAGTGAAAAAAATGGCAAAAAAACAAAAAGAACCCAAACAAGAAGATGAAGACGATGGAGATTTTGAAGATGATGAAGATGAAGACGATGATTTGGATTTTGAAGACGATGAAGATGTTTAATTATTTAACCTAAATTTTATTTTTTTTCTTTTTTTTATTATAAAAAAACAAAACATTTAAATAGTTAGTATGATATATACTAATTATGACTAAATATAAAATTGAATTTAAAAATTCTTCTAATGATAAAATTATTAGAAGAGAAGTTAAGACAAAAAGCGAAATTGCAAGCGTTTCACATAGATTTGACAAAAAAAACATTCCTTATGAAGCAAGGGAATGGAAAAAGAATGAAAATACTCATAGATATGAATGGAGTTCTTTTTCTCCTTCAAATCATTGTCAGATTTGTGGAAGAGAATTGACAGTGTTTGAATCGGTTCAAAGAGGTATTGGTCCAGAATGCGTAAAGAAAATAAGGATTGAAAAGCGTTTTCCTAAAACAGAAGAAATAAAACCAATGCCTATTGAAATTGCTAATCGAATTTATAATTCATTAAGTGAATATAAGAAACAATGTAAATTTTGTGAAATGCCTTTTAATCCTTCTAATTGTCAATATTATGAACACGGATCATCTGGATGGTTTGTAAAAGGACTTTCTGAAACTTCTGAAACAATTAGGCAATGGATATTTTTTGAATGTTCTAAATGTGGTCATCAATATTCATTGTTAGACTTAAGTGTTTTTGGAACAAAAATTTTATAAATTTCTAATTTTTTTTTCTAATTTTTTAAATATTTGAATCAACTATTTAAATATTTGATTATTATTACATATATCATGACAATCAAATATATATGTGATCATTGTAAAAAAGAAATAAATATAACTACTGCTTGGTATCTTATTCTAATTAAAATATTAGGAAAAAATGAAATGTATGAATTACGAGAATTTCATTATTGCAAACAAGAATGTTTGATGTTAGAAATCAATAATTTATTATTACTTTATCAAAACATCGAAATAAAGAGAAAATAAAATGATTTTAGAAAAATTCTTGAATTTATCTAAAAAAATTGAAATTAAAGAAGAAAAAGAAGAAAAACCTAAGAAAAAAAAAGAAATTAATATCATCAAGATCTTTAAAAAATTCATAGATTCAGGATTTAATCGACATTTTTTTACTCAAAATTTATATCAATATATATGTTGTCATTGTAATTTTATTGCTCATTATAATATTCATGGTTTTTATACTCAATTTTTTACGAATGTGAGCGATGTAATAAAGTTTGTAGAATCATTTGAACGATTTGTTCCTAAAAATGATAATAATGAAAAAATTTTAAATATGATGAAAGATTATTTACAAATGAATTAGATTTTTACTGGAAATTGGTGATAATAATTAGTCTAAAACCTACTCAGATTAATGGTTCTAGGATCTGGACTTAATTATTAGAAATTTCTATTGAAGAACCAACCAGAAAAAAATTTAAAAAAAAATTTAAATATAATAAAATATTATTCATAATATGGAAATTATTGAAATTATATCGATGTTAATATTCATGATTGGAACGACATTACTTGCATCGAAGAAAATGAACAATTCGCTTTACAGACGAATTAACTTGTATATTTTCATGTTTGGAGATGTAATGTGTGCTATTTTAATGTTGTACAATCAACTTTATTTGATGTTCTTTGCTTACATATACATGGCACTTGTAAGTGTGTATGGAATAATGAACAATATGAAGGAAGATGAAAAATGAAAATAGATGATATTATTAACCGGTTATTTGATATTGCTGCTGAAACTATTGATAAAAAAACAAGCAAAAGAATTAGATTTTTGATTGAACAAATACAAAGTTCGACAAAAAATGAAAGTCCATAAATAATATGGATGAAAAATTATTTGGAGTTCCACAAGAACAGGTAAAAATATTTCTATTTTTAGCTAGAACAGGACAAGCAATTGCAAGTAAAGAAACTACTGAAAATCCTAACAAAATAATTGGAGAATTGAAAAGATATTTGTATTGTAAACTTACAAGTAAAAATCTATTGTTTGAATACTTTCTACAAGGATATATTCCGGAAATAAAAAAACGATTCGAAGAAGCACCATTTTTAAACAAAAAAAATGAATGGACTCCTGAATGGCAAGAACGGTATGTTAAAGTAGGAAGAACACAATTTGATTTTTATTATAAACAAGAAATTGAACCATTATTAATATGAAAAAAATTATGATTCCTTTCAGTTCGAGATCTGATAAAGTTTTAGTTGAAAACATGAAACAGATATTAAAAGATTGTTCGTTTGTAGATACTATTGATAATTGTGATATATTTATTGCAATTGGAGATCGAAAAGAAATATTTGATTTGACATTAGAAGCATTTATGAAACATAAATACATAATACATTACGGAACAGGAGTAAAACAAAAGTATTTAACTTGCTACGACGATTATTTAAGGCATTGTATCACGATTTTGAGCAACGAACAATGGTGTGAAAGTAAAAAATGTGCAAAAACTACAAAAAAAATATTGAAATCAATTGGAAGAAAATCAAACGTGAAAATAATAGGAGCTATTCACTTGTTTGATTCTAAAATAGATTTGTCTAAAGTTCCTGAAGAACCTTACAATCTAGTGTTGTATAATCAAACAACAACAATTAAGGAAATATTTATTGGATCCAATCCAGATCAATCATATGCAAATTTACCACACGATCAGTTGTTAGGATTGATTGCCTGTTGTAAAAAGTTTTACACAAATAGTTCATCAGGAGTTTACGAAGCACCTTTTTTGATTGATAAAGATAAGATAATATGGTTAGGTAAAAGAAATAAGGGAAGAAAATGTTAAAGATCATAGCAGAATGTGGATGTAACTTCAAAAATTTGAAAGAAGCCAAAGAAATGATTAAACGAAGCAAGGAAATTGGATGTTGGGCGTCTAAATTTCAACTTTTTTCTGAAAATGAAATACAAGGAAATCCTTATCACGATTTTTTGAAAACAATCATATTTGACTATGAAAAAGCAAATGAATTGTTTCAATATGGCAAGTCAATTGAACAAGAAGTGTTTTTTACTCCAATGTATTATCCTGAAGCTATAGAAATTTGTGAAAAAATTGGAGTTAATTATTACAAGATTCGTTGTAAAGATTCTAATAACGAAGAATTAATTGATCTTGTAGATTTAACAGATAAACCGTTTTTTATTTCGTATGATCACGAACCAGAAAAAGTTTATTTGAATGGAATTGATTTATTATGTGTTCCGAAATATCCAGCTAAATTTATTGATTATCCTTCAAATTTATTTAGAATATTTAATGGAATTTCGGATCACACGTCTTGTAGTTGTTTACTTGAATATGTGTTAAATTATAAACATTTTACTCCTTTTTGGCAAGGATATTTTGAAAAGCACGTCAAGTTAAACAACGATTGTTTGGAAAACAAATGGTCAATTTCATTTGACGATTTAGAAAAAGTCATTAAAAATGCTTGACCAAATCTATTATGAAAACTAGATTAAACTTGTGATTTTTTTTATTTTTTTATTTAAACAATGAAATATATAGAATTCTATACACATTTATTATTGTTTAAATATACAAAAAGTTGAAATTTTGTCTAAAGAAGAATATGCTCCACAAACCGTGCTTGGTTTATGGGATTTAAATGGAAACATAATCAAGAAAGACGATCCTAAAAAGAAAAAGAAAAAGAAAGATGGAGAAGAATCAGAATTAGACGAAGAACTAATTCCACTTCCAACAAAAGATCCTGGATTTGAAAAGTTTTGTAGATATATTACATATCCTAAATTCAGAGGTTTGTTCAAATGGCAAAAAGAACATCACGATTTAACTTGGGAATCTACATTTGAAGAAACGCTTGTTCCTCGTAATCATGGGAAATCAATTGAATACGCGTGGAAATACGAATGGGCAATGTGGTACCAAAACTACGATGTTCTTTTGTTAGGATGGACTGATCGAAGAAAAGAAATTGCATATACAGTTTATGTTTTTTTTGAACGACAAAGATTGGTTGAGAAAGATAAAAGGACATCTCCATTTCATTTTAGGTTAGTAAATGGAGGCAAGTTTGATTGTTATTTGATAACTTCAAAAGATACTCTAGGAATGCATTCATTAGGTCGACAAGACCGTTTTGAAAACATGTCTAATGAAGATTGGGACGATTTTGTAAAGATGTTTGAAGATAACGAAGATGGAGCTTTTGATCCTAAAGAAATCAAGAGATATGTTGAAGAACAACGAAAAATAGAACGAAAATTATGGATTTCGGTTGATGATCCTATTGATTCTAAATTCATGAAAGAACGACATTTAGAAGAAACGCTTGAACTTCATTTTAATAGTTCGCTTTATCCAATTCATCCAGATAAGTGGAGTTTTACGGGAACTCATAAATTTGAAGGAGACTTTTTTGATTTTATTGGAGAAAAATTTGGTAAAGATTTAGTTGTTTATAAGAGAAAAACAAGAAATGAAGACGGATCGTTATTATGTCCTGAACTATTCACTCATCCAAGTTTACCTTCATTTGAAAAAGATCTTAAAAAGAAAAAGATAAATTTAGAAGCAACTAGAAAACACGTGGGAGAATACGCTTGGTTTTCTGAATATGAGCAAGATCCGCACCCAATAACAGGAGAAATTTGGGATCATATCAAGACAATAAACTTGCTTGAAGATCCAGTTAACCGGAAATATGACATTTGTTTCATAACGATTGATCGAGCTACAACCACGAAACAATCTTCAAGTTATACCGGATGTGTGATTGGTTTGAGAAACATGAACACTGGTCATAAAGTCATATTACACGATTGGACAGAACATACCACGCTTGAAGAGTTGCTCATAAAGATTAACGATTTTGTGATTGAATTCAAGAAAAAATACGAAAGCATACGAATCATAATCATAATTGAAAAACAAGGAGGAGGAGATGATTTCATTGAAATGTGTCGTTCTAGAGTGTATTTTATACATGATGGTAAACAAATAACAAACAAGATTGCTATTTATGCTGAAATCATGGACTTGCATAATACTGGAGAGAAAATTCAACGAATAAAAGATCGCCTTTTATTACCCATTAAAAACGAATTAATAAGCATGATGTCAACATTAGAACGTTCTGAACTTGCAAACGAGATATTAAAGTTTCCGTATTATCCTAAACTTGATGCCATTGATGCGTTGGCAAATGCAGAATACGAACTTCAGAAAATACCAGTTGCTCTTAGTGAAGATCCATTTGTAGAAATTATGAGCGTGTATGCTGATTTTGAAGATAATCTAACTCATAGAAACATCAAAACTCCCGAAGATAAAGAAGAAGAAATTAGGAGACAATTAAGGAGAGGTAAAAGCAGAGTTGTTATTGATGACTGGTAAAGTCTGTTATTTTTTGTTGTCCTAAGTATGGATAAATGCGTTTATTTGCCAAGTCAACATACTTTTTTTCTTTTTCGAATCCTATGAACTTTCTTCTTGTTAATAAGGCAGCAATTGCTGTTGTTCCTGATCCAATGAAAGGATCTAATATAATGTTGTTTTCAAAAGTATAAAATTCTATTAATTGCTTTGGTAAATTAATTGGAAAAGGAGTAGGATGATTTATATTAGGATTTGATTCTGCATTCATATGCCATACTGCATTATAACAAAAAAGAAAATCTTTTGAAGAAATTGAATTAATACCTTTTGGTTCAAGTTTGTATTTATCTTTACAAGAAACAATAATAAATTCATAATCATCTCTAATAACTGGATTAGAAGCAGATCTCCAAGATCCCCAAGTTGTACTTTTTCCTCCAGATATTCCTTTTTCCCATATTATAATACCTCTAAGTAAAAATTTTATCTGAAGTAAAATATCTATTATGTAATAATTTAAAGGAATATAAGGTTTTCGAGCAATATTAGCTACATTAATGCATAGTCTTCCTCCAGAAACGAGAACTCGTTTTGATTCTTTTATTACTTCTTTCATTAGTTCATACCAATCATCAAATGTTTGGTTTTCTTCGTATTCTTTGTTGACATTGTAAGGAGGAGATGTAACAATCAAATGTATCGAATTATCGTTCAATTGTTTGAATCCTTCTTGACAATCAATGTTGTATATTTTGTTTGTTTGTATCACATGTTATTAAATAATAAGATATATTTATATGTTTTGATTTAAAAAACATAAATTTATATATCAAATTATATATACTATACTTAACAACAAAAAAAAGTGATTTTTTTGGAAATAATTTGCAAACATTCCAAAAAACACTGTACTCACGATGGAAAACAATGGGTGTGGTGTTTTTTGAAGTCTAAAATGGTTGATTATAACAAGTGTCAATGTCCAATAATAATAGTGTAGGTGTTCAAAAATGATAAACAAACAAGGAATTCGAGTAGTGGCTTGTAATAAATGTAAAGTTTACATTCAAATTGATCCTGACGATCTTGAAAACTTGAATCGAATCAATTACTTTCAAAATGTTACTCACGCAAAACACACAAGAGTAATTGGTAAAATCGAAGAGTTTGAAGGATATGTTGATGTTACTTAAATCTTAAATAGCTTTTTTTTCTCTTTTTTGAATGCTTTTCTCTAATAAATCAAGCAATTCTTTTTGTAAAATAGTTTGTTTTTGTAATATTTGTTTTTTATTTTGATATTTATTTTCGATCATGTTAAGTTGAAAAAATAAATTGTCGATTTTTTGAATTGTTTTTGCAAACTTTAAATCAACGTTTTTAATCGTATTATCGATGATTTCAAAAGTAGAAAATAAAAAATTATTTAATTGATTTAGTTTTTTTTCTAAATCTTGATCGTTGATTTGTAGCGTTTTTAACGATTTTATGAGATCGATCACAATGTCTTGACGAATTTTTTTAAGTTTCGATATTCGATCATTTTCTTGTTTATTCTTGCAATTACATAATCCTTGTTGTTCTTAACTGATTCTAACAACATTTCAGGCATTTTTTCTAATATTTTTACAATATCAAGTATGGTTTTATGCATGTTGTCAATCAATATTTTAAAAGGATTTGTAATTATGGTTTTCTTTTCGTTTGTCATTTTTCATACCTTATTTTTTTACTGAAAACTTGTTTGTTTCATCTATAATTAAGTTTCGGATTCGCTTGTTTCTGTTTATTAACAATCCAGAAATTTTTTTCTTAGCTTTTGCTTTTGATAATGTTGGAAATTCTTTGTCATTTTTCAGTTTATACAATGATTCAAAGTTTTGTTTTTGAATCATGTTATCAAGAGCTTCTAACTCTTCTCTTTCCATGTTCAAGAGAACAGAAGCTTTTTTCTTGAATCCAGGTTTTTTTCCAGGCTTTTTTTCTTCGTTCATTTGATTATCATCTTCTTTATTTTTTCTTTTTTCAAGTTCAAGAAATTGATTTCATTTTTCTTGAATTCGTTTTTGTGAAAAATCAATGCTCTATTTAATTCTGCTAAATTTAACAATAATTTTTCTTTTATCATGATAAGTATATATAATTCATAATATTTAAATATATTGTTTTTCATAAAAAAGTATCAATACTAAGTATTTTTTTAAATTGTATTACAAATCCCCACCGATTCAAGTTTTTTACTTTGTTCAATTCCATTACTTTATCTTGCATTTCTTGTATTGAATCAAAACCATCTCGTTTTGCTTCTTCAAAAGACAAATCCTTTATCTGTTTGGGATATATTTCTTTTATAATTGCTTGATACAAAATTTCATCTTGAAATTTTATGTTAATTACTTCTCCAACATCGTAATTAGGCACAAACAAACATCGGAACGTTTGATCTTTTTCTCCTGAAATTAATTTTTCTTTTAATAATGTAAATTTTAGACTTTTCATATATATTAATAATCTTATTTAATATTTGAATTTATTTGTTCAAACAAAAAAAAACGGTAGAGGGAGGACTTGAACCTCCAATCCACATTTAAGGGACAACTCGATTTCAACTCTCGGGAATAGCGTTCTCGGAAATTCGATTCTCTCAGAATTTCGATTCGAAACTTCCAGTCGAGCCCATTAACCATTCTGACACTCTACCAATATTAACATGCAGAGGGCAGGATTTGAACCTGCGATGTGTCCTGTGTACCAGATTTCTCACGATACTAAAGGTGGACTTGAGTTTCGTCCTTAGTGTCGCCCATAACCGATATATACATCTTAAGTCTGGCGTATTCGTCCACTCTACCACCTCTGCTTTTTTAATATATATCATCTCATTTTAAATTAAATTTTAGACTTTTCAATTAAGGTTAGGCTCCATATTGTAAAGATTCACAATGAAATTGCATTTTTAAATATCTTCATAGAATAAGTCTCGTGAAATTATCTAGAATTATCCACTTCCTAATGTCCTTTTTTAAAGTCATGATTATATAAAGTTAACTAAAATATATAAACTTATTGATATGATTTTTACATGTATTTTAAAATCATTTAAAAATGAACATTCTAAAATCAATAAAATAATGAAATTATTAGTTAAAAAAAACAATAAATCAATACATAGATAAACATAAAAATATTGTTATGACATGATATTAGATAAAAAACCCGAAAAATCGCACACTTGGACTTGTTTCAAGTGTGAAAACGAATATCCCAACACGTTAAGATATTGTCCTGTTGACAATATTGCCAAAAAACATTCCGATAATTTGTTCGAAACGGCAAAAAGGAAAAAAGAAAAGAAATGGAAAACGATCAAATTGAAACAAAACATAAAAGGAATTAAACCTTTATCTGTTGAAACTTTCAATGGAATTGACAATGAAACAAGAAAACTAGAAAAAGAAAAGATTTAAATATGAGTAAAAATATATACTAATTGTGTCAGAAAAAAAAGTCAAAGTAAAATATATAGGAAATTTGAAAAGTGATACTGCATTTGATGAAATCTCTTCTCGATTGCAAAAAGAAAAAGGAATTGGTAAAAAAGAAGCAGATGAACAAGCAGGAAAGATTCTTTCTGCTACAAAGTCTAAGAAAAAAGAAAATGAACAAGAATCAAAAAAAATAAATGAAAAAAAAATTAAAAATTTTAAAGAACTTCTTGATTATTTTAAATTTGAAATTGGTAAAGATCTTCATTTAAGTTATGGAGATGATTATAGAGATTCAAAAGATCGTGAAAAAAATTTAGAATATATTGAAGTTTTTATGGATTATGATTTTGAAAGAATATTGAAAAAAATAAACCATATAAATAATTTAAAAACAGGAAAAAACAACAGAAATAATTATATGATTTATATAAGTTAAAAAACTAAATTAAACAATTCTTTTTTTTCTTATTTTTTTAGAAAACTTTAAATACTTATAATCATATATATTATTTATGACTAAAGATAAATGCGATCATTGTGGAAAAATTTACAATGTTGAAAAGCATACTTGGTCAGCAGGTTATGGATGCGATTATTATTGTTCTAAGAAATGTTGTAATGATGCTTGGGATGAATGCGGAAATGGAGATTATCCTTATCCTGATTGTCCTTGTTATTAATTTTTTACTTTTTTATTCTATTTTTTTATATGGCATTTTTGCAGGACTAATTAATTCAACATAGTATTGTTTTTTGCATTTCTTACATTCTAATCCCACAAAAAATTTATATCTTGATTCAGAGTAAACAGTTTCTTTAATTTTTAAATATCCATCGCATTCTAAACATTTTTTTCCTAAATTATCTATTCTTTTTTTGTTTTTAAACCACATTTTTTTGCCTTACTTTTATATTGTATAATTTTTCATATTATTTAACTTTTTTGAAACAATGAATTATTTAGATTTAGTATGATTTTTGATTAACATACTAAAAAATACTAATACGTGTAAAATGTCTATTAAAACTCAAAAACATCACCATATTATTGATGGAATATGTTTTGATGATATTCAATATGATCCAACATTCTTGCATCAACTTGATGAAGATGTTTTAGATTTTGAGAAAAAATTAGCATTTTATGTATATGAACAAAGAGATAAAGAAAGATTATGAATAATGCAAATGAAAAATTACTAGAAAAAGAAAGTCCAAGTTTTAAAGCTATTATAGAACACATGAAAAAGATAATAGAAAAACAGATTTTAGATTCGTTTAAAATATCAATCATACCTATTGAAGAAAGAAATTTGAACAAAGATGAATATGGAGTCATATTAGATTATGAATTTAATGATACGTTTTCAACTGAAGTGATAAAACCATTTCATTTATGTGCTAAAATAGTAGCAAATTTTAAAGACACCAAATCGTGGGATAATCTGTTTAATAATTATCAATTAAAAGTATCATAAATGACAGGTATAAGTAAAAAAGGTTCGAAAGGATTTCAATCTAAACTAGGCGGATTCACTTCTTCTGATGTAAAAAAGCGACACGATAAAGTTGCGAAAGAATACGGTTTTTCAGATGAAATCAAGAAACCACGAGACTACATTGAAGTTTTAGACGAAGCACTTATTAAAAGCAAACTTAAACAAGAAAACGAAAAAACGGACGAATGGGGATTAACTAAAGATTTTTACAAGTTTTTAGGAATTCCTCAAGGTTATGGAAAAGATTACCGGATTCCGTTAGGAGATGGAATTAAAGAAAAATTTGAAAGCATTACATCAGACTTTCAATCTTATTATACTCCTCTTGACGATTTTTACGGAACTCCAGGAGGAGGAGATTATGTTTACGACTATGGAAGAATTCCCGTTTCTCATCTCGTGGTAATGTGTACTCAACGATTGGGAGTTGCACATAGAGGTTGTTATTCAGTAGCGAAGGATGCGTTTAGAAATCGTTTTTCTTTCGTGAATTATGATGATCCTGATAAAGAAATCAAAACTCCTGAAATAATGACTATTTTGAAATGGATGAATCAGACACATTTATGGGATCACATAACTGATACGGTTTATTTCGAACGAATGACCGGATTAGGACATTTGATTGGATATTATAGAGGAGAAAAAGGAGTAGAGAGAATGGATAAATCTGCTCCTAGAACCAGACCAATTGATTTTGATGCGTTTAGTTGTTATTATATGACTCCAATGAACATTTTTGATAACGCAAGATTAGATTATGACAAATCGAAATGGGATTATATTGGTGGAGTGCCTACTCAAACGACCATACATCATTCAAGAGTTCATGTTTTAGAAACAAGAAAAGTAGAAGGAGGTTTGAGAGGTATTGCAATACCGGAATTGTGTTGGATTCCGTTAATCTGTTATCTAAATACTTGTTATTACATATTACGATCATTATCTCAACTTGGAACAGTATTAGTGGGAGCAACTGTAGCTCAAGAATATCCTTCTGCTGAATTGACTCAGAAATATCTCGATTTATTTGCTAAAATGAGAGCAAACAAGTTCTATATATTTGGAAAGAACATGGATTTTAAACTCATGAATGCGGCAGGCAAGATTGGAGAAGGTATTGATTCATATCTCGAATTCTTGAGAGAAGACATTTCGAGTGCTTGGATCATACCTAAGAACCAATTATTTGGAAGAGCGGAAGGTGGGGGTCTTGAAGGCGCAGGTGCGTTAGTTTCAAAAGAAGATTACTTGGCTTCAAACCTGTCTACATTACAAATGGACATAACGGATGACATAATGGATATTTTGCAGAACATGTGTCATTTTCCAGACTTAGGTAATGTGACATTGCGTTGGAACTTGGACTTGCATAAAACCGAACAGCAACGATTAACTGAACAATTAATGCGAGAACAACTAGAACAAGCAAAAGTTCAAACAAAAATGGTCAAAATTCAAAAGAAATTAATGGGCATGCAATACGAGCAAGCTATGATGCAATTCGAACAATTCAAGAAAAATCCACAGTTGTTATTGCCACCACAAGGACAAGGTAATGAACAAGGACAAGGAAAAGGAGAAAAAGTAGAAAAAAAAGTAAATGAAGATCAAAAAATCACTCCTGAACGAACAAAAACCGTGAGAACGGGCAAACCAGAAAAAGCTGTTAGAAATAAACCAGTGAAAGGAATACAAGATTTTGATAACATTGATTGGATACAAGAATCGTTAGAAAATCAACGATTTATGGAAATCATGATGCATAACAAAAACTTTTTTAAAGAAAGAATGGACGAATGGAACGAAACGATGGATAGATTACGAGAACGAAGCGAACGATTACAAAAACAAATAGAAAATAGTCCAAGTTATATGTATCAACGAAAAGATTTTGATAAAAAAGTCAAAAAATAAACAATGAACTATAAAACTATCATAATTCTATGATAATTATCAGAAAAAATATGAAAAAAAATATGGAAAATTTGAAAAATTGGTTGTCAATAATGTGGCATCATGGATTTACAATCATAGGAACATTTCCAGAACCATATTTTTTTGAATGTTTTTTTCCTTATATTGAAAATAAAATAAAGGAAGTCGAATTCAAGAATTATAAAAACGGTTGGTTGATGGTCATTACTTTTGAACAATCAAATGAAACAACACATGTTCCATATTATGTGAATGATAAAGAAAAAAAATCATATGAAGAGATGTATAAAAATTTCATTGTATAATAGCGAAAAAATAAATAAATCAAACTTAAATTTAGACGATGTGAAAGTATTAGCAACAAGAATTTTGCTTTCAGATCACTTTAACAAATATTTTTCATTGCGACAATTGAGAGATAAAATCATTGTTGATATATTCAATGTTCCTGAAAGATATTTATTTACTGAATCTGAATATAGTCCTTTTCAAAAACGCTTAGGAAAGCAATTAAACCATTGTTTTCGTGAATTTGAAACAAATAAATACATTAGTAAATACAGCAATCGGTTTTGGAAAATTAATAAGGAGATCATGAAAAATGTTGGAAAAAAAAATTGAAGAATATTCAGAAAAAATTGAAAAAAGGAAAGATCTCATAGAAGAAGTAAAGAATGCTTTAGAGACTAATCTGAAATTTCTTGAAGAAACTCCCAAACTTTCAATGATAGAACTCAAACCAATTTTATATGATATTGTTGGTTCGATGATAGAAATCTGGAATCTTATAGGACAACTTAATTTTGATATCGAACATTTGATTATTAACGAAAAGGAGAGTAAACAACGATGGGAAGAAAAAAATGGAATCGTTTAAGTAATGAAAAGAAACAAGAATTGACTGATAAAATAATAGCAAAAATGGATGAATTGACAAAAGTAAAAAATGATTTTGAACAAGAATTCGATTTCTTTGATGCCATAAACAATGAAATTAAAGATTGTTTTGAATGTAATCTAGATTGTAGTACTTGTACTAATGATGATCGTGCTCATTGTATGCAAAATTTTAGAGTAACTAGTTTATATGTGCTAAAAAAGTTAAAGATGTATGAAATGGGCATGTATAAATTTATGGAAGGAATTGAAAGTTGGTGTGAACTATTTCTCAAACTCCTAGCAAAAGGAATAAACAACAAAGATTCAGATATTTCCGAAGAAGAAATTGAAGAATATGAAAAAATTGTAAAACCTCCTAATAATGAACGAGAAATAGATATAAAAAATCCTTGTTTAGATTTTTACACTTAAACTCATAAATGATTTAAAATGAAGAAAAAAAGAATAATTGTTTCAATTCCAACTAATATATATAAAATACTACAAAAATATAAAAAATTTAGTGGTATTTCAATATCATCAATCATTCAAATGGGTTTGAATGAATATCTAATAAATGTTGGATTTTTAGATTTTACAGATGAAAAAATAAAATATAAGGAAATAAAATGCAATCCAAAAAAAGCAGAAGAATAAAAGGAAAGAAGATAAATCCAGACAATAAATACATTCGTTTGCGAATTCCATTGAAAATATATTCTTTATTAAAGAATTATAAAGAAACTACCGGAATGTCAATCACTTCTCAAATTCACGAAGCTACAGTTTCTTGGTTGTTTTTAAAAAAAGTAATTGGATTAAAAGAAATAACTGATATTAAAAAAAAAGATATGGGTAAAAAAGACGATTGAAAAAGATTTAGAAATGTTTAAAGATAAGACAACATGTGTATTTGGAGGAACAGGATCTATTGGTTCTCTCATTGTTGAATATCTATTAAAACAAAAACCATATTCAATACGAGTATTCAGTAATGATGAAAATTCTTTATGGGAATGTCAACAAAAATGGAATAATAACAGAATTCGGTGTTTGTTGGGTGATGTAAGAAACTTAGAAAGAGTTCGTAGAGCATTGAAAGGAGTAAATTATGCAATAAATTGTGCCGCAATCAAACATGTTCCCTTTTGTGAATATAATCCTATGGAAGCAGTTTCTGTAAATATTATGGGACTTGATAACATTATTACTGCTTCTATTGAACATAAAATCAAGAAATTATTACATATTAGTACAGATAAGGCAATTGAACCTTCATCCTTAATGGGATGTTCAAAAAAAATAAGTGAAAGATTGCTACAGGTAAGATGGAGTCAAGATCCTCTGATTCAAATGGTTTGTGTGAGACTAGGAAATATATATGGTTCTAGAGGTTCAATAGTTCAAATTGCTAAAGAAAAAAAAGAAAAAAAAGAACCCATATTACTTACAAATATAGATATGGAACGGTTTTTCATGTATCCTAAAGAAATGATTGATTTCATCACGAAAGCATTTATAGAAGGTAAAAATGGAGAAATATGGGTTCCGAAACTTAGAGAACAAAAACTAATAGATGTTATTCAAGAAATAGTGGGAAAAGATTATCCTATCGAAATAATTGGTAATCGATTAGGAGAAAAATTACACGAAAAACTTATTTCTGATTATGAAATCTTGATTTCTAATGATGTGAATCCTAAATATTGGATAATTCCTAATGAATATGAAAAGTGGAGTGAAATAGATTGAGTTATAAAGATAAAAATTGGTTATATGATCAGTATATAATTAAAAAAAATTCAACTGTAGAAATAGCACATTTATGTAATGTAAATAGTCCTACAACTGTTTTTAATTGGTTAGTACGCTTTAACATAAAAATAAGAAATCTTTCTGAATCTCAAAAAATAAAATATTTAAAAGGAAAAATACCTTGGAATAAAGGATTAAAAGGGTTTTTAGGAAGAGAAAAACATTATTTATGGAAAGGAAATAATGCTGGACAAAAAGCAATTCATATATGGTTAAATACCAATTATTCCAAACCAATATATTGCATGAAATGTAGAAAAGAAAGAAAAATAGAATTAAGTTTTGATCATTCAAAAGGAAATTATACACGAAATATTGAAGATTATGAATGGTTATGTCATTCTTGTCACACAAAAAAAGATTGGGATTTAGGAATATGCAACAATCAATATACTATAAAGAAGTTGATTTAAATGAAATTTTTGCGTTGTAAAAGATGTGTGATGACTAATCAAAGATTGAATCTTTCGTTTACAAAAGAAGGAATATGTAATTCGTGTGTTCAATTTGAAGAAAGTAAAAAAATAGATTGGAATGAAAGATGGAAAGAACTTGAAGAATTATGTAAAAAATATAAACGAAATGATGGAAATTATGATTGCATTATTTGTATTAGTTCAGGAAAAGATTCTCATTATTTGGTTTATTTATTTAAAGAAAAACTTTTAATGAATCCATTAGGAATAATGATTGATAATTTTAGTTGGACCAATACTGGAAGAAAAAATTTTGATAATTTAAGCGAACGTTTTGGAATTGATATCATTACTTTTACTCCAAATAGAAAAGAAATTATAAAAAGAACAAGAGAAGATTTTTTAAATTATTTACATCCAGAAAAATATTGGGATGAAATTCTTTATAAAAAACCATTAGAAATAGCACAGAAAATGGGTATTAAATTAGTTATTTGGGGAGAAAACACAAATATAACTATTGGAAATAAGAATGAAAAAGAAACTCCAAATGCTAAAATATTACTTAAAGATTCTAATGAATTTAAAGATCTTGATGTAATATTTACAAGTTATTATGTTCCTTGGAAGAGTCTAATAAAGAGATATGAATTTGCAAAACAATACGGTTTCAAAGGATTAAACGATACAAACGAATGGGATCGTGAAGGATATCAAGGATTTGAATATTGCCAAGTGGATACTGTCGGATATCTTATTAATGAATTTTGCAAATTCATCAAATTTGGATTTGGAGCCACAACAGAACATTGTAGTAATATGGTAAGACACGGTGAAATGAGTAGAAAAGAAGCCGTCAAAAGAGTTAATAAATATGACTGGCAGAAAGATCTAGTGATGGAAGAAGATTTTTGTAGTGGTTTGAATATTTCAAAAGAATTGTTTCTAAAAACAATAGATAAATTTGCAAATCGTAAAATATTAGAAAAGAATGGTGATGGATATTGGAAATTAAAAATGAAAGCCGAATGATAACATTAGAAGATTTTTTAAATCCTTATGGATATATTTATCAAATTAGAAACAAAATAAATAATAAAAGATATATTGGTCAAACAGTAAATAAACGAGGTTTTAGAAGTCGTTCTTGTAAATTAAATGAATTATTACGCAATTATAATTTTAATTCATATTTATGTAATAGTTTAAAAAAATATGAAATTAATAATTTTGAATTTAAAATTATTGATTCTGCAATTAGCCAAAATGAATTAAATAGAAAAGAAGATTTTTACATTCAAAAATATAATACATTAGATCATTCTTATGGTTATAATCTTAAATGTGGAGGAAATAATGGAAAACATACATTTGAAACAAAGAAAAAAATAAGTGAAATGAGAAAAGGAAAATATAATGGTAAAGATAATCCAAATTGGAAAGATGGAGGAATTGAACATAAATATAATTGTGATCATTGTGGAAAAGAAGTAATAAAAAAAGGTTGTAAATATAATAAAAATAGTTGTCATCATTTTTGTTCATTAAAATGTTATCATCAATGGGAAAAAGGAAAAAAAATTTCTAAAGAAATAACAAATCATAGAATTAGATGTTTTTTTAGTAGAATATATTTAATTATAGAATATTGGACTTCAGAAAAATGTATGAAAAATAAGCAATTAAATAAATTACAAAAAGGTATATTAGAAATAGCTAAAGAAAACAATTGTAATTATGGAACTATTAGACAAAATCTCATAAAATATGATATAACAATAAGAACTAAATCAGAAAGTAAAATATTAAGAGATATGAAAGGAGAGAAAAAATGCCAAATGAAATAATCGATTGCCTAACAAAAATAAAATTAGAAAACGGATATCGTAAATTAATGTCAAATGATTTCAAAAGTTTTGGAAAGAATGTAAAAATTTTTCCACAGGCTAAGTTTGTAAATCCAGAAGTCATAGAAATCGGAGATTATTCCATGATTGACGATTTTACATTTCTTTACGGAGGAATGGGAATCAAGATTGGAAAATATGTTCATATTGCATCGTTTGTAAGCATAGTAGGAGGAGGGGAATTAGAAATGGGAGATTATAGCGCATTAGCCGCTGGTTCTCGTTTGGTTACAGGTTCAAACTTGCATCAAGGAGGCTTTCACATGACTGCATCTGTTCCAAATAATCAACAAAATATAAAAAGAGGAAGAATGTATATTGGTAAAGATGTAGTCATAGGAACTAATTCAATCGTTCATCCTTGTATCACGGTTGGAGATGGAGCAATACTCGGTTCTAATTCATTGGCGTTAAAAGACTTAGAACCTTGGACGATTTACGTCGGTTCTCCTTGCAAAAAAATAGGAATGAGAGAAAAAATTAGGAATTTTGACTAAATGGCAACATTAGAAGAAAGAAAGATTTTAAAAAACAAAGCTAAGAAAGAAATAGGTTCTATATTGCGTCATATTAGTAGGTTTAAACTTGATAATGATAATCATAAAAAAGAATTAGAAAATATAGCAGATAACATAGATCCAAGTGGATTTGATGATCCAGAATTTCAAAAAATTAATTGGACAAATGAAGTTATAGAACAAAATCTATTATATTGCATGGGTATTTTTATAAAATATAATCTTGATAATAATTTGCGTGACAGATTGAAATGGTTAATAAGTAATACTTATACATCAATTCCTAAAATTAAAGAAGATTTGAAAGTCTTTGAAAAAAAAATTGAAATAAAACACATAACAGAAGAAAAGCAAAAAATTGAAGAAAAATCAAAATCTACATTAGAAGAAATAAAACAAAAAAAAGAAGAAATTAAACAAAAAGAAATAAAACAAAAAATTGAAAAAATATCAAAAGTTATAGTATTAAACAAAATACTTATAATAGGTCCCTCTATTGCTGAATCGTGTCATTTTTCTGAAGGTATTAAAATTGCTTTTGAAAAATTAGGAAAAGAAGTAAAATATATTTCTCCTCACGATTTGTATGACGAATATTTTGATAGACATTGGATGCAACAAAAACATTATCCATTATCAATCATATTACAAAAATATTCTTTTTATCCAGATCTCATTCTAATTGATGAATGTAATTTTTTGTGGAAAAATGATGTAAGCATTCCTGTTTTTTATCATCATAGGGAATACAAAAGACCTCCAGAAGTTGATTATCCTGATGTGATATTTCTTTGGCATGGAGTTGTAATGAATTATTTCGAAAAAATTTTTGCTCCTTTTTGGATGTATAATGTTCCATATCATGAAATCATACCTCTTGCCATTGACACTGAAATATACCATCCAGAAGAAAAGAAATACGATAGAATAACCGGAATTGGATTTCGAGAAACCATAGAATATATAGAAAAAGCAAATGAAATCACGATGGTTCCCATTGCTCACATCTTATATAACGAATGGGAAGAATTTAAAAAATTAGGATTTCGATGTTTTGATACTCCGATTTCTAACATTGAATATAGAGAAATACTACCAAAATGTGAAGCATTGTTTGTTAATATAGCTACTCAACAATACCTTTCACATAAAATATATGAAACTATGGCATGTAAGACATTGTGTATTATTAAATTAGAAAATGAAACGCATAAACAAATACTAGAAAATGCTGGTTTTATTGCTGGAAAACATTATATTGCTATAAAAGCATTAAATGAAATCAAAGAAGTATATGATCAAACTCAAAACAAACAAGAAATTGTAGAAAATGCATATAAAAAAATATTAAAAGATAATACATATATCGAAAATGCAAAATATATTACAAAACTATTCTTTAAATTAACTCCAAACATCCTTAAAAACAGAACAATTGAATATAAAAATGATCCTGGAGATTTGAACATATTAATTTCTACAACTGAACGATGTGGACTTTCTTGGTTTTGCCGATATGTTTCATTAATATATGAAAAAATGTATAAAAAAAGAAAAGTATGGAACACGAGGATAAGTAGATTAGAAGTTGCTCATCCTGATTATCCTTCTCCTAAAGGTTGGAATGCTGTAAATTATGTTCCAATTAAAGATATAGTAAAAAAACCACATGATCGAATCATTTTATTGCAAAGAAAATTCGAATCTTGGAAAGAATCAATGTTGTTCTACTATTATAATGAATATAAACCTAATCTTGACTATAAAACAGATAAAGATAATCCGGAATATAAAGTATGGTTTGATAGAATAGCAGAATATTACAATCAAACATATGATGAAATTGATTCTCCAAAAGTATTGCGAATATATATAGAAGATTTAAACAATTATACAGTAGCTACATTTACTGAAATATTTAATTTTTTAGATTTTCCAAAAGAAGGAAGACCAATCATCATTCCTGTAAATACACCAGAACGAGTGTGGGAAGCATTTTCAGCAGATTTTAATGCTGGAGATTTAATCAACGAAAGATTACAAAAACTTCATTCAAAATATAGTAATACAAAACTAGAATTCAAAACAAATAAAAAAACAATAACTCCTGCGATAGATTACATTACTACTGAAGAAACTGAAGGTTATGAAACAACTCCAATGGAAAAAGAAATGCAAAAAGGAGAAACATTCACAATGAATCCGTTTTTGACTACTATTGACACATTAAAAATATTAGACAAAGAAAAATTTGATGTGATTTGTCCTGTTTATTGGATTAATACCGATTTTTTTGTTGATAATGTGAAATCATGGATAAAAGAAATTCCAGTCAAACGCATCATATTTGGAATAAATAGATCAATTAAAGATTTTGATTTTGAAGAAGTTATCAAATATAAAATACGACCCATTATTCCACCTAATATCGAAATACAAGTAATAGATCAAAGAAAATACAAAACACTTGGAATGTGTCTTGTTGAATTAATGAAACTCGTCCAAAATTGGTTTGTCTTCGTTCATTCAGATGTAAGACTTACTAAAGGAAGTTTTAGAGTAATGCAAAAACATGCAAAACCAGATATTGGAATTATTGAATCTGAAAGAATATTTTTTGATGGAAAAACATACAAACGAGGTAAAACGCATTATACAAAAAGATCATATTCTGGATTTCAATTGATACAGAAGGAATCAATAAAAGATTTGATTGATGAAATTGAAGACGATTTTATTTATAGAAATGAAGATTTGATTTTTCAATCAAGATGTAAACAAAATGGTTTTAAGTACAAAAAAGTATGGGCATGGCATGTTCATCAAATACTTGAAACAAAACAAACATTTAATGAAAAAGATACAATGTTCATGCAATGGCATGGACTAGTAAAATATACTCAACCTGATGAAATAACAAAAGAAGTGTGTTGGGCTCCAATAGAAGTATGTTTAACCAAATGGGGACAGGTTCTATCACAGATTTTAGCTTTTACCTGGCAACATAATCCTAATTGGGGAGAATTAATAATAGAAAAATGGAATCAATATAAAATAGGTAAAGTTAGAAAATGATTAAAAAAAACATAATTATAGTAAGTGTAGAAAGATGTGGAGCATCATGGGTATGTGGCATCATATCAGAAATTCATAAAAAAATGTATGGAGAAATAATGAATTGGAACTTTGGAATTAGTAGAATTTTAGCAACTATTGATAAATATTATTTTCCAAAAGGATTTAACGAAGTTTTGCTGATAAATCCCTTGAAACTCTTGAATAGACCATACGATAAAATCATCATTATAAAACGAGATAAAGAGAGTTATATGAAAGCAATGCAAATATATAGATGTCCTGAATTAACTTATGATGAAACATTGAAAAAATGTCCTGATTTCTTGAAAGAATGCGAATTTTACTATGATTTGTGTTATAATCACGAATTTAAAGATCCTCGAATGTATTTAGTTGATTTAGGTAATTTAAACAACTATACAGAACCAACATTTAGCGATTTACTAGACTTCTTAGAATATCCAAAACACACATATCCAGATGTAATTAATCATGTCGAAACTCATTTGAACGAAATGGATAAAAACCAAATATTGCAATATTTGAAAGACAATCCAATACGATCTTGCTTAGTTCCTTTCAATACTCCATTAAGGAATTGGAACGTAATGTCGTGTCAAATAGCAAAAGATTGGGGTTTAGATCCCATGAGTATTGACATTCAAAATCAAGATCCTACTGGTGAATATGCAAAAGGAGATTTCTTAAAAATGGAAGAAAAAGGAGATCCGAACAAAAAAATGGAATATACTCAATTTACGCACGATCCCACTCTTCCAAACCCTTATGTGTTAACTCCAGAAGAATATAAATTACAACATTGTAGATCTTTTAGAATTTATAGAGAACTAATGCCAGATGCTTTGAAAATATTAGGATTGTTATAAAATGACTGATTATGAAACTTATCGTTGGAAATGGGAAAATTATCCTAAACTACGAATTGTAGATAAAACTCCAATCCACACAGATATTGAAATCACAACACGATGCAATCTTTCATGTGCATTTTGCGAACACACATCACATCCTCCAGAATTACTTGATATGCCATTTGAAATGTATGAAAAAATAATAGACGAATTTGCTGAAAAAGGCGGTTCTTCTGTTAAATTGTGCTATCTTGGAGAACCTTTATTATATAAAAACTTAGGAAAAGCAATTAAATATGCAAAAGATAAAGGAATTGTCGATGTAATGTTAGCAACAAATGGAACTTTATTAACTGATATAATATCTTCTAAATTAATAAAAAGTGGTTTAGACCTCATTATTTTTTCAATTGATTCGCTTATCCAAGAAACATATAAAAAATTACGAGTAAATGGAGATTTAAACAAAGTAATTAATGGTTTAAATGGACTAAACAGATTACGAAAAGAATACCAATCAAAAAAACCCCGAATACAAATTCAAGCAATTCTCATGGCATTGAATAAAGAAGAAATAGAATCAGGAGAATATGAAGAGTTTTGGAAGCATTATGCTGATGTTATTAGAATAAGTCCATATTGTGAAGATTATATTAATCTTCGCAATATGGAAAACCCTTCTGATTTCTTTTGTGAAAGCATATATCAACGAATGACAATAAGAGCAGATGGAAAAATGGTATTATGTTGTGGAACGCGTGGAGATAACAAAATCTTAGGAGATATCAATACAGATACAATTGAAGATGTTTGGTTAGGAAAAGAATTTGCTCAAATTCGAAAACTGATGGATGAAAAAAAATCTCATTTAATTGATGTGTGTAAATCGTGTTCGTTCCGAATATCCAGAATGAAAAAATAGTAAATATTGTTCATTGTGTAGATACAGAAGGACCATTATATGAATCTTCAGAAGCTACATTTGAACGAATTTATGATATTTTTGGAGTAAAGTATGAACCTACTCTCCAAAACTTAGAAATGTTAAGACAGGGAAAAGATAAGGCAATTGCCGAAATGGTTTCTCTAGAACTCTTAGATTATAACGATACTTGGGATAAAATAGATGTGATGTTAAATGAAATTACATCAAAAGATTTTAGACATAATTTTCCAGATTCGTTTGAAAATGGATGGAAATATACTTGGTTTTGTATCGATTGGGTCGGTTTTATGGGAGAAAATCCACGAAGACGAGATATGGGATTTCATAACATTTTCGATCATTACCTTAAATATAAAGAAGACGAAATTCAGTTTCATTTTCATCCCATTTCAATAAAGAAAGATGCTCACTTAACAGGAAATACTTATTCTCCCATAATATATGAAACATTGGCAAGAAAGATAATAGATCGTTTGTGGTTTCCTTCTGCAGTTCGTTCTGGTATAGAAAGACCAGACTTATCTTATTTTTTTGAACAATGGATTCCTTTTGTTTATGGAAACAGTTCAATGAAAATAAATACATCAGAACAATTTGATTTATCTGATGGACGTTTTGGAGATTGGCGACATGCTCCTTTAGAATGGATGCCGTATCATCCAGATTATAGAGATTATCAAGAAAAAGGAAATTGTCATCGTTTGATTGCAAGATGTTTGAATATGGAAGCGAGAGTAAAAGAAATTTCAATTAATGATTTTAGAGATGGATTCAAACGAGCTTCAGAAGGTTTACCAACCTTGATTTCGTTTGCTGATCACGATTATAGAAATATGAAAAAGGAAATTAATAGAACACAAAATATGATACGAATTGTATCAGGAGAATATCCAGATGTTAAATTTAGATATTGTAATGCCAATGAAGGAATAAGAAATGTCACAAACACGACCAATTTAAACCCTCCCAAATTCAGTCTTACTTTTGATTCTTCAAGATTAAATGTAATATCAGAAAATAACATATTTGGAACTCAACCTTTTCTTGCAATCAAAACTAAATCTGGTGAATACATTTGGCAAAATTTGGATTATCGTAGTGATAATTGGTGGACTTTCACTTTTGATTTTTATACGCTTCCTAAAAAAGCAATAGATAAAATAGGAATTGCTTCTAATACAGATAATGGTATGACTGAAATCGTTGTTTTAGATGTTGATTCTAATACAATAAAAAGAAGGGTTTTACATGAATAGTAAAGAAGAATATTGGAACAATTATTACGATTATTGGAAAGAAAAAGTAAAAAATATAAAAGAAGTTCCTAATGATGATGTTATTGAATGGATGATTAGCCAAACAAACATACAAGGTAAAGTTTTGGAAGTCGGATGTGGTTTTGGAAGATTGTTTCAATATTATTCAAAACTTGATGTAAAAGTATATGCAATCGATATTTCAGAAAAAATGATAAATGAAGCAAAAAAACATTCAAATGATAATACCGTTGAAATAATAAAGACTGAAGCAGAAAGACTTCCATTTCATAGTGATTTTTTTGATCGTGTAATATGCATGGCAACATTTGACGCTTTAGAACAAGAAAAATCGCTTTCTGAAATGTTAAGAGTTTTGAAAATAGGTGGGAAATTATTAATTACCGGAAAAAATATAAATTATTTCGGAAATGATAAATTAGCTCGTAATGCTGAAATATTAGCTAAAAAAAAAGGACATCCTAATTCATTTACTGATGTAATTGAATTACAAACTCAATTAAACGAAAAAAATCATAAAATGTTGTCAGAATATTATTTCTTAAAGCGAGGAGATTTTTCAAATAAAAATTTTACAAATAAATTACCTTTTAGATTTTACGAATATTTTTTAGTTGTTGAAAAAGGTTCAAACATGATTGATTTTACAAACTTTTCAGCGAGGAGTAGTAAATAATGAAAAATGAAAAAGGAAAGTTATTGAAAGAACTAGAAAAAATAATAAGGAATAAAGAAGATTTATATCGGGCAATCAATAAAGAATATCCTCCAGAACATTTTTGTTGGAAAGAAAAAGATGGGAAATTTTATTTGAATGATGATAAAACATGAGAAATAAGCCTGTTAATGTTGTTGTTCCAATAGTAATTGGAGAAAGTAAAGAGTGGGAAGTTTGTAAACCATCAGTTTTAAAGTATTGTGAAAAATATAACTTGCATTTAGAAATTATAACACAAATGAAATATAACATAGAACCATTTGATACTTATTCTAATATTAATTTGTTTGAAAAGAATCAAATATATGAACTTTTTGATAAATACGATAGGATACTTAGATTGGATTATGATGTTATTATTACTCCTAATTGTCCAAATATATTTGAAATTGTTCCAGAAAATAAAATTGGTGGCATTTTTGAAGATGAAGGAATACCAGAATCAAACAGAAATGAACGAATTATAAACATACAAAAACATTTGGGTGATTTAAATTGGAAATCAGGTTATATGAACGCAGGAGTTATAGTTGCTTCTAGACAACATAAAGAAATCTTTAATACAACAATAGAAGAAATAAATAATGTACAAAAAATAAATGGTATTGTTACTCCAGAACAAGATTATTTAAATTATATGATTAGAAAACTAAGGTTTGAGATTTATAATCTAAGTTATAAATTTAATCATATAACATATTTTTCTCCTAATCGATTTGATTCGCATATAATTCATTATGCCGGATCAAAAGTTTTTGATCGTGATTTACTAATGAAACAAAACGAAAATAAGAATAAAATTACATGGAGAAACTTGACTGCAGAACAAATGAAAAGAGATTATGAAGTGTTATATCATGAAATGTAAAAATTGTGGAGAAATATTAAACCCTCTATTATTGAAACAAGCAATTGATAGCAATGGAGAATTGTTTTTTGATGTAGAATGTGTTAATTTAGAATGTAGATTGCATAATTGGATTTCAAAAGAGAATTATTTATACTTGAGAAGAGATTACATTAAACCATATCTTCCAAAGTTAAATAATAAGCTTCCTTATGAACTCAACACAATTTTTGTAAGTCAAGAAAGGTGTGGAATCAGTTGGATCATTAAAATTTTGAGCAATATTCATGAATCAATGTTTGGCATTCCAATCGAATTCGTAACCAAAAAAAATACCGAAATTTCTGCTTTGATCGCTACAAGAAACCGATTGCCATTGCCTAAAAAATGGAATAATGTATATAACGTTGATCCTCAAGCACTTTTAAACAAAAAAGATCCAGATGAAAATCAATACGATAGAGTTGTAATCGTTCAAAGAGATCACGATACAATGATAAAAGCACATGAATTATACTTTAATGTAGAATGGACTGGAGAACAAAGAGAAACTGCAATGAGAAAAACTGAAGAACATTATCAACTTGTATATGGTAAAGAAATTAACGATCCAAGATGCAAGAAATTCAGATTAGAAGACTTGAACAATTATACAATATCAACTTTCAACGAAATGTTAGATTTCTTGAATTTTCCCTCGTTTGGTCGTCCTATAATGATTCCAATCAATCCTTCTGAACGAAATTGGCAAGTATATTCGTCTGTATTGAACAAAAATCAACCATTATGCAATCGATTGAAAGAAATTGAAAAAAATAATGAAACAATCTAATGATAAAAATATTAGTTTCAATATTCTTACTTATTATCATTAAAATATTTTATTGTTAAAATTTTACACTTATAATGTTAGAAACAGATTTCAAACACGAAACGATAATTCGGAAATACAACGAATTAAAGAAAATACATCCAGATTTTGACGAGCGCGATTTGCTTGAGGAAGTGTTCAAGGATCTTGACGAGGATTTTGTGGAAGATAATAAAAATACTTATTATTGCAACATATGTAAAAGCAATCATTTTTATGATTCTGAAAAAGGAAGAGAACATTTGAACAAGAGTCAAAAATCACTTGAACAATACAATCAACCAGAATGGAAACAGTCTTGGGAAAAAACAGGAGAAATACTCGAAAAACAACGAGAAAAAAGACAGTTGGTTAAACAAAAAAAAGAACTTAAAGAAACAGAAATTGATGTGTGGATTGATAAAGGTCATGAAGAAGAATTTGAACATGAACTTGCAAAACAAGATATTAAGAACATTGAATTTCAAAAAGTAGATGAAGATAAAGATAGTATAAGATATGCAGTCATATTTAAAGCATTTTCAAAAATCAAATTACCAAAAAATAATTTATGGCAAATCAATAATGTTTTTGAATCAAAAACAGATTTTGACGCATCGAAATGCAACTGGATAACCATAAGAGGAACACACGTGTGCATGAACGAAGGAGAGACTCAAGCACAGGCAATTAAGAACTTTATAGCAAACAAGGAAAAGGAAAGAACGCCACGAGAAAAAGAAGAAAGCAAGAAAAAGTTTTACGAAGGCTTGAAAGAAGAAAAAGTAAAGAAAAAGAAAGTAATTAAGAAAGAACCAAGTGAACCAAAACAACCTAAAAAACCAACCAAGAAAGAAAAAGAACTTTCTGAACGCGAAAAAGGAGTTCAAAAGTTGATCGAACAAACCGGATACGAACGAGAACGAGCAGAATCAGAACACAATAAAGAACATCCAAAAAAAGAATCAATAAAGAAAGAAAAAGATCAAGAATGGAAAAATTATCGCGTGAAAAGAAAACAAGAGGCAGTTAACAAACGCGTTGATACATTACGACACTTATCTGATAACGATCCAAACATTAAGAGTGTTCTTAAAGAACTGATAATGATCTTGATGGATATCATAGCGCATAAGAAAAAAACACTCGTTCCATTTGCTAAATATTATGAAAGAATCAAAAAAGCTAAAAACTTGAAAATAGAAAAAAGAGTTCGATTGATTCACGAAATCAAGAAATTGGAAAGAGAAATGAACGAATTACAAGGAATTAAAGGAGAAACAAAAGAAGAAATTGTCCATAATCCAAAATTAACTAAAAAATTTGAAAAACTTGATAAAGAAACTCATAAACAGCATCAGAAAATGGAATATGAGGAAGAAAAGGAAAGAGCCAAACATAAATTTGCAAAAGACACGATAAAAATTCACGAAACTGAAAACTTCATACGAAAACAACAGTTTGATCCTTCTGAATGTGAAGAAGGTACATATCGAACATTCAACATTGGAAAAGGTAAAAAAGCAGTTGGTTGTCGCGTGAACGGCAAGTTCAAGGTTCAAACGATTCTCGAACCAAAAAATAAGAAAGATTTCAAGAAAGTGAAAATGATTCGTGTGGGAAATTTACGAGATAATGAAAGTTTATAAACCAATACATCTAGAAAGCATTGGAGAAATTGCTCTAGATAACAAGAATACATATTTTTGTAACATCTGCAAGTCTAATCATTACTTTGATTCTGATGTTGGTAAAGAACATTTACATAATCAATTACAGAACAAAATCATTAAACTCGAAGAATATAAAAAAGAAAAAGTTGAAAAAGACAAAGAACTTATAAAGAATAAACAAAATATAAAAGTAAATAAAATTATCATAAAAAAAGAATATCACGCAAAATGTGAAATTTGTGGAAGACAATTAAAAAAAGCTCTTGAAACAAATATAGGAGTTATAGGTTTTGATTGTTATTTACAATCAATAGGAATTCCTACTTTATCTAAACAAGTTGATATAAAAGATTTGCCTCCAGAAACTTTTGAAGGAGTTGCTGAAAATCTAATAAAAGAAATTGAAAAATTAGATAAAGATATATTTTTGAAAGAATTTTATGGAGATAAGTATGATATCATAGAAAGTTCAAAAAGAATTAGTCCATTAATTATTTCAGTAAAAGAAAAAGCCAGAAAAGATTGGAAAGATATTGATCTTTTACGAAGAGGAGATATTACTTTAGCAAGATTGTTGAATATTCCAACTCTTGTTATTGATAAAGCATTTGCTTCAAAAACATTTAATGATTATTATCTCAAAAAAGGAATAATTGCTTATAATTTTGTTGAAGATTATCCCTTACCTAAATCATTAAGCGAAACATTAGAAGACATTGCAAACACATTTGACACAATAAACGATTTCACTGAAGACATAAGAGGTTTGAAGAAAGGAACTCCTAGTGCAATGATTTCTGGAGCTAAACGAACGACCGTTGGTAAATCGATTCGATCACAACTTGGCGAGGAAGCATTTGAAGTTGGACCAGTTCAAAGTATAACTGTTCCATTTTCGTTAACCAATACAGAAACTGGCGCTGAAATTCAAGGAGAAATACTAGAAAACCTCGAAAAATACACAAAACAACTCACTCCTGTTTCAAGTACAAACGTTAAAGCTGGAGGACAATTCAATAACGAATTACTTGTTCAATTTCACCCAAAAGGGTTAACTCCTCAAAGAACATATCGATATAAATTCCAATCTCCAGAAGTAGCAGAAGAAGCGTGGAAATCCCTTCTTAAAAGCGGTTCTCCTGGTCGTTGGGTGTGGAAAAATCTTAGAGGACATCAAGCAGGAGAAAAAGTAACATCATCAAAATTAGGTCCCGCATATTTTCATCCAGAAATTAAAACGATTGGAGGAACAACAGCATCATTAGTTCCATACACGGTTTCGAATCGAGTTCCCGTTACAAGAGTCAAGAAGTTTGACGAAATTGTAAGACAAATGAAACGAACAACTCCTAATCCAACTCAAAATCCCGACATTGGTTCAAGAGTCGAAAAATGGCTTCAAGCAAGAGAAGGAATGAGAGAAATGAAGATTAAAGGATTTAGAACTGGTGGAGGAGTGTTGGGATTGCCCCGCATTGACTTTCATGAATTCAATGTTTTGCAATTGAATGATTTTAACGATTTAACCGAAGATTTGAAACGTAAATATTTTTGCACATTTTGTCAATCATATCATTGGTTCAATTCAACCGTAGGAAGGCAACATTTATACAAGATTAGAAATCCTCCTAAACCAAAATATTATACTCCAGAAGAATTGAATGCAATATTGTATAAAGGTTATTTTTCAGACGAACCTTACCAAAAATCAGAATTAAGTTTGAAGGTTGATAAAAACATAGATTTAACGAGAGATCCTTGGGAAATTCGAGTAATTGACGAAACAATCAGAAGTTTTCCGTTTCGATTAAAAGCAATGGTAAATGAGGTAAGAGTTTATAACCAAATAACTGATGACCCAAATATGAAAGATGACAATGGAAAAGTTCCAGAAGCATATAAAAAAGTTGGTTGGACTAGAAAATATAACGATATTGAAGGAGTTTATTTGATTGGAAACAATAATATAATATTAAACAGAAAAGCAATGCCATCAACTACTAGACACGAACTTGGACATTCGGTTTGGTATGGATTAACTCTGCACGATCAAGAAATCTTTAAAAGCATTCATAAAAAATACAAAAAAATAATGTTACATGATGCTGATATTTGGGAAAAAGAAGCAGATGATAAAAAAGGAAGTTTTGAATACGAATATAAAAAAAATATGGCTGAAGGATTGAGATATGAAGCTAACGATGTTCAAGAATTGTTTGCTGAAAGTTTTAAACGATATTATGAAGTAAAAAAACCTTTATATATTTGGGAAAGTTGGAAAGAAAATAAAAAACAATACCAATACTTTCCGGAAATAAGTAAATTTTTTAGAGAAAGAATGAAAAAATATGAAAAGAATAATTGAAATCAAGTTTAAAGAAAACGATAAAATCTTTTTTGATTCAGCAATAATTGAAAAAGATATTACTGAAGAACAAGCTCAACAATTAGTCAAGATGGGAATTGCAAGAATTGTTGATGTTGAAGATAAAAAGAATTAAATTATTAGTAATTAAAAATCATTTAAAAATTAACAAAAAAATGAAGATGTAAAAATGGAAAAAGCAACAATAAAAAAAGAATGCAGAAAATGTGGTCGAGTTCATTACGAAGGAAGATCGTGCATAAAGAAAAAACCTGATAATTCACATAATATATACAGTGTAATGAAATAATATGAAAAAGATAATCGCTAAATGCATTGGAAATATTAATGATTTTACTGAAGATTATCCTGTTTCTGAATATGAGCGAACATCAAAAAAAGGAATCGAACATTCAGTAAAAGAACATGTGAGAGGAGAAAGCAAAATATTTCTTGAAGATTTAAGAGAAACGATAGATGTATATAATGATACTTTACTTCATCTCGATTGGGATGAAATTAAAAATGATCTAAATTTACAAAAAGAATTTACACATTTCTTGAGCGATTTACAAGAAATTTGTAGAGACGAATGTGCAAGAAAAGATTTCGTTGATAATATGACCGAAGACTTCGTTGAAATTGACACGTTCAACGACATCACGAAAGACTTCAACGAGAAAATGAACGAGGACTTCACAGTTTTACATGGAATTCTTACACGAGCAAATGAATTTGAATACACAAAAGACGGACAAAAAATAATATTGAAGAAAGAATGGAATAATATCAAAGATGTATTTGGAAAAACTGATTATATTCCATTAAAAGGATCAATAGAAAAAAATGCCCACGCTGCAGAAGTCATTGGCTATGCTGCAAACTGGTCTCCTGATGATGAAAAAGAAGTAATGTATGGAGATGTTGTAATGTTTAAAAACATAGCCGAAGTAACAGATTTACTCAATCCGAAAAGAGGTGGTTATAATGTGAGCATTGGGTTTAAGGATGAAGTTGAAAACGGAATTCAGAAAATCCTTTATTTGGATCACCTCGCAATTTCGCTCTCCAACGCCGATTTGGATCGCTGCTCGACCGCTAATGGCATACCGTGTGTTGTAAGCGTAAAAAAAACCATTAATAATTAATCAATAATAAAAATATTAGATTAAAAAAAGTATTAATATATTTATATGCGCGAACAAGAAATAACGATTCGAGATTCAATCGAAAAAAGTCTTGATACAACTGAAAAAGATCTTTGTAACTTGAAAAAATCTATTTCAAACGAAAAAAAGAACAAAAAAAATCAATTAATCTATTAGATATAAACAAATTATTATCTATTTATAACAATATACTATTTGTTTTAAATAACCAAAAGACAAAAAATAAATGTCTGAAGTAAAAGACTCAGAACATCGTTTTTACCAAGTAGAGAACGATCTTTACTATGTTGACAAAGACGATGAAATATACAAGTTGGATCTCAAGAAAGAAGATACTACTGAAGATTGCAATTGTCAATCTGATGATGTGATCGAAACTAAAGATTTGAGCAATATTATTAACGAGAACGAACAAGATAATTCCGAAGATTCTGAATCTGAAACATTGCCTTCTGAAACCGTAAAAGAACCAGGTTCGTTTAGAGTTTGGTGTAAATCGAAAGGTTTGATGGGAAAGGATGGTAAAGTAGGCGATAAATGCATAGAAGCTGGATTGAATTCAGATAGTAAATCAATTCAAGCAAAAGCAAAACTTGCTAAAGCTTTCAAGACAATGAGAGGTAAGAAAGACTTTACCGATGACATGTTGCTTGATGAAATAGATGGAATTGTTGACGATTCGAATTTGAGTAAAAACGAAACAAACGCTATTAAGAATGAAACAAAAGGCGAAAGTAAAACGGATTTCGAAATGACACAAACTTCCGAGACTAAACCGGATGGTTCCACGGCAATGATGGAACGAAGAATTTCCCAATGCATGGAACAAACCAAAAAGTCTAGGGAGCAGTGTGCGAAAGAAGTGAAAAGTAAAATGAAAAAACAAGGATCAGAAAATACGAATACAAGCGATATTAAAGAAGAAAAAGAACCTGAAAAGAAAGACATGACTAAAGAAGAAAAAGAACCTGAAAAAGAAGAGGAAGAAGAAGAGGAAGAACCAGAAACTGAAAAACCTGGAGAAAAGAAAGAAAAAGGTGACACTGTTGAAGTGTGCGCTAAAGAATACGATTTCTTGAAATCAAAATATGAAGAATTAAAAACCTTAAAAGCTGATAAAGAAAAAGCTGATAAAGAATTAGATTCGTTCAAAAAAGACTTTCTTGCATTCAAGGCTAAAGTTGACGAAAAAGAAACTAAAGAAAAAGAAGCTAAACGACAAGAAATCGTAAAAAGAATTTCTAACGATTTTCAAATTCCTGTAGAAGAGTTGAAAAACGATTCGATTCAAGAACTAGAAAAATTAGAAAAACGATTTGAAATGGCAATCAAAAGAGATACTGAAGATCTTATCGAACCGGAATTAAAGGAAGAAGACTTCAAATCTATGGCAGATGATATGAAAAAACGTTACTTTCTAGAGGCATAATAAAAAATGGTATCATTAGGAACGACTCTTATAGGTTTAGCAATTAGTACTTTACTTTATAAGGGACAATGGGAAAGAGTGGTTGATAGACAATGTACTGGTTCTGATATAGCAATTGGTATGGCTGTGACAGAATATGGCGAAGCAGGACAATCTGATATCGATTTATGTGGAGAAAATGAAGCTATTTTTGGATTTGCATTACAATATATGCCACAAGTAGAAACAATTGATGCAACTGGAATATTTTATAGAGACTATGATCATCCCTTTGCTGATAATTCGTGGATTCGTGTAGGAGTTCCAAAACAAGGAATAGATATTCTTGTTTTATCTGAAACGAATACTACAATTGCGAAAGGGAATAAACTCAAATGCGTTGATGGAGTGTTTGCCGTTGCAGATACAAACGATAACTTTCAAATGATTGCTTTAGAAGCCGTAACAGGTGCAAGCGCTACTCGAAAATACTTTTATGCCAGATGGGTGAAGAACTAAACACATGGTAGGCGAAATGTTTAATGAATTACTATCCAAAACGATAGAAAAGTATGTATGGGAATTCGTTCTTGTACAACCGACATTATGGAACTTTTTTAATACGAATGGATTAGTAAGAAACATAGGAGAAGGTATAGATAAACTCACATACTTTGATTGGAAGAAACCAGATGGAGCACAGATGTCAAGTTCAATACACGATGCTAACATAATCGTACCTCGTTTCGGCGAGACCACAATTGGATTACTTTACTTGGCTTGTAAAGTTCAGATTTCCTTACAAGATGTTGATAAATTTAAAAACAATCAATTGATTAATGGAGATTTGATAAAAGAAACAGTCAAGAGAACTATTCCCGTGATGGTTAACCAAGTAGATCAATTTTTAGCTTGGGGAGACGAAATGAAAAATCCAGTATCAACTATGGATCCTTTCAAAGGTAAAGGAGAGTTCACTGGAATATTCAATGGAGGAACAACGATTGCTGGAGGAATTGATGGAGACGATGACATGCAAACTGCTGGGGACTATTTAGCAACAATTGTTACAATGAAAAATGCCTTGCTAACTGCAGGACATAACTTGCCAAAATATCCAATTTTCTCAGACTTAACTACAGAAAAATACGCTGAATTAGAAAACCATTTCTTTTCAACAGTAGGTATTACTGAACATCAACGAATACTCGAAAAGAAATACATTCAAAATTGGGAAACAAGTCCTAACTTCATTGATTACTCAGGAGTTAAATACCGCATGGCAATGATTGCTCCAAAACAACGAGAAGCTAGAGGATCTAGAGGAATTGTACCAACCTTAGAATTAGTTCAAGGATATCCTTTTAGGATTCACATGGAACATAGTGGTGGAACCAACAATGCATATTACGAATGGTTATTAATATGGTCAGGACGCTTGATTGAACGATATAGCACTGCCATACAACGGACGGGCACTTTGACATTAACTTAGGAAGCATTCTAACAATACTATTAATTGAAATATTGGTTTGAAAGAACCAAATTAATTTTTTTATTTTTTTTCTTTTTTTTATATTTTTATTTTATAATCATCAAATTAATCTTAGATGATGTTGTTTTTATATATATGATTAAGAAAAAGTCATATAAATATAGAGAAAACCACCATAATTGGAAAGGAGATAAAGCAGGTAATAATTCAATTCATATATGGTTAAATAGAAATTATCCAAGAAAAGGAATATGCGAAATTTGTGGAAGAAGAGTCAGAACAAGTTGGACATTCAACAAACATCCTAATCCATATACTAGAGATATAAAAGATTATACAGAAAAATGTGATAAATGTCATAATGATAGAAAGAAAAAAATCTTTTTATTTTCAAGAGAAGAATTAATCAAACTATATTGGATTTCTGAATATAATATGGAACATAATATTTTAGATATTAATCAGAAAACAAACAATGAAATAGGAAAAATTAAAAATTGTACAAAACAAACAATTTTAAGAAATATGAAAAATTTTAACATGAAAGAAAGAACTCAAAGAGAATCAAAGAAATTACAATATATGAAACAAAATGAATGTGTAAATTTCACAAAAAAAGAATTAATTGAATTATATTGGCTAACAGAAAAAAATATGAAAGAAAGAACACTTGAAAAAAATCAAAAATCTGCTATTGAAATTGCTAAGTTAAAAAACACAAACGAAACAACTATTCGAAATAATATGGAATATTTCAATATTCCAAGAAGAACTCAATCAGAAGCGCATAATCTTTTTTATATGAAATAGTTTCTTTTTTACTAATTTTTTTAGAAACAATGAACTATATAATATTGATATAACATTTAGTATCATATTATATATAAAACATTTAAAAATGAAGTGATAACATGGAAAAATACGAAACGAACAAATATATCCCATCGCTTTCTGAAGTAAAACAAAAAGAACGAGAAGATGTAGAACAAAAACTTGATATCGAAGCGAAAGAATTCTTGTTAAAAGTTATTGATTATTACGAAAAGAACTATCCTAATTCAAATGTGAAGATAAAATGGGAAAATGAAAAAGGAAACGTTAAGATTGGAAAAGAAAACTTGGATATTGAATTGAAAATAAAAACTGAAGATGAATTACGAGCAATTCATACAGCATTGGCATACTTTCACGACGAACGACAAATGCCTTCTCCATTGGAACATGATAAAAAAAACAGAATCAGTTCTAAAATACACGCGTTAATTCCAGGAGATTTGTATTCAAAAAAAATAGAAAAACTTAAAGAAGATCGACAAAAAATCAACGATGAACTTGAAAAACTTGAAAAACAACTTATAAAAGACAGAGAACAGTTCAAAAAAACGCTTGAAAAAACGATTGAAAAAAGTAAGGATATGATTTGTAATGTTTGCAAGAAAAAATGTGGTTCACCTGCTGGATTAGCAAATCACATGAAAACGCATACATATGAAGAACGAAAAGAATCTTTGCCTAAACTGTAATTCAAAACTAAGAGGAAGATGTTGCTTTCATAGTTGGTTAATCGAAGGATATAACATCATACTTGATAACCAACACTGCAAGTTTTTAGACACAAAAACAATGTCATGTAAGGAATACAAAAATCGGAAAAAAATATATCCTGAATGTGCTACGATTGACGAAGCAATTGGAAAAGCTGGTTTGCCAATGGGATGCTTGTATTTGAAAGATAAAATGCATCTAGAACCACATCCAAAAGTAAATGTAAAAGATGTAGCAAAACATCTAAGCATGAATGGATTGATGTTTTATAACTTTCTAAACAATATTTCAGATTTTGAAAGTTTTAGAAAGTTGTATGGGAAAGGCATCAAAAAACAATCAAATTAAAACTTTTTTTATTTTGTTATAAGATGATATAAACTAATATTTTAATCAAATTATTAGTTAAAAAAAATTAACATATTAGTTTCAAAAAAATAATTATATTATATTATCATTATATTTCGAGTTAAAAAAAATGGCAAAAGCTTCTAGTTAATAAAAATGGTATATTGCAGCAAAGACGAGTGGGCAAAAAAAGAAGGATATGCAAGTTGGGCAGTTTATGATAAAGAATATCCAACTGAAGCAGGACTTGACGATATGCTTGAAGACATGTCTGGATTGATGGATGACGAGATGGGTAATACGACTGGAACTGAAATTTCAAGCACGACTTATGCTAAAATTCTAAGAAATATATGTGGAAGAGGAATATCATTAATGATTGACGAAGAAGAAGGAAGAAATCGTGGCGAAAATACAATGACATATGTTCCTAAAGATTATTTACATGAACGAGACCGAGATCGCTTGCATCGAATTGGAGTTTTATTAGGATATAAATTAGTTGGAAATATAGGATAAATCATGACGTGCGCTGAATCTGTTCAAACCATCTTACAAGATGGAACATGGACAAATTATGGTTCTGTTCCTGATGTATTAGTATTACAAAAAACTTCAAAAAGAGGATCAATTAATAAAGGTATTACATTAAGAGATATAGATGAAACACCCATATATGCTTACAATAATGTTAAAATTTATGACGAACAAACAAGTTGTGAATTAGAACTTTACACATCAAACAATACCAATCGAGATAATATATTTAAGGATATAAAAGCAATTTTTCTTGCATCATCAAATAGACCAATCATAAAAAATCCAAAACCAATCATATATCGAAATAAAAAAATTTATCGAATGACTGTTATTTTGATTCCTTAAAATTATGATAAAAAAATTAGATTTAGAAATTAAATATTACAAATTAACATATAAAAATCAAACAAAAAAAAATAAAAAATGGGAAATATAAAAGGAGTAGGAAGTTACACATTCTGGGGATGGAACGACACGTTTAAAGGAGGAGTTCCAGCAACTGATAAACATATTCCATTCAATCCAATGAAATCGTTTGAATGTGATTTATTGACATATGATCAAGAAGTAATTCATTTATATAACAAACTAGATCCACAGATCTTATTTGATAATAAGATCGACGAATATGGAATAACAATAAGAACAATGTATAGAGATCCGTTTTTATTATTAACGCTTTTTACGAATAAAACATTGACAACTACATGGGATGGCAGTAATGATGTTATAACAGCTAACATGTCAGTAGATACTTATAGAAATAATAATTTATGGATTGAACACCACGGCTATATTGATGGAACGAACGATGTGAATCTTTTGTTTGATGGAGGAGAATTGACAACTTACAAGTGGATTCTTGAACCTGGAGCATTAATTGAAGAAGCAACAATGATGTTTGTAGAATGCACGGAAAGTACGCCTGACATAGTAGATATGGACGATGGACTTGACGATGCAAGTTTTAATGATGCGGTTTCTGGAGCAGATGGGGGATGGTCATTATGGGATGGACAAGCTTATAATATCGCTTCAAAAGTAGCTCTTTCAAAAGATGTAACGATATCACATACATATCTTTCAGGATTATCGATACAGAGTGGAGAAATTGTAATTGAAACACCTAAAACTCGAAATTGGTTGTTAAATTCACTTACTGTTGGAAGTAGTTATGACGCGCCAAGACCTCCTTTTAAAGCAACATTTAAAGGAATAATGACAACTGACACAAACATAGCTCAAGCATTGTTAGGATATTCGACAAAAACACTTGCTCCATTAACAGTAGCGCACGCAACAAATAAACAATTGGTTTGTACGAATACATATTTGAAAAATATTTCAAATATAGGAATTGATGAAGGAGGAAAAGCTCCAGAAACAGTTTACGAAATTGTAGCAGGAGCTAATCCCGTGTTATCGTATAGTTGGACAGGAAACGAAACTACAAGTCCTCATAACTACATAAAACATGTAGATGTGTGATTTTTATTCAAAATAAGTAAGAGGTTAAAAAATGTCTGAAGAAAAAAAGGTAGCTATTGAAGAATCTAATATACCTGAAACGCCTTCAAAACTGATCGGAAAAAGAACTTTTCGAGATAAATTAACAGTTCGAGAAGCGATCAAAAACAAAATAAATATAACTGACTTGATTCCAAAAGAAAAAATAAAAAAGATTCCATTTGATCTAGATTGGAAAATGATCTTGAGAATTTCTAATTCAATGATACTAGATGGAGAAAAAGTTGGTTTAGAATCCGATATATTTGAAGTAATATCAGTATTTGCTGAAGCTCTTCGATCAGGTTTTTTAGGAAAGAACTCTCCAATGCAATAAAAGAAGCAACACGCGTTGCGAGAGTGTTTTGCGACTGTATTCAAAAACCAGATTCTGCCATAGTTCCAGAACCATATCAAGAATTTCTAATGAGAGATATCTTACATCTTTCGATTGAAGAAATAAACGAAATGGATCTCGAAACATATTTTCATGTGTTAAATTATTGTTGGACTACATATGCATTAAGAAGATCTGATTTACCATATCAAAATAAAGATGGAACTTCGAATTTTCAAACTCCAGTTGGAGTTACAAAAAAACCATTTCTTAACACTCAATATTCACATACAGATATCGATAAATGGCTAAAAGAACAACAAATCCCAAAATATATTAAAAAAGAAAAGAGGTAAATGATGGGAGAAACCATAAGTCCTGAAGACGAAAGAGTTTTCTTTTTAGCAGAAAAAATAGAAGAAATCACGGTTGCAGTAGGCAAGTTAGCAGACGCTCTCACACCCCTAGATGATACTTTAGATGAACTTGGCGATAAAAAAACAAAAAAAGGAACCGAGGGGATAACCAAAATGCTCGGAGGAATGGGATTGTCGATAACTCCGATGGGAATGTTATTAGATCTCTTTTCAGGACTTCTCATAGCATTAGAACCATTGATGGCTATTTGGGACATCATGAAATCATGGTTTGAAATAATGGGAGCAGCTATATTACCATATTTGATGATGGCTTTGAAACCAATCATGGATTTGTTCATTGCATTGAGTCCTATATTTCAATTGGTAGGACAAATTGTTGGAATGATAATGCAAATTGCATTAATACCTTTAACCGTATTATTCAAGATTTTAGGAGCTGTATTAATACCATTAATGCCTTTATTAGATCCGTTGATAAAAACTCTCGATAAAATGAGTCCGATAATTAATAAAGTAACTGATATGATTGTAGGATTATTATTAAGCATGGATTTTTGGTGGGGAGTTATTATAATGATTAAAAATGGATTAATAACCGTATTTAACACGGTTTGGGTTGCAATCAAAGGAATAATCAACGGAATATTATGGATAATTAACGGATTCATTTCTGCATTGAATACTCTAATTACTGCATTTGGAGGAAAAGCATTGCCTACATTTGCTTATTTACAAAAGGGAGGATTAGTAACAGGACCCACATTAGCAATGTTAGGAGAAGCTGGACCAGAAAAAGTTATTCCTCTTAACGATAAAAGAGCAAACGAAGAATTAGGCGGAGGATCGCAACAATTGCGGTTATTAGAACAAAACAACGCGTTATTAGAAGAAATGGCTGAAATGCAAAGAAACGAATATCGATTCAAGAGATTGAGATAATATGACCGATTACATTTCTGGAGGATATTTATGGATTACCGATGGAACTGATTACTTGAAAATAAAAGTAAAAGACATCTACTATTGGCTTAACATAGATCCGACGTTTAAACATTATGGGGGAGGAGGACACATGTTCTATGATTTAGAAAAACGGTTTTGGAACGTGCTTGCAGAAGGCATATTTCTTGAATCGCACCAAGATTGGTACGACTTTCAACACTATTTAATCGATTGGCACGACGCAGGAGGTTTTACTGTTTCGATATATCGAGATACAGGAGGAACTAACGTGGTGCATTTTTACAATGCTGGAGCAGACGCAAGTTCGCTCACGATGGCAATCGCTAAGAATGGGTTGAAAAGAGGAGGAAAAGTAGAAGGAGAAACGCAATATTGGAAAATTGATGGCGTGCTATTAGAACAATGCGGGTGACTTCTTAAAACGATAAACATAAATACCTACCAATATATTAATAGTATAATGAAAAGTGGTCGCAATTATAAAAAAATAGCGTTGACATTGGATTACGAAGACATAAAAGTATTAAGAAGGTTAAATCCAGAGGTAAACTTGAGCGAGATCGCAAGGAACGCTATAAAAGCAGAAATAGAGCAGGAATTGGGACTGAAAAGCGCGGAGGAAAAAGAAAAAAATGAACAAAATTAGGAAAATATTAAGAATAGTAAGAATCAATTTTATTTGTATTATATTATTTTTTGTATATTGTTTTATTCACGAAATAGGACACATAATTGCAATTATTATGACAAAAAATATATTTCTTCATTTCGAATTTACTCTAACTGCATTTTATACTTATTGGGAAAAAGTTGGTTCTATTTCACCTAACGATATGCGATTTATAGATATAAGTGGTGTATTATTTGTTAGTTTTATTGGATTATTCATGATGGTACTTTCTTATGTTATAAAAAACTACGATTTTTTTATAGGAACCTTTATTTCGATTATTTATAATTTATTCTATTTAATGTTTGGAAGCGAAAAAGGAGATGGTACACAGTTTATGTTATCGTTTTTACATCCAAATTATCAATTGTTTTATTCTATAATAATTTTCTTATTTATAGTCATGATGAGCATTTTTACGGTTGGATTGTATAAGATAATATCGAGGCGATTTAACGACAAGTTACAAGTATTATAATTATCAATCAACTGGTCTAACATTATCCCATCTTCCAGAAAATACTCATTTATTCATAGAAGTTGATTCTGATACTTTATACTATGTGGATTCTATAGATCAAACGAAATTATATAAATTTATAGTCTCGACCGATACTGAATCGTTAATAATCACACGAACTAAGAATATAGCAAGATGTTGGTTTGACCGGACAAACGATAAAATCTATTTTATAGATTGTAACTACGACGGCGGGACGAGTTTTTGTTGGTCTCTCTTAATAAGCGACGATTCAATAACAGAAGTGAAATCTTTTGCTGATTGTGATGTGTTCGACATTTTTAAAATAGGAACTACGATGTTCGTTAATTACTTTGAGGCGGGGGGATATACATTAGAAGAAACAACAATGACTCCAGAAGCTCCCGATGTAACGACAGAATGGACATCTACTGGAGCTAATCATTATACTGAAGTTGACGACGCACCTGCCGCACCTTCTTTTACCGAAGAGATTTATACCCAAACTGATGGTGCAGACGATAATTTTAACTTTACTGAAATCGATTTATCTGCTTACGATTCTGGAGAAATCTACGAAATAACTACAAATATATATTGTAAAGCAGACACTTCTACAGGTGGCACTATTCATGTCACAGGGTCTGCAACTGGAACAACTGCATCAAAAACGATAACTCCCACCGCTACTGCTGCATGGCATACTGTAACTTGGTCGGGTTTATCGTTAATAGATTCAGATTTAGACACTTTTCAGGTTAATTTAGAATTCAATAAAGGAACTGAAGTTACTCCTTCACATTTCCATCCTAATGGTGATTCTTCAATTACTTGGGACGAATCACCTGATACAACCACACATTGGTCGTGTCTTGCAGAAACTGGCGATTTTCCAACAAATAAATTTATATATACGGCTACTGCAAATGAAGTAGAAATACTTGATATGAATACAATCACGCTTCCAACCAATACCAATGTTAGTGAAATTGAAGTATGGATTAATGGCAAAAACAAATGTTCTAATAACGATGCCCAAGTCAATGTATATGCAGGAGCTTGGTTAGGAACGAAAACGTTTGAATTTGGTAGTTCAACCGGTTGGACACATCAACATTGGACTGGTCTTTCAATAACTCAAGCACAACTTGATGGTTTGCAGATAAAATATACATCTCCCACTGTTACTGGGGGAGGAACTATAACATTTGAAGAAATGTATGTAATATGTCATTATTATCCCAAGATCAAAGTTGGATGCGTTTACAATACCGTGAGATTTTACGGGAACGAACAATATTTCTTGAATGTAGAAAATCTCACTACTTCTGCCAAACATTCGAACGACATGGGCTCTCCAGCTGGGAGAACTTACGATGCAAGCCAAATGATGGTAAAATCCGCAACTGAAACATATTTTTTATGGGCATGGTCAGACGAGAACGTTGAAATCTGGTGCTATAACAATACTGGTGGAACTATCATAGAAGTTTGCGATTGCGGTGCAGGAACTGAATTACCGGCAACAATCGATAAGAGAACGATCACATACGACAATTCAGATGTTATATCTTTTACGCTCTTTTATGATCCCGATTATTATTATTGCACCTATTCAATTGGAGGTGACACATTCACTAAGAAAGGAGAGTATGATATTATTTTAATGCTAGATCGTAATTGTGATACCTCAAATGATATAGGATTTAATACAGAAAAAGGTTTTTCTTTAACCGAAGACAAAGTATATCAAATCTCAAAATCGAGAGGTAATTTATGGTTAATTTCCGTGCAAGATTTTGACGATGTGATTATTGCCATATCGGATACTTATTTAATAACAGACGCTGGAACGCTTTACAAGTATCAAGACATGATGCCTTACATCGTGGAGTGGTGGGTTGACCATCCAAAAGAGGATTATCCTGTTGCTGAGGTGTTGCTTAGGAGCAACTACATTAATGTGGCGAAGAACATGTTAATGCAACTCATTGGATATTATACAGCAAACGGAAACGCCATGTATTATAAGCACTCTCCAGACTCCTTTAACGACGAAACGCCTAAAGTTATAACAATTGCTGGAGACATAGATTGGATTGATGATATTAATTTGCCTAATACTTGTAGTTGTGAACTTGTAGATGAATATGATAACATGAAAAATGTATTGAAAGTTACACACGATGGAGGAGCAAGTGATCCTTATGTTGTACATAATTTTGCAGTAGTTCAAACTGTAGAAACCTATGAATTCTATTGGGGAAATGAAGATGCTTCAGATATGACAAATATCATTTTTTACGATTCTGTTGGAACAATGGCAATATTATTACAAATAGACAATGATAAATATTATTATTATAATCTTGTTAATGCAGCCATAGAAATTGTAGGAGTAGTTCCAACTGATGGAAATTTAGATCATTTTAAAGTAGCGTTCAATTGTACCACAGATACTTTTGATTTATATATCAATGAAACAATACGAGTTACAGGAGGAGAATTTAGAACTGTAGTTGCAAATATAAGTAAAGTAAGAATAGATTGTCAAGAAAATGTAGCAAATTCTACATACCTTTCCGCTCCTGCAGAGATCTGGGATAACGATTATGTGGAAGGTGACAACCTTCATGTGGCAAAAGGAACGCCTGATCAAGTGTGTTTCGAAGGCTTGGTAAAAGCTTATGATGCGAGAACATTAAGAGTGGTAAGGTTAGAAAGTCCAGCAAAAGAGATGGATCAAGTCAAACCTTCTGGTTCGAAAGCAGGAAGGACTGACGAGATCATTACTGACATGAACAACGATTTGAACGGTATTGCTTACATTTCGATGGGAACTTTAACAGCAGGAACAGCAATGGGAACACTTACATTAGCAGGAGACAAGACTTGGAGAACTTTAATTGATAATTTCAAAGATATTGATACATTTACTTGGTATTTGACTCCTACTGGAGAATTGTATTATAACAATGGTGAATTGGATACATTAGTAGCGATACAATATGATGGTACTACTTACTTTGATCCTATTGAAGATGCTAATGGTTATTTCTTAAGTTCTGAAGTAAATCAAGTTATTGTTCGAGGATCAATAGGAATTGAATCAGAAACAGAACATGGTATTAACTTAGAAGACCAACAAAAGAATGGAGTCATTCTATTGATTGTAAGAGATGCAACACTTAATACTACAGCATTATGTAATGCAAAAGCAGATGCCATCATTGCTCGAACGACTGCCATAACCACGATCGACTGTCAACCAGAAATAGGAGATCTTGGTTTCATACAACCTGGACAAGTGTTCACATTCAAGTTTACCACGACAGATGTGTCCATAACAGAAGACACTTTTACCATCGATAGAATAAAGATAGAAGCCAAATCGGAACAATGCATGATAATAGCATCAAACGGATTGATATTCGAGTTAAAATGAGGTTAATCAATGTCAGAAAATAGGATAAAAAACTTGGAAAGAAAACTTGAAGAAGTGTCCCAATTACTCACACAATTAGTATCAGATACGGCATACGCGGCAAGTTGGGATACTATTACTGCAATTGCACCGAGTAAAAACGCTATTTACGACAAAATAGTTGCTATATTAACATTAATGAATAATTATATATCACCAACCTTAATGTATGGAATGGAGGGGTTCGCGATGGCAGGAGCAGAATCGTGGAGCGTGGCAAGTTCCGACGTGAACGCGTACATGCAGTTTAACTTCGTCGTTCCCGAGACGAGAAACGATTGGAAAATTACTTTAGTTACAGTTAATAGTGGAATTGTTTCTAATTCTGGAAAATTGTATTTAGGCGCAGCTGGTTCGGGAGAAACTTATTCTGATACAAACATTTTCAACGGAATAAATTTCGATTTAATTCATGTTGTAGGAAATCAATATTTATACACGACATCAAGCGCGTTCAGCGCAACGCTTGGAGACTTGCTGGCGGGGAGTTGGGGAAAGGACGCCAATGAGGGAGCAAGCGCATTGTATTTTTTTGCGGTATATTTGTGGCACGCGTGAATAAGATTGTCAAATAATATATACACAAGCAATTATTTAAAGATTGAGTTAAAAACAACAAAAATAGAGGAGTATTTGAAAATAAAGTTAGAGTAAAAGCCGCGAGAGGTCCATCTTATAGACTCGTTGTTAAAAATAAATTGAAAGAGTTGTTATCAAAAAATAATGTTAATTTAAAAGAAAAAATCATAATGTTTTCAAAAAAAATAATAAAAGAAATAGTACAAAAAAAATATTTATATACATTACAAACACACGTGAATATTCATGACTATAAAAAACAGTTTAGTAAAAATTCAACAAAGAGAAATTGGTTTTTCCGGAGCTTTAACCACATTAGCAACAAACATTGCGATTCTTATTACAATATCAACGATGTTAAACTTAGATCCATCGATAATGTTAAAAATATCTGCTGCTTGTACTCTTTATACGATAATATGTTTATTGGCTGAAGATCTAAGAGATTTAGAACCAGTTGTCACACGAACTTATGATATTCTAACAAATCCAACAATTCCAACCATATCAAAACAAACTCTCATACGACAAATTCTAAACGATGCCGTATCAAAATGGGTAAGTATAGTAGATCTTTTCAACAAGATTGTTGATGGTAAAGAAACATTAAAAACAAAAATGGATCGGTTATGGGATTTATTAAAGAAATTACCAAATGGACATCTCACAGTATATCAGATTCTCATCATATGGGGATATTTTGTATATAACATATTAGCAATAAACGAAGGATGGTTTTTTGTTTGGTATGTCGATGCAATCGTTATTTCTGGCATAGCTGTAATAATGGTTATTTTAAGTTCTCAAATGATTGGAATCATTAAATTCTTGATGGCTGTATTTAAATGTTTAGTTCCTAATACAGAAGCTGAAATTCAAGCACAACTTGATCTCTTGCAAATGTTCATCATTGAAGGAGTTCATGTCTATTACGAATTAGACTTAACTAAATGTAATAATAACAATGTAATAAAAATAGCTCCTTCAGGATCTACATTTACAGAAGAACAAATTCATAAAAACAACTTGAAAGATCTTTCAAAAACAGTAGAAACTCAAATCAACGTCTTAACAACTGAAAAAGCAAAGATTAATGGAGAAATCAAAGCAATGAATAGTGTAAAAAACATTTAGTGAAATAAATGAGCGAAAAAAAAGAAGAAACAACAAAAAAAGAAAAAAAGCATAAAACTTGGTATAAACTAAGTAGTAAAAAGAATTTTCAATTATTAGCTCTAGCAATGATGTATATATCAATAGAATTAATGCTTTATGTCATTACTCTTTACATGGCTCGTGGCGTGGGTGAAAGTTCAATATTTTATGTTGTAAGAGATTTTTTGCTTGTTGCATCTACTATTGGATATGTAATGTTGTCGCTTTATATAATGGCAATTGTTGCATATTTGTTCAATCGAATACTAGAATCAAACGATACTATCATAAAACTAGAAAAAGAACTTGAATTGCTTAAAAAGAAATAATAAGAATAATAGTCAAAAAAATATACAATTAATATAAAATCGCACGAAAAAGATGAAAAATGGATTTATCAAAAAAAATCAAAATTGATGCAAATGTTGAAATCAGTTATGGAACATTATTATTTTCGTTTCTAATTGCATTGTTTGAATTTTTAGCAATGTGGTCGGCAAATAATTGGATTATAACTCCATACATGTTTGTTTCTATAGCAACAATGTTAACCGCATTACGAAGAAATGGAGAAGCTGTTTCAATATTAAAAGAAGCAAAAGCAAAGAAAGAATCTACAATTATAAATTAATTTTTTTTATTTTCTTTTATTTTTTTAAATTTTTCTCGAATCTTTGTCCATCGGAGAAAAAATTCATATCTTGTTGAATTTATAACACATTTCTTAACATCATCTTTATTTTTAATCGAATTAATAGCGTAATTTAATGCTATAATAAGATCGTTGCAATCGCTTTCTGATATTCTTATTGATTTTGATACTTGTTTTTTATATTGTTGTTTTGTTTTCTCAATTTTTTGTTTATTTCGTCCATTTTCACTCGTATTACCAAAAACATCGTTCAAAAAATTATCTAGACTCATATTTATCAATCATCTTCTTTAATGTTTTCATTATCAATTCAGAACGATTGTTTTTAGTGTATTTCTCTGCTATTGCATTTAACTTGTCAACATCTTCTTTTTCCATTTGAAATCGAACATCAATTGGATTATTGAAGATCGATCTTCTTCCTGAATTTTGATTACCAACCATTTTCATGTTTCACTTCTTTTTTTGTTTATTTCATCATCAAATAAAAAAATGTCTAAATTCAATTGTTTTTTATCGTTTTTTTCAATAGTTTTTTTTCTTCGTATATTTCTCTTACTTTTTGAAGATGTCTTTTTTTCGCGTTTAATAGTTGATTTCTTGTAATTTTCTCCAAAACATATTGGACCCATACCTCGTTCAATCGATTCTAAACGAGTTAAAGGTTTTCCACATTTCTTACAACACGATATTTTTTTTGGTTCATTTAACATTTTTCTTTTTCTCTTTATTTAATTCTTCTCTTATTTTTTGTAAATCTTCTTTCATTTTCATCTTAAATATATCACTATTAACCATTCGAAGAGCATTTTCAAACATGTTATTAATAAGTATTGGTTGCAATTGAATGGTAAGTTCACATCGAAGCCATTTCAAATTTTCGTTATCATCGTGAACTTCTGCAAACAATAATTCTTCGACAATAACATTCAAATAAGTATTCATTTTAGAATTCATATCAAAATCACTAAGAAATATATATGAATGTGAATATTTAAATGTTTGTATTTCTATAAAAAGTTTAAAATGTTAAAAAAAAAAAGAAAAAACTGAAAAAATTATTTGTAAAGTTTCAACGTATCTAATCCAATTTCTTTTGCTTCTTCTTTCGAAATGGGACCAATTCCAACCATTAAAACTGTTCCTTTTTCAACTTCGTAGAATCCAGCATCTTCTATGCAATATGCAGGAAATTTCTTTTGCTTTGCTTTTTCGTAGTAATACATTACATCTTCAAGTCCATATTCTTTCAAAACAATCTTGGTTTGAGTTGTTCCATTTCCATACCATGTTGTATATCGTTTGAGAAGATCCAAATATGTTTCATCGTCTTTTTCTAATTCAAACAAAAAATCACTTGCTAATTTACTGCATAAATGTCCTACGTGAACTAGTAGTTTTCCAATACTAAATGCAACATCAGTTCTTACTATAATGTAAAATCTTAAATCTTCCATATTATACAATTTCCTCCATATAATATACTTCTTTTCCTTTCATTTTAGCATACATTATTTCTTTCTTTGTTGATTCTCCCATATATCCATCTTTATTCACCACATAAATAGCATCCGACATGTCTATTCTCATGTAATGCAATAAATCTAACAAATCCGTTTCTTCTTTAAACAATTCTCTTTTATATTGATGTCTCCACACTCCTAGCGATAATACAATGTTTCCTTCAAGCGTTAATTCTGAATTTATTCTATGAAAATCATCTTCAAATCGAGAAGATCCGCATAGAGTTATGATTTTTATTTTTCTTAATTCCATTTTAATCATCTTCATTTTCACTTTTTGCTCTTTTTTTTGCTTCTCTTGTGCATTTTAAACAAACAAATGCATCAATATGAGCATTCAATCCATTGTCGTGAATTTCGTATAAAGAACTCGTAATTTTTCTTTTATAACATTCGTCACATCTTTTGAAAGGAGTCCATTTTATTCTAAATGACATGGTAAATTCATAATCGTTCATTTTACTCATCTTCTTTCTAATATTATTTATCATTTCAAAACTTCTATTGTAATCTTTAATTTTTTAGCATCTGGTATTGGAAAGTTATATCCAGGCGAACAATATGTTCCTCCATTACAAATCAAGTCAAAAGAATGTTTATCATCTAAATTCGTGTTTTCTACAAACGCATATCCTAATTCAATAAACATGTCATATTTTTCAGTTAAATCGTGTTCAAATACGATTATATTGCCTTCTTTTTTTATTACTTTCATGTAATTCTTTTTTTCATCTATCATTTATTTAATCGTCTCATTTTGTTGATCGTAAAGTTTTAAATCGTCTATTTTTCCGTCTTGATAAAGTTTGTTAAACTTTTCAAAATCGTTTCTTAAAACCGTTTCAGAAACTCGATCTTTTAACTTGTCTCGAATTATGCAAAACCTTTGAAACTTTTCTAAATCGTGTTTATCGTGATTTTTTTTCCACAAACCATTAGGATGATATCTATTGCCTAATATCACGTGTTTGTTATAATTCATTTTTCTTTTTCTTATTGGGAAAGGAAACAATTCAAGAAATTTTTTTAATAAACATTCATTTGATGTTTGTTCTTTAAAATATTCCGTTAATGCTTGTTTTCTCATTGGTTGTAACATATCGTCCGTAATTGCCATTCGTATCAATTCACTTCTAGATAAAAACAATTTTTCGAAATCTTTTTTTTCTAATTTTTTAAGATATTTATCTATTATTCTAGTAAAAACAACCGATTTATCTCCTTTAGGAACATCAGAATAATAATTCGTTTGAAATCTTGGTAAATGCACGCTTGCTCCTGTTGCATATTTGTTGTTTGTTTTATATGTTGTATATTTATTAATCCGATCAATTATATCTGGTTGAGTAGAAATTGATATATTAACACAATTTTTATTGTTTGCGTTCATGTGTTTATTCATTATCCTTGTAATTCAAATATTTATATTTTGCATATTTTGAATGTGGATTAGCTTTCACGAAACAGTTTTCACATTGAGGAAAATCGATAAATGTTCTAGCTAATTCGCGAGGATATTCATACATTTTCCTATAACATTTTGGAGCAGAACATTGATATTCTTCCTTACCACATATCTTTCGTATGTTTTCATTACAATAATAACATTCCCAAGGAAATTCAGGACAAGGCACATCATCCCATCTTTTCTCTTTTATGTGATCAATTACAATTATCAATCGTTCAATCATTTTATCGTAAAGTTCTTTATTAAATCTCCAAGGAATCAAGTATCCGTAAGAATCCCATAATTTTTTCCAATAATCGTCTGTTTCTTTTATGTTTGCTTGTTCCCAACGAGTATTAACCTTCAATATGAATCCTAAATCAATGTTGAAAACTCCCAATTGAGCATTCAACTGTGCCACTTGATGTGATGCTAATTCTTTTATCCATTCCCTTGCATAAATTCCCGTTGTCTTTATTTCAATAATATAATAATTAGTAAGAATATCTGGACTTATTCTGAAAAAATATCCAGGTTCTATTTCTACTAATTTTGATACTTTCAAACCTATTCCCATACTTTTGGGATTGATGTTCAATTGTTGATTAATTTTTCCAATCAAATTAGCCAAAACATTAGGTTTACAAACGGCATCTTCAAACATCTTTCCTGCCAACATTTTTGCGTTTCCTTCATTGTCAAAATTAGTATCATCATCAATACTTTTCAATTTCTTTATCACGATCTTTTTCATACCATATGGAATTTCAGAAGCTCCAATGATGTTGTTTCCTTTCTTAAGATCTGCTTCATATCCTTCATGAAGGCATTCAAAAGCATTCACATCAAAATTCTTAGGTATTTGTATTTCAATCATATTTTCGATTTCTCTATCATTTTATTAATTCTTAAATCTTGGATTTTTTCAATTTGAACATAAAAATCTATGAATTCTTCTTCAGTTAATATAAAATTATAAATTTCTTTATAATAATTATCATTATAAATCGTAAAAACATAACAATTGTTTTTCATTTCTATATATATTTTCATATTTTTTACCTTATTAAAAATTAAAAAAATTAAAAAAAACATTTATTTGTTTAGAGTTCCAAACACATTATCAAGTTTTTTTTTACTGATTTCCTTCAAACTTTCAACTGATTTTTGTTTATGCTTTTCTAGCAACTCAGGATCTTGCAACATGTTCAAAAGCGAGGGTTTTTCGTTTCTTTCACTCGAAAAATCGGTTAAATCAATATCAAAAAAAGGATCGTAATAACTCTTTTCGCAATACGCATAAAATCGATGATTATCATCATCTCTTCGAAACTTGAACTTGTGTTGTATGTTATGCCATATCCACGGTTTACATTCTGGAATTTCTTTTTTCTCGTTGTAATCATAACCAATTTGTGCCGTGAAAAATATGTTCGTGTTTGTTACAATTCCCATGTTAATCATCGAAAAACAAATATCCCTAACCTTATCATTGATTTCTCCCCAATCTCCTGCATTCATTGGTCTTTTTCTTTCTGGATGTTCTTCAAGCCATTCAAGTTCAGCATAAGGTCTAATGTCTGAAATTCCATCAATTGCTACTGATTTTATGTTTTTAAATCTTCCAGAATCTGTTCTTTTACATTCCTTAACTTCATCTATGATTTTTCTAATTGCATCTAAAGTATCTGGTCCATTAATGTTGTATTTTTCGTTGTATTTTCGAGCATTAATAATATTCTCTTGAGGAAATTTTAATTTTGATGCTTGAGGTCTTAGTTTATCTTCCAAATCAAATATCAACGTGTCTTTTCTAGGTTCAAATTTTATGATTTGTTCCGATTTACTTGTTCCATCGTATCCCCATAATAATGCAATGATGGGATGTGTCTTGAAATCAAATGTGCTTGTTTGCTGTGGTAGAATAGTTTTTTTCTCAACAAAAACATCTTTTTGTTCGATCTTTTCTTCTTTTTTTTTACTTTCAGCAAAAACATTTAACATTTTAGGTTTTTCAGATTGAATTTTTTTTTCAAACTCTTGATATTCTTGTTCAGTCATAAGTTTATCACATACAGGACATCCTGCTGATTCTCCACATACAAATCTTTCGTTTTTATTACAAACCATGCAAGTATTGTGAGGAAGATAACGAATAAATATTTCTTTTCCTTCAAATACATGAATTGCATCTATTCCATCTGAATTAGCAAGTGTAATTCGATCTTTAAGTTCTTTTTTTTCTTCAATTGTTGGTTTAGTTTGTTTTGCTTTTGCAAAAGGATCTAAAATTGGTTTGTTCATAGCTCTTTCATTAAATGCTTTTACATCAATAGGAATAGTCATTACTTTCATTTGTTCTTCAATGATTTCTTTAGATGTTTTTTTTGGTTGTTCTTTTTGTTTCATTCTTTCTAACAAATCTCCCATTAATCAATCATCTCTTTAATTATAGTTACTTTTTTTATATCATCTTCAGTTATAGCATTAGAAAGACCACATTTCATCTCGTCGCTCATAAATTCATAAAGCCAAATCAACGCTTCTCGCATCTTTTTACCATATGCTTTTTCGTCTTCAATCTGTTTTAACAAGTAAGCATTTTCTTCTCCTAATGTTTTTTCTAATAATGTCTTGAATTCAGAAGGTATTTTTTCTCTTTCAATTGATTTCAAATCAGTTTTTTTTGCATTCAATAAATACCATTCGAAAGCTCCTTTCGTGAGTTTTCCAGTATAAAAAACATTTCTATTGTATTTTTTTCTAAACGCATCCATTATTTCAGGAACTATTCCCAATCTTACCAATTCTATGTCTTCATCTGATGCTTTTTCTGATTTCTCAGGTTCTTTTTTCGGTTCTTCTTTCTTATCTTCTTTAGAACCTCCAAACATGTCATCAATCTTGATAGTCAATCCTTTTTCCCATTTAGACATTTTTACTTTATCACCTGAGTAATGTTAGCAGAATAGTAAACAAACCACTCGTTTGGAATCTCATCAAGCGATTTTATCTTGTAATGTTGCAAGAATTTACTCAATGCCATTGGTTTGATTTTATCGTCTTTTTCTCCAAGCTTTTTATATCGCATTGTCAATGTAGGAACTTTTATAAATGCAGTTTTATCGTAAATTCCTTCAATAAGCGTCCATTTTTCTTTTGTTGCAAACAAACCAATCGTTTTCGTATCTCCATTAATTCTAAACTTGCAATCCTTAAGCAAAAAATTCTGGTCTTTCGAATATTCGGAATCAAAAGGCATTAACTTGTTCACTACATCATTTTTATCGTTTACAATAACCTTTGGCGTCTGAATCAACAAAATGCATCCGTTTGAATCTCTATATACATCTTTATCATCTGGATGCTTGTTATAAAATTCCACAACTTTAGGCATTGTAGTATTAATTTCATCGTCTGTAAGTTCATATTTACCTCTTACATATTCATCAATTTCCTTTGCAACATTAGAATTTATGTTATCTGTCCATTTTTTTTCAGGCATTTTTCATCTCACTTGATAAGTCAATTTCTTTATTGATTAATTTCTCTATAACTTTTCCAAGCGTGCAATCATACTTCCCTGCTGCTGCTTTTATTACTCTATGGATATTTTCCTTTACTAAAATATGTTTTATCATTTTTTACCTCATTTCATATTTTAAATAATATTAATATTGTTAATAATATGAAAAGTATTATAATATTTAAATGTTTTGTTTGGTAAAAAATAAGTTAGTTTATAAGAAAAAAAGAAAAAAAATAAGTTAAGATTTAAAACTCTTCTATTTTAAGTCCTAATTGTTCAATAGTTTCATTTGCTCTTGCAGGATGAGGTTCATTCGTTAAAAATTCAAGTACTCCTTTTGAATCAAGTAATTCAATCGTACTATTTTCTCCTTGCCAATTTGTCCAATTTTCTAAGATGAACTTGTTATCCTTCTTTCGAAAGTAAAGATTAACTCCTCTACTCGACCATCGACCATCAGAATAGATTAATTCCCATTCTGAAGAATCAAGATCAAGTTTTTTTCCATCAATAAAATATACTTTTGTCATAATGTCATATCGTCTCCATTTATTTTACTACTTTGTTAATATATATATATTTTCATTCGTTTATAAATTTATGTTTTCAAGTAAAAAACAAAAATCATTTATTATGAATTTTTTCGTGACAACCTGAACAAACAAACATTACATGTTCAGGAGTAAAGCACTCCTCGACAACATATAATTTATGATGAAGAGAACAATATCGGTAATCCATCACTTTACCACATTTTCCACATGTGAAAATGTTATCATATGTGAAATATTCTACAAGTAATTTTCTAGCATCTTTCCAAATATCAGTTTGTTGAAGATCGTTGTATTTTTCTTTATAGTGTCGCCAATTCAAACGCATGAATACCCAAGCATCTAAGTTCAACTTCTTTAATTCAAGCAAGATTTCTTTTTTTCTCCCCTTACTATTCTCGATCATATCGTTAATTACAAGCGACATTTAAATCATCTCGTTCTTTTAGACCATATAACATTACATCGTTTTGATCGATTATCTTGATTTTTTTCCACACGTTTCGATTCACGCGTTCAATGTATCCTAATCTATTCAACTTTCGCGTGACATGCCCAATCTTAACTCCCAAAACCGTTCGTAATCGTTGATCGTTGTAAATATTGTTATAAGAATTCGATCTTCCTCTCAACAACACTCCATTTCTCTTGAAATATTCAAAACGAACGCTTTTTGCTGAGAAAAACAAATTTTTTGAACAATTCAAAATATCAAGTATTTCGCTTGTTAAATTGCTCGTTTGGATCTCGTTTTGAATTTTCTTTGCTACAAAACTCATCTCTATGTAACAATAGAAAACATAGAAAATAAACTATTTTATTAAGTCAAGAACATTTTAAAATGTATATTAAAATGAATAAATATAACAAGTTAAAAATCAGGTTCTTTTCCCTTGTAAATATTCTTGAAAAGTTTCATACTTATAAAACATTCTATTAACCCAACGAGCAAATTTTTGAGTATAAAATGTTTTTTTATATGGCATGATAAAAATAGAGCATTTGTATTGTTTTAAAAATTCAACTCGTTCAAAATCTTCTTTTTCTGTTGTATTATATCCAATTAATACATAAAAAAAGAAAGTTGATGTTGAAAATCCTAAATTTTTTAACAACACGAATTTTTTTTCAACAATAGGAATTAATTTTGGATCATCTAAAGCAAAACGAATGCTTTTCCATATCTTAATTTTTCTTAAAATATTTGCATTTTCTTCATTAATTAATCGAATATCTAATCCTTGATTAAAATCTATTTTTTTATTAGAATCTTGTAATTTTATTAATTCTTCCATGTGATTTTCATATGCTAAAATATTATTATCTAACAACATTACTTTTTCTTGTTCTTTACAAAATTCAGATAAATCAGCATTTTTTCTTATATATCCTTCTTTTCTAGGAACAATACAAAAACCACATTTTCTAATACAACCACGTGTTATAAATCCCATTGCATGCTTACAATTATATAAATCATAATCAGGATAAATATGTTCAATTTCATGAGATAATTTTAGAGTTAAATTATATCCAGAACCTCCTATAATCATATCGTTTCTCAAATAACCTTTATTAGAATCAAAAAAAACTTTAGATGCATAAATCTTATCATATGAAAAATGAAATAAAGGAGAATATTTTTCTACTTGATCTCCTTTTTGTTTGTGCCAAGCACTTAATTTCATGAGAGGAAGATTTGGTATTTTCGAATCTACATCATACAATCCTATTTTCATACTATTCACTTATAAATGTTAAAAAACTAAAAAAAAGAAAAAAATTATTTTTGAAATAGTTTGAGAACAGTATCTTTTTCGATTTTTTCAACCGAAAGATCAATATCTGCATCGTTTTGGTTTGGAACAATAACTGCTCCTGCTTTTTGTAAGAGATCATTCAAAGAGATTGGATTACTATAAAAATCTTGAAGATATTTTTGAGCGTGATTGTTGTAAGTTGTATTGCGACTTGTAATTGAATTGCCAATTGAGGTTTCAACGAAGTGAAAACGAGATTCGTTGGGTTGTACTGTAAGCAGTCCAATTATTTTTTGTTTCTTATCAATTGATGTAGGAATGGAAAACAAGATGTTGTTGGGATTAACCATGAAGTTTCGAGATGGTCTATCTACAAAGTCTTGAATATCAACCTTAGCTTGTTCTTTTGCCACAAAAATTTTGAACGGAACTTTCACATCAGAATTGAAATTGAAATAATTAACAAACATGATAAAAGAATTTGGAACTTGTTTTCGAATGTAAAACGATTCTGAAGTTCCTTTTGGAGTTGGAGCATCTGTCATGTCTCCAGAAAATAATATGGTTCTATCGTTTGTTCTATACAACCGATCCCAACCTATTTTGCTTGTAGGAGATATCATTGACAAATCCAAGTCTATTCTATCATGATTGACATTTTCCCAATGAATACCAACGATCATATCGTGTGGTATTGAAACAAACGATCCAGAAGGGAAGTTTCCAACAAACTGTTTTTCTGTTGAAGGTAATGCATAGTTCATGAAGTCTGGAATATAAATTTTCTTGCCTTTGACATTATGTTTGATGTCTTCAATAATTGAATCTAGAACTATGGATAAAACTTCTTCATAAAAAATTGTAGTATATTGAGAAAAATCAGTTGCATATCCTTTACCATTTCGGATTTGGTAAAGAATTGAATCGTGATATTGAGTTCTATATTTCAAAGCATATGCTAATCTTATTTTTCTAAAGGTATTAACTTTTGATAATTCAGTTTCTAGTTCTATAATATCTAAAGTATTATATTTTTTTATTTCTGAAGTTACATTATTAAGAAAGTCCAATTTCATTGGATCGTGGTATCTTTTGGCTAATCTACGAATTCTATTCATATGAACTTTCAACATGCTATTTGTTCGAAACGCTAGAAAAATGGGTTTAAACCTATAAAATATTTCAGCCAATCGTTCAAATCCATAATGTTGCTTGTATCTAGAAAACAAAGAAAGAATGTTGAGATTATCATTGATTTTTATTTTTGATACTGTTTCTCTATTTTTAATCAATAAAGTTTGATTTGTAGCTTTATATATGCAATACTGTAAAAATTCAATAGGATTTTCAGGAAATAAGTTGAAATAATCGTATAGTTTGGTTTTTATCTCTCTATTTTTAACAGTTTTGATGTCTTTTTCGTTGATTTCAAGGTATGTAGCAACATCTAACACATCGTTCATGGTTTCTTCTTTCAATGCAATACCAGAATTCAAAAAAGTGTTAAGTTTTGTTTTCAACTCGTCTTTCGTGTATCCCTTAATGATTATAAATCGAAACCCTTCAACATCAATTTCTGGAATTTCAAGTTTTTCACTTGGAACATAAACCGATTCTTCATTATAAATTCCTAACGCTTCAAATCCATAAGTAGTAAAGTAATGAACGAGTTGTTCGAGAACGAGTTGTTCGATACTTACATTTGCTACTTTTTCCCAAGATTTGTGAAAACTTGCATTCATTTGTTCTCCTGATATTATTAATTCTTTCTTGACAACATTTATTATGTTGTTCAATTCATTTTCAGAATAATTAAAAACAACTTCAGGAGAAAGAATAAAGCCATAAGGAATGGTTTTATCGAGAATATTTTTGTTGTTCTCTTTTGTTCCTTCCTTTTTTATTAGAACTGCTTTAAAAAGTCTTATTGTTGATTTCATAAAAATCATGTGTTAAGCGAGAAGTAATTCAGTTTTCAAGACTTTGTAAGTAGGAACTTCTTATGCTTAACATTAATGATAAATGAAAGCTAGTATTTAAATGTTATGAAAATTAAAAAAAGTAGAAAAAAAAATTAAATTATATTATCCACAATAATTCTTGCAAATATTATCTCCATCAAATTCGTGAAGAATTTTTTTTGGAATTCTATAAAATAATGTTCTACACAATCCATTACTATTATTTGGACATTCTAAACAATAACAATTAAACCTGTAATTTTTACCAATTGGATCATAAGATAATAGAGGAATATAACCATATTTTGCATATTTTTTATATTTTTCATATTTCTTATGAATATCTAATCTTAATACAAAATACAAGAATTTTCGTATTAAGACCATTGTTTTATTGAATATTTCTTCTCTTGTTCTATAATTCAACATAATCTAAAATTGTTTTAAGAATTAATGATTTTTTTGAACATAATAAACAAACCAGATATATCTTATTTTTAGGATGTATTTCTAATTTTATATCATTTAATCGACAAGTACTAAAAACATTTATACAAGAATTTTCCATCGATCCAACTCTTTTTTGTTGTTTCAATTTTAATCCTGAACCACAACCCAATACATAATCAGTTTTTATTAAAGATAAGTTATCAATATATCTAGATAACAATTTTTTGACTGAATTTTGCCAATATAATGGATTTTTCAATTGTTGCTTGGACCATTTGGGATGTTCTTTTTTTCTCAATTCTAAATATATTTTGAAATCAAATTCAGCATATACCAAGTAAAAATGGTTGAACTTACCACAATCTAATAATATATCAAAAGATGGTATATTCAACCAATCGCATTTATGTTTATTAGGACATCCATTTTTATGATTGGAATATTCTCTATAACACAAATCTTCAACTTCTGGATAATGTATTATTGTTTTTTCTTTAATTTCTTTTATCTGAATATTTACTAATCTGTTAAAATGCATATCAAACATTTACCAACTTATTAAAATCATTATCTTCAATTTTCAAGTATTTTTCCACATATTCACGGTCTTGAGTAAATATAGGTATTTCGTGATCAACAATCCATTTATCATCCCTTTTCACGACACATCTTCCGTTTTTCAATTGAGTAGAAAGATTTGCCCAATTCACGTTCTTTTGAAACAACATTTCGTGAATTTCGTCTCGTTTTTTGTTGTTCAATTCCTTATGACTATAAAACTGTCTTGCCAACATTTGAATCGAATTTCGTTCCCAATCTTTTTGTCTCCATATAAAATAATTAACAACTTCATTTTCTGGCAAACAAAACGCTCTACAATCAAAAAACGCTAATTCGTAAAAGTCTTTTGAAAAGTATAAAAAATTAAACAAACTACTATATGTACTTGCTATGATTGAAACAATCTTTTGCAAGTTATTATCGTACCAAGCTTCTTGTTCAATTGTTTTGTAATTATGAATCAATAAATTGATTTCGTCCGATTGTAAATAAGCAAATTGAACGTCAGGAATCATATAACATAAATGCACGGCTGATTCGTCAAATATCTTCATCAATTCACGATCAAATGGTTTTACACATTGGTGTTTTCTAGTCCAAGTGTGAAAGTTTTTACCATCAATTCTCACGATTATGGGCATTCGCATGGGCAACTTGAACTTCCATTGGTTTTCATAATAATTTTTTATTCGTTCTCCTAAGTTCATTTCATCATCTCAAAAAAACTTGGTAATATTTCCTTGACAATTATTTGTCATTTTTGCCGATTTCTTTATCTCATAGTTCATGATAAGGTATTCGTTCCGATCGTATTGGTTGTTTGCATCCATGCTATATTTCACCTTTAGAGGCACGATGTTCCAATCTTTCAATTGTTTGAGATACATTTCACATTCTCCTCCCATACTTAACATGAAATTGAACGGAGTTTTTAACATCAAGTCTATTAAATCTTGGTGGTCTTCTTTCTTGAACAAGTTTCCATAATAATGCTCGCTTCCTGGAAAAGGAGGATCTCCATATATAAAACATTCTTTCGAAAGTCCTTTTCGTTCGTAAAATGCTTTATAGAACAATTTATACACCTTTCTAAAATCGTAGCAAGTTATGTTCACGAACCGCAATCGTTCGATCGCTTCAGGTTGTAGTGGAGTGAGTAAACCTCGATCAAAATTCGTATATGGTCTCGTCACGATTGGATTAATTCCCTTATATCCTGATACTGATTCGTGTGAAACTGTTTGGTATTGTTTCGAAGTAGTTTCGGTTAAACCATCTTTTTCTGCAATACCTCGATAATTTGCATTTTCAGCATTCTCTTGAAACTCTTGTTGCCATTTTGCACGATCTCGCTTGTTTCCGGACGGTCCCAATGCTCTCGTGTTGTTGATTCCAGTATATGATGCTTTTGTTTTTTCTGCGTTAAAATCTTCCAAACCTACGAGCGAACCATCTGGTACAATACCTCGATAAGTTGACTTGGCTTTTTCGATTTCTTTTGAATCAATTCTGTTTTGGTTCATTCCAGCGTATCCTTTTGTTTTGTATTCATCTTTAGCTTGTTCGACATCGTTTTTGCGAGGAAACCTTCCTTCTTTACTTCCCATAACTCCAGTTCCTAATCCTCCATAATTCGCGTGAACATTATCATCAAATCGTTCTTTCGCTTTCTCCAAGTCTGTTTCGCGTATCGAATTAATGCAAGGATTTTGTATGCCTGAATAATGAGCATCATCACCAATCTTCTTAACATCTCCAGCGAAAGTCAATTTGTTTAAATAATAAAACAGAAATCCTCTCTCAAGATTATTTTGAGGTTTTATCTCCCCTCTTACAATCCTATTACAAATCTCTTGACTCACTAAACCAAACACTCCTTGCTTCATCTCGTCAAATTCTTTTGGATATTGCCTTACCATCAATAAATAGTTAATTGTCTCCGAATTTCTATCATTCCAACATTCATATCTCGAACGAGGTTGATTAATTTCAACCCAACAAGCGCCACAGAACAAACTCAAGAAAAATTCATGATAGGGGACAAAGTTAAGAATTGTATTTACCAATCTAAACTTACCTCCAATCGATGCTATTCCAACTCTAAGTTTTGGCATATTAAGTCAAAGTCAACCATCCTGTCACGATTCCAAACTTTCCATCGGTTAACATCAAGCGATAATCGTTCTCGCCTTTCATTATTGAATCGTCAATCAACCATTCTTTAATCCACTTTCTCGATTCAATGAATTCTTGTTCGTTCACTGCAATCTTTAATATTGAACCTTCATTCTTTGCAATATCATACATCGAATCAAGTTCTATGTTTACATCATATTCCATGGCAATTTGGCACATGTGATATTCCATGCTTGCATATAATTTTGTTGAATGATCCGAAATTATTGTAAAAGGTGATTTGCATCCTTTTTGTTCTAATTTGATTCTCATGTTGTTTAAAGTTGCATAATAATCGTTAAATGATTCTAAATTGTTATCCATACCCATTCCTCCGGCAATTATCTCAACATCTTCCAAATTCAAATTTTGTTTTAACATCGAACAATATTCCTGATTTTCTGTTTCAATTTGTTTTCTTCGTTCTAACCAACGTTGTTCTTCTTTTTCTTTACCTTCACTACTATTTTCATAGCATTTACAACAATAAAATTTTATAACATCAGATTGCCACCAGTTATCAAACGTTTCTCTAAAATCGTTTTTTACAGATTGAATATCAACATCGTTTATTATATCTATTCCTTGTTTTTTCAAGTTAAATAAATGATCATGAAAAGCATATTCAAATACATGTTCATAATTCAAATTGGTTTTACATTCATAACATAAATGTTTGTCTTTTTTATGTTTAGATCTACTCCAATTTATTGTTTCATTGTTCATATTCCAATCAATCCATCCATCTTCGCTCATTTTTCCCATTTCTCCTTTATTTCTTTTGTTTTCACTTTTATCATTCTTCCACATTTATTACAAACAAACCTAAATTCACCAAAAACTCTTGCATAATTACTCATTCTTCCCTTTTTTTCAATTTCTTCGATCTTAGTCATATATCTTTTTTGTCCTTTGAATTCTTGTTCTCCACATTCCATGCATACGGCAATTATAGTATATTTCCATTCTTTAACTTCTTTTGCTTCTTTAGTCAACTTTATCCCACATATCTAATTCTTTTTTTATTTCTGGTGTTAAATATTTCTTTCTAAATGTTAATATTTTCCATTGATTCGTGATCTTTATTTTTGTTTTCAAATATAATTCTTTTAGTTTTAAAAATAGTGGTTTTTTACACATTCTATATAGTTTTTTCGCTTTCTTTTCATAATGATATATTTTATTATTACTTGCTTTTTTTGATGACAGCCTATTAATTATCAAGTCTAATATTTCATCGTCATTCAATTTTTTTGCTTTTGACATTTTATTCTTTCACATCTCTTCTTTGCAATTCTAAAATCAAATTAATTAATACATGCAAATCTATTTCTTCTTTTATTTTACCATTCAATATAGGTTTATCTTTTAACACGTTCAAATGCATGTTATCAAGAATCATTTTCAGACATTCGATCAAATCATAATAGCTTCCAAATCCTATTTTTCTTATTAATTCATCTAGTTTGTTAAAATCTTCTTTGTTCAATCTCATTCAATCAACCCATCTTTCTTTAGTTTATGCAATCTCCATTTAATCAGATACTTTTCAAAAGGTTCTGGATTTGGTTTTTCAGGTAATGTACAATTTACATACGCTTTATCAAGTTCGTTTTTCAAGTCATAAAGTTCTTTTTCGTCTTTAATATCAACCTTTTCAAACATTGCCTTATGCCATAATAACAAGTTAATTCCAAACTTCAACGTTCTTCCAATAACATTCAATTTCTTTTTGAACAATAACGATTCTCTATCAATTTCTCGTGTAGCTTTTTGTTGTCTTTTCACGTGTTCTTCAACTAATTTGAACTGTTCTCCTAACACAAGTGGTCCAGTTTTTTGTTTTTCTTGTATTTCTTTTATTTCTTTTGATTTTGTTTCTCCCGTAATGAAATGATACATGTTATGTGAAGCAAATCCACTAATCGAACGATAGTAATCCTTGCTCAAGTTTGTTGAAACAACATCTCGCAATTCGGTAAACGAAGTTCTATATTGTTCTAAGCAAATTGGACTCATGACTGTCCATAGATAATTTACATTTCCAGACATCAAACCTCTAATCAACATTCCTATTTCGTAATACGTGTAATCGGTATTTTCTTCTTTGTTTTGAACTTGTTTTCCTTGCATCCTTTCTCCTAACAAGAATTCTCTAGAATCCGTTACATATACAACGTTTCGATCAAAATCAGAATGCTCGTGTTCCATGCGCCACATCCTGCTTCCAACTTCTGTAGAAAATAATTCTAATATATTATTCATTTTTACTAATTCACATCCAATTTATAAGATCAATTTTTTTATCTTTATTGTTTTTCAGTTCTTTTTTATTGATTTTTTTTATTTCTTTTTTAATCAATTTTATAGTTTTTTTTGCATATTTTTTTGCTTTTCTATTATTACCTGTTTTCGAGTATTTTTCATACAACGAATTTTTATTTCCACAAATTTTATGATTAATTCTACACTTATATTCACAACAATATTTATTCGATTGATAATAATAACCAGAATCGATACAAAAGGGACAAGGAATGTGAATTACTTTTCTTTCTACAAATCGGTTCCATCGATATAAGCTAATTTCATACATATTTTTTATTAATATTTTTTTCTTTTTCGTTTTATTAAAAAAATCATCAATTTTTTTCAACGGTTCAGGTGGAGTATATTTATTCGATTCTGGATATCTTTCTTCAAAAGTTAGTTGAGTAGGAAATATATTGTTTTTTAACATCGGAACATGTCCATTTCCAATATACTTAGCATAGAAATACTTGCAAGTATTTGGGTATCCATTCACGCTTTCCATGGCAACCATTTGATACTCATCGTCTGGTTGAACAACTTCAAACATGCCATCTACACACTTTAACTTATCTCCAACTCTGAATGAAACTCCAATTCGTGAAACAACCAAGCAGACATTTCCTATTGTCGGACTTCCTACTTGAACATATTGATTGTCATAAAACGGATTATCAAAATCGTTGTAAAAATATCCTTCAGAAGGAATCTGTTCTAATTGTGGACAACATCCCATTACAAAACCAAACAATGATTCTCCTTCTCCACATAAATCAATATCTTGTTCGTTTTCTCCATAGATCGTAACACCAGCTCCTATAAAAATGCCATTTCCATTACATTTTTTATCGTAAACTCTTTCCCATTGTCCATGTTTCAATGTTGTTGATATTCCTAATGAAAGCAATGATTCTCTTAATCTTCCTATTTTTTTCTCTTTTTCAGGTATTTTGAAAAATGGATTTTTTCTAGCATATGCTTTTTCTTCCTCTTCTTTCTTAATTCGTTCTTTTGTTTCTCTCCATTGTTTGCCAATATTCATTAACTGTTTGCCATACTCTTCGTCAATGAAATCACCATATCCAAGTTTTGGTAATTCGTGGCGTCCATCGTTAGTTGTTTTGTTTGGTGTGAAAAATTCTACGTTTTGTTTTGGAGAAGTTATTGCAACGAATGGTGTTTCTTTTTTTAGTTGTTCAAGTGATTTTCTTGCGTTTGGATTTGAATAAAAATCATCAACTGGAGTATAATATGGAAAATGATTCTCATCTTCAGAATCAGAATCAACATCATTTTGATCATAGAACGAATGTTCTCCGCCTGCAAAACGAACGATCTCTTTCTTCGTTTTCCTAACAACTTCAATGTCATCTGAACCACACTTCTCGCAAATCTGAACGATTTCTTGAAATTTGGCTTGACATTCCTTGCAAACGCTCATTTTTCTCGTTCCTTTTTTTGATTAATTATATGAAGTTTTTTTATAGAGAAACTCCAAAAACTCTACATAATATTTTAATGGTTTTCATGTAGCAAATAACTATTACTTTGATTTTCGAGATTCATATTCATTTTAATTTCTCGATATTTTTGCCATATTTTTTTTTTTTTCTCATTTGATTTTTTTCGAGCACATATAGGACAATCTTGATTTAAAACAACACTCTTTAATTTTTTTACTCCTTCATATCCACATTTCAAACATCTATATCGCATAGGAGTTACTCTAGAAATATATTCCGATTCTAATAACAACAAACCTAATTTAAGAAATGTTTTTTCTATATATTCAATTTTAAATATATTATTATTTATAGATATTTTCTTTAATCTTTCTTCTTTTTTCCACAATCTTTCTTCTTTTTGTTTTTCAGAAAGATGATTTCCTAATCTATTTCTATTGTTCCTATTTCTTTCACTTATTTTTTGTTTATGTTCATCAGAAAGATGTTTTCCTATATGTCCTAAAGATATTTTTTTTCTTGTTTCTTCAGAAACTTTTCTATTTCTATTTCCTAAAGATATTTTTTTTCTTGTTTCTTCAGAAACTTTATGTCCTTTCATTGTTTCAGATATTTTTTTTCTTGTTTCTTCAGAAACTTTATGTCCTTTTGATGCCATTTTATTAATTATTTTTTAAATTTTTATTGATATTTTCCTGAAAATTTTTAAGTATTTCATAAGCTTTTTTTTTATATTCTTCTAGAAAATTTGGTTCTTTAATTATATTATTTAATTGTTGATATAAAGTAAATAAAGCAGTTTGTAAAAGAAAAAAATAAGAATCAGTTATTTTTTCATCATTATAATATAATAATAAATTCATATTAAATGATCTATTTATATTAACAATTATATTTTCCCACATTTCTTTTGGATCATTTTTTTTATTATTTATAAATTTAGATTTGTTTAATTCAAATAAACTTGTTCTAATTCCATTTTCTTTAATTATACCTCGTTTATACATATCAATAACATTTTTTTGAGTTTCAATAGGATATTTATCAAATTCTAACAAAAGAGAAGTTGACAAAGACAAAGTATTAATATTATTTTTTTCTATTTCTCTTCTAATTTTATATGATTTTAAATTATTAGAAATAATCGCATTGCTTTTTCCTATCACTTTAGCTAAATCAGTATATGTATTATACTTTCCAGATTCCCACATTTTCGTAATGAACTTTTCTCTATCAAGAAAATTATGTTCAAATCGTTGTTCGTTCGATATGAACTGTAATTCCATCAATTCTTTTTCCGATTCGATTTTCTTCACAATCGCTTTTACTTTCACATTCAACGATTTACACGCGTTCCATCTACATTCGCCATCTTGTATCTTGTATCCTTTTTCGTCTTTCGGATGCACTATTATTGGACTTGTTTGTCCAACCGAAATAATTGATTGAGCCATGCCTTCGATTTCTTCCAGAGTTGGCTTTATCGTTCTAGGTTGATTTGGATCTGGATATACTTCGTTCGTATTCAAATATAATATTTTGTCCTCTTCCATGTTCACGCCTCGCTAACCGAAACTCTGTGTTCGTTCACATGCAACTTGATTTTAGGTGATCCCATCCTATTCGGAGCATATCCCTTTTCTTGAGCATAACTATTCCAATGAACCATGAACGAACCTGTAAGAATGTAATGTTTTGGAATCAAGTTGCCCGTGTTATCGTATCCATCATCCACGGAATGTAATAACGTGTGAGTATGCGCCATGCAGTAAATTTCAGCAAAAGGAGCAATCGTTGACATTCTCTTTATCGCGTTAATTTTTCCCGCAGTTGTAATAGCAGAAGTTCCTCCATGTGATATGTAAAACGGATATTTTTGTTCTTTTTTTCCGTTTTTTACAGTTATTTCCACTAACTTACCAGCTCTAAAATATGGTACATTTAACATAACGCACATTGTATCAGTCACATCAAAACCAGTCAAGTTTCGTATCCTTCGCTCGTGATTTCCTTCCAACATGCCAATCAATCTTCCTTCTTTAGTGATTGGTTTGAACGCTTCGATCATGTCTCGTAATTGTTCAGAAGCAAACTTCTTTTGTGTGAAAGTTCCCCACGATTCTTTAGTTCCAGCTTCTATGTAGTCTCCCATTCCAAATACCCATACTTTATTTTCAAGAGTCCAATCCATTATCTTGTTAAAAAACTCTTTTGCTTCTTTATTTTCGTGACATTCGTGTCCCGCATGAATGTCTCCAATACAAGTTAATAACGCGTCTTTATTTGATTCTGTTTTTATGGTATATTTTATTACTTTTTCATTATCACTCATTTTATACATTTCTCACATTCATTTAATTGAAACCAATTCATTGTTGTTTTTGTTTTCATTTGAGTCAATTTGTTTGATTTCTTTCTTGAATAATCTCAAGGAATCAATCGTATCTTGTAAATGCTTGATCGTTTTTGTTAAATACGACAAGTAAAAGTCTCTACATTCTTTATTTATTCGCACGATTCCTTGCAATGGTTTAATGTAAAAATCAAACACTTCGTTTGCTTTTTTGAATTTCTCAACACAAACATCAACCAATTCTTTTTTTTCATTCATGCAAAAACATCAAATATTAAGATTATAAACAATCAATACTATTTAAATTTATCTCACGAATCTTTCAAATCTTATACTTCTATAAGTTATTAATCAATTCTTGCAATTCGTCTTGGATATCTTTCTGATTAATCTCGTATCCTAATGATGTCCAACCGTTTCTTTTACTTGTAGCAAACAATTCCAAGTATGGAGGATAGCAATTCTTCTCGATCAAATCATACATTTCGATTGGTTTGGCAGCATGATGATTTTGTGGTTTTTTTGCATCAATGATGTTTCTTGTATTCTTAGTTTTAAGTTTCACATTACCACGATGTGCAAACAAGCAATGTTCGGTGCATATTCTGAAATAATGTCCCATTCCAAACCACAACTTGCCTGAATTTGTTCTTTTCAACCAAGTAATACCACATATATACTTGAAACTCCAACATTTCAAAAGTTTTAATGCTTCTTCAAGAAAAGAATTTGTAGTCCATAAGAACAAGTGACAATCATCGTTTGCAAGTTTCTTGATGGGTAGATTGGCTAAATCATAAATTGTTAGTGTTTTGTAAGGTTTCTTTCTTGTGTCATCTAGTTTATCATCGTATTCCCAAGGCGGATCTATAAGTATTGTTTTGAACTTCATTAAAAAAAATCATCCATTCTTTTATTTTGTGTAGTTTTTAATCGTTTTTCGATCATTTTACAATATTCTTTTGAAATTTCAAAACCCACATAATCTCTTCCAAGTTCCCAAGCTTGAAGCAAGGTCGTTCCCGTGCCTGCGAATATATCTAACATGATTCCATGTTTAAACCCTTCGTTGCAACCACAATCTGACCAACCTTTAGATATTTTAGGTTTTCCAGTATTACTGTCGTGAATTTTTTTAATATATTCTTTTTGTTTTTTAATATCGTTAAAAAATAATTTTTTAGATTCAATTCTACTTAAATCTCGTTGATTTTTAATAGAATTATTTCTTACAAAACCTTGTAATTCTTGTCCATAATTAGAATTATACTTAGAATTGTATTTTTCTTTTGATATTTGTTCTTGATTAACAGTTTCAATAATTCTTTCTCTTGGTTTTCCACACTTCTTGCAAACTTCTTTTGGACATCCAGAAAGAATCATTGGCTTCACTAAATTTAAAGGGAATGTAGCAAAATGTGCTTCTGGATTTCCAACCGTGTTGATTGTCCACACACACCTTTTATTTCTTCCATTTGGATTGCATTCAATATTAGGTTTAGCCCATTTTCCATTTCCTTCTGTCTGATAAGGAGTTATATTATCAACTCCTTTTTCTCTTTGTTTAACCCAACCACTATTTTTATCTGATTTTTCCCTTACTGCGTCTTGGTCAAACCAATATCTTTTTGATTTAGTAAAGAAGAACATTGGTTCAAAGTCTACTGTAAACCTATCTCTTGCACTTGAGGGCATGCAATTTTTCTTGTGCCAAATCAAGACATTGCGTAATATCCAACCCCGATTGCACATCTCAATGGCAAAGCGATATGGAATCATTAACAAACATTTTTGAGATAATGATTTGTCATTTTTTCCTTCATTAAAATAATTTATATTCGGATTATATTTTTTATACGATTCTCTATTTTCAAACTTATGACCACCACCTGTTCCATTGTAAGAATCTCCTAAATTTACGAAATTTATTCCACTTGGTTTTAGGACGCGCCATACCAAATCGTAAATATCACATAAATGTTTAATATACAATTCAAACGAAGGTTCTAATCCTAAAACTCCTTTCCAAGCTCCACACTTCAAACAAAATCCTTCTTTTCTTTTAGAAATATTATTAAATGCAGAAGAGGTTTTACATTCAATTCCTTGTTCATTAGCAATTCTTCCATACATAGATCCAGAACCTTTTTTTTCTATAATAATATTCATATCCCAATCATGTTGACAATTTGGATCTCCATCCCAAATCGATGGTTCTATTTTATAATCCCTCAAAAACCATTCCGCGTTATTTTTAATAACAATACGGTGGTGATGTGATAACACAATCAATTGAGGAATCAGGTAATAATTTCAAACCTTCTCTGCAATCAATATTAAAAACTTTATTTCTATATTCTTCCATTATTCCAACCATTTTATATTAATTCTCACCACGCGTTCTGATTTCCCCTTGTATCTATAAGTGTCATATTGTATTATTGTTTTATCGTCTAGTGCATCGAGCAACATTGTCACTAATGGTCGCATCTTGTATTTTTGGCTTGGTTGAGCATACGTGTTAAAGTCCCGCAAATGATCTTGAGTGAAAACATAATACTTACCATCTGCAAACTCGTATTTTTCCAACTTGCAAGTTATGAACGATGTTCCAGAACCTCTTACAACCGATGTTCGTTCGTTTCCTTGCGCATCAGTATATTTTTCCACGAATTCGTCTCTAAACTCCATCGCTCTCTTGCAAAAGAATTTGAATTGGTCTAATAACGACAAACTCATGATTTTTCCAGATTCTTTAAACAATTCAAGATTCAAATAATCGATCAAATCAATGTTAAATGTAAGTCTAAATATGTGTAAACCTAACATGATAATAATGTATTTCTTTCTCAATCGTGAATCGTCCGAAAAATGAGGACAGTCTTTTTCTATGATTTTTATCAAGTTTATGACCATTGCATTATCCCATTTTTCTGTAAGCTTGTATAAATAATAAAACAAGTTTATTCTCTTGATTTCGTCGTATAATTCAACCCATTCATATTCTTCAGTTATTTTCTCGTATTTATCGTAGTCAATGGTTATTATTCTTGAATTCAAGGCAGGATCTAAAAACTGTGTAGGAGGATCGTTCGTAGTAATAGCAAATGGAACAACTTCTGGTTTTCTAAATCCTTCAATCACGTTCAATTTTCTCATGAACTCTTGAATGCCTGTCAATGTTCCTTTCAATATTTCAATCAATACATCTTTTACTTCCTTAAGTTCATCAATCTGAATAGGAAATGTAGATGTTGACAATATATCTTCAAGTCTAGCAGCAGTTCCTAATCCACTTCCAATGAAATAATTTGTCCATATCCGGTAAAAATCAACAACAAACGGTTTCACAGCATAGGTTTTACCAGCTTGAGGATCTCCTGTTAATAATAGCATTGGAAATAGATTGAAATACTCAAGAATGGGTAATTTGAACACGGAAGCCATTGCCCAACCAACTATCATTACAAGTTTATCTTTTCTCATTTGAATTGAATCAATAAATCGTATTAATTTTTCTCGTATTTCTTCAAAAGAAAAAACATTTTCTGTTAATAATTTGTTTGCTTTTTCATATACATCTCTTTGAAAATCAGTAATTGTTAATATACTATAATCAGATTCTATGAAAGGTAAAATCCATCCGTTATCAAATCCAAGAATAACCTTGCATTTTTTTTCTGGCAATTCTTTTCCTTGATCGTCAATTAATATCCGGATTAATTCCTTTGTAGTTTCTCCTCCAACAACATAATTCTTGATACAAGAAATCATGGTTGATATTGTTTCTGTAACATGTCTTTCTCCTTTGAAATCATAAGTAAAATATTCGTTAAGATGGTGTTTCATTTTACTTATTAAAATAATTGGATGTTTTATAATTTGTTCGTTTTTATCATATTCTTTTCCTTCAGTTATTTTAAACACTCCAGTTGTTCTGTTTTCAATTACAATATTATTTATTCTTGTTTTAAATATTAATGTTTTATCTCTTTCAACTCCAAACATTTCATCATAAGATTTTTCCTCTTGTTTTTCTTTCTGTTTTTCTTGATCTTTTACCATTTTATACAAAGCATTCAATCCTCGAACTCCCATTCGCTTGTTTGTTTTTTCTGTTATTGTAGCAAATACATCAGATTTTTTCTTGATGTCTTTTTCTGGAATCAGCGATAATGCAAAAATAATTTCTTCTTGTTTACTATCCTTGTTTATATTATCCAAAAAATATGAAAAACCTTCTTTTGCAGTTTTTAGTAATTCTTCAAATTTATCTTTTCCAAATTCTGAAATATAATCGTTCAAATCAACCGATTCTCTATTTTCTGGATTTGGAATCAATAATACAAACGCATTAATGTTGTTTTTGAGTAAAAGTTGTAAACTTTTCTCAGCTCCTTCTTGTCCTTTTTCGTTCAAATCAGTATCGTTTATGATAATCACTTTTTCAAAATGTTTTGCATAGTTCAATATATTGCTCGTATCCATGTTCTTAAATTTAATAGTAACAGGCGATATGCAAGGATATTCACAATCAATAATCGATAAAGCATCGGTAATTCCTTCTGTTATTATCAACGGTTTGTCTCTAAACTTAGCAGTTGAGTCAATGCCAAACAACTCTTCTTGAACAAACGAAGTTTTATGGAGTTTCACGTATTTGGCTTCCATGAAATCAGGAGAATCGTCAATTTTTCTAAATATAAAATATACTGGTTCTTTTCTCAAATTGAGATATGGAAACACGATTCGCTTGCCAAAATACCAATTTGCCTTATCGTTCAAAATTCCCGCATCAAATAGAAGTTGTTTGTCAAACTTTCTTTCCATTTCGTTTTTAATGCTTTCGTCAAACAATCCTATTCGATACTCGTTCATCAACGCATCAGAAAACTTCCGTTTTTCCTTGATTTTTTCGTAGTATTCTGATTGTTTCAGGTTCTTATGGCAAATTGTAGTGAAGTAGTCGAAACATTTCTTTATTTCTTCAAGTTTTGAAAGTTTTTCTTTTTCTTCTTCTGAAATTTCAATCTTGTATTCACGAGCAAGTTCAAGAATAGAATCACGATACGAAATGTTGTGTAGATGTGAATATAAATCTATTACGGAACCCCCTCGTCCGCACGAAAAACAATTCCAACTACTATTATCATATACTACGAATGATGGAGAGTATGTGTTTTGTCCTTTTAGTTCACATACCCCTCTATCGTTTTTTAGAGTTGAACTGTAAGGATAAACATCTAAAATATTTACTTTTTCTATGATTTTTTCTCTAAGAGTTTTTTCCATTATTTAAATCACTTTTTCTTTTTTCATCTAATAGTTTTTTAGTTTCTGATTTTGATCTTTTATAAATATTATATTTTTTCATCCAATATTGAATTACACTACCACTACAATTATTCTCTTTTCCTATTTCTATTGTTGTTTTTTTTAAATTCCAATATTGTTCATTTAAATATTCTTTTATAAAAAAGAATTTATTGTTTGGATTTTCTTTACCTTGTTTTTTTCCTTTTAATGAATCACTAATCTTTTTTCTGTGTTCATCAGAAAGATGTTTACCATATAACATATTTTCTTTACCTCGTCTTTTTCCTTTTAACGAATTACTGATTTTTTCTTTAGTTTTTTTTGATGGTTTATTTCTAATTTCTATTCCATATTTTATAAGATTTTTTTTAATCAATTTATGAGTACAATTATTTTCTTTTGCAATTTGATCCATAGATTTTTCTAAAACGTTGTATTGTTCATATAAATATTCTCTTGTAAAATTATACTTTTTGTTATATTCTTCATAATATTTTTTCAATATCATACTAATTTTTTCTTTTGTTTCATTCGAACGACATTTTCCTTTTTTAGCTTGTGATATTTTTTGTTTATGTTCTTCTGAAAAACGTTTTCCTTTGCTCCAAAAATGTGGTTTTCCTTTTTGCGCATTACTCATTCTTTTCTTTGTTTCTTCAGATTTAGATTTCCCTTTTGAATTTTTACTTATTTTTTGTTTAATTTCTTCTGAAATATGTGTTCCTTTTAATTTATTGCTTATTTTTTTTTTAGTTTCTTCCGAATGATGTTTTCCAAAAAATGGATGATTTTCTCCTCTTCGAACTCGATCTCTTTGTTTTTTCCTATTCTCTTCATTTAAAAAAAATCTTTTTACTCCTTCACTCATTTTCTTTTTTATCTCATCAGTTATTTTACCAGAAGTTCCTCCATGTCTTAAATTATATCCATAATTAAAATTAAGCGTATTATATTTTTGAATGTGATATTCTTCTTTTTCATTCAATTCTTCTTTACTTAATGCTCTATCAATAATTTTTCTTTCAAAATTTTCTATTCCATATTTTTTTATACTATTATATAAATGAATGCTCCCTTCATAATTCTTCAACAATGTATTTAGTTTCCAATGACATCTAAATCCGTTTTTCCTTGTAGTTTGCCCAATATATCTTTTACCGTTAATTTTATTTCTAATTTCGTAAATATATCCATATGGATTAGTAAAATATTCCATTGATATTTGAATTGATTCATTCATCAAAAAATCATCTGAATTTTATTTAATACATAAAAACATAAAAAAAGATTTTTAAAGTTCATTATATTATTAATGAACCATTAATTATTAAAGTTTATTGTTTATTATTCTTTGAAATCATCAGCAAATGCACTTGATTCTTCATCTGATGTTTCAGCTTCTTCTACTCGTGGAGCTAGAAAATAATTCAATTCTGCTCCATTTTCTAACGTGAATACGAGTTTGATCGGATGATCAGTTTTCATGGAAATATTAAAGTTTTCCGTTATTGAACTCAATCTCATGATTCCCTTTAGAAATGTAAGAGAATATTGACCACTTTCTTCTTTTTCAGTTTTATAGTTAATTAAATCGTCTTTATCGATCTGATATTCCATTTCTCCAATTTGCCCAGATGCAGATAATCGTAAAACATCAGGTTTTGCGTTTAGAGTTAGAATTTCTGAATAAATTTCCGCATCTTTGATTGCTTCGTTTAAAACAAGTGTTTTCATTTCTATTCTTGTAGGATATTCTATCTTGAATAGATTTTCAAACGGAACATTTTCTTGATCAATATCTAATAATGCCAAACTAAAGGATCTTGGTCGTTTTGTTCCTTCTTTCTGCATTTTTATCTTGATTTTATTATCTTTTTCATCGCCTTCAAGTTCTAAAGATTCATTTGCACTCAACCTTTTCAAGATCTTATCAAAATCACTCAAATTTAACGGAACAAGCGATTCCTTATCGCATTTATACTCATCAAAGTTTTCTTTTTTGATCGTGAGTTGCAACAAACAAATTCGGCTTGGATCCATCGCTTCAATTTTAAAAAATTCAGGTGTAACTTTAATCGTTGTTTCGTCTATTATTGCTGAAAGAGTTTCAATGATTCCTTTCATCATTTTTCCGTTGTTTAATTTTATTTTAAATGCCATATTTTTCCTTTTTTTTGTTTTATTTAATTATTTATTGTTATTATAAATTTTTTATATCATTTAAACATATCTATATCTAACAAAATTTTTATGTTCTTCATTATTATTATTTTTTTTAGCATTACCTTTATCTATGGCAAATCCAATACTAGGAGAAACTTCTAATGGAACTATTGTATCATGTCCATGTTCAGTAATTAATTGTAAAGTTTCTTTGCTTACAATTCCTCCTTTTGAAAATCCAATTGACATATTTAAAGGAATTCCTCCATATGTTTCTTGAGGAACATCATCATATATTATCGAAGTTGACCTCCAACCACGTGTATAAAGTATTTCTGATTTCAAATCAGGCAATTCAAAAAAGTTAGGCAATGAATTGCTTTCTAGTTGATTCCGAAAGTCGTTCAAGAAAAACTCTAAATCAACCGTTTCAAAGCCATATTTTTTTAAATCGTTTATCGTTTGTTTAAATTTGTCTAATTGTTCTTTTCGATCTTGTTCTAAACCAATTGCTAAGTCATAACAATCACAACATAGAAACTGAATCGTGTTATTTGTCCACCAATTATCAAATTTCTCTTGAAATTGCTTGTATAATTTTTGATGCATTTTTTCATATTCAGTTTTATTAGAATAAGGAATTAATTTTAATTCCTTCTTTTTAATAGAAAAACCCATTTCAAAAGCGTGAAAGTAACTTATTTCTTTACTACATTTCTTACAAAAATGTTGATGTTCTAAGTTTAGTTTAGTTTTTTTCATTTGCTCTTCTTCAGTTTCTTGTCTTACAAATCCAAAACCAAATCTCTGAGCAAATGCTTGTGTTCCATTAAGAAAAGCATCTAATACATCAGAAGTATTAAATCTTTGCCAAGGATATGCATGATGTTCAAAATAATTATAAAATTCATCATTTCGAATATTTGAAGTTGATATCACTTTCGTTATATTTTCTTTACTTTCTTTCTTTTTTTCATCTTTATATTTCTTGATTTGTTTGCCAGTCATGCTAGAACAACAACTGTTTCTCTTATATTCTTTAATATCATCACTTGTTATTAAAGTCATTCTTGAAATCATCCTCCCTTAATTGCTGGAATGATAACAACTTCATCTTTCGTGTCGATTTCGAAACCAGAATCAACTTTCTTTCCGTTTACTAAAATGCTCAATGTTTCGCATGCTTCAAGATTCAACTCTTTCATCAAATCTTTAACGGTTGTTTTTTTATTGACATTGAAAGTTTGGTATATTCCTGTTTCGATCAATTCACATACTTGTTTCATTTCATTACCTCCATACTGTTTAATTTTTTTTTTTGCTTTTTTTCTTATTTTCTTTTTTAAATTTCTTAAATAATCAATTAATTCTTCTAAATATACAACATCATTATAAAAATTTCCTGTAGATATATTAAAATTGTTAATATTAATATCTCCATTCATCAAATCAAACAATATTTTGTTTATAACCATCGAAACTACTCTTGACCAATATCGTTTGTCGTTTTCCTTCATTATTTTTTCAATTCCTTTTTTACTATACATTCATTTTTATTACTTTCATTATAATCTCTACAAAATCCACCTAACCACATGCATTTTCCTGTTGTTCGTATGAAATCTAAGCACCAAGGAATTTCGTTCTCTTCGGTTTCTTTAGTCATTACTTTTTCACACCTGCAATATCTAGTAGTTTTTTAATAATAGGAGCAAAATAATAATCAAAAGGAGCATCATTGAATATTTCTTTTCCACATTTTTCACAAGTCATCACAACATACATGCTTTTTGGATATTTTTCGTTGTATGAAATTGAAATGTTTCCTCCACATTTATAACATTTTCCATTCTCATGCCATTGGTTCCGTTCTTTTGTTTCTTTCAATAAATCGTTAAATTCAAGATTTATGTTTTTCCACATTTCTGCTCTAATTTTTCTTATCATTTCCTGATAATCTTTTTCTAATTCGCTCATTTATTCAAACCTTTTTTTATTTTGATATTTTTTTCTTTTTAATTATAAATCGTTCGAGCAAATACTGCGCTTGAATTCTCCTTCCTTTTCTCGCATCTTCGCTTAATTGATCCCATTCAATGAACTTGATTTGTCCTAAAGGTGCTCCATCTTTCTTAACAACTTTATTTGTTAAAACGGCTTCTCGTCCTGATTCATGTAATATTTTTGCCAAGGATTCTATTTTCATTGGCAAAATTCGTTTTTCTCTTGTTGCTTCTTTTTCTTGTATTTTCTCAAATTTTTTCAAGTTTGTCATGTTTAAAATTCACTAACATGTAAATATTTTTTTGTTTCTATTAATTCTTCATTTTTTTCTTCAAATTGAGGATATTGTTTTCTCATTACTCCGTTTTTATTTCGAAGCAATCCTTGCATTCTTAAAATCCTTCCTCTAACAATATCTTCAGCATTTTTCGGTATAAAATCGTCAAATGGATGATTCACAGCGACAGTTGAAAATTTTCCACTTGTTCCAATCGTATAACACATAAAATCTACATTATATTTATTAATAAACTTTTCAAATTTTTCTGTTAAATAACCGATAAAAGGATATGTATCAACATCAAGATTCGAATTGCTTGTTATTACACAATGTCGTATTATTATATTGTCCATGTTTAATCAACCAAGTATTGTATTTCATAATCATTAGGTGATTTCCAAGTAGAATAATTTGTTATTTTTTTACTATTATTTGTAGTTATATCTCCTTTATTTATTAAAGTGTCCAATCTTGTTCCTGTATAATTATATTTCCATTGTATCCAAGGCTGTATCTCAATTGGTCGTGGTTGTACATATGTTTTTTCTCGAATGATTTCTTTTTCAATTCTTATTTCCTTTATTTCTTTATTATCTGTTAGTTTTGACATTATTTCTTTCGAAAATGCACAACCATCTACAAATCCTTTCTTATATTCATTTTCAAGCAATCGTCCATCTACAATTCCTTGTTGATATGCCTTTTCTATCATTTTTCTAAAAAATCCCATTATTTATATCATCTCATTTATATTTAATTTTTTTTACTATTTAAAGTTTTTTTATTTTTTTATGGTAATTTATTTCTATTTATTTCTTCGATTGCAAGTTTTATAGATTGAAGTACTCTCTTTTTACAATCTCCAACATCATCATTTCCTACAAATCTTGGATTACAAATGTTTACATATTCACAAAACACACAATCATCTGTTTTTGATAAATATATCATTTCTTTTCCTCCATTATTTTTTTATCTTGATTTAATTGTTCATAAAGCATTCGAACCATCATTTCAGCCACAACCGAACGATTCACGCCATCATTTTTTTTTTCTTTCTTCAATATTTCAACACATTTATCCAATATATTGTTTCCTTCTTTTGAAAACGACATCAACACCTTTATCTTTTCAAGTTTATCTCGTAATTCAAGAGTGTCAAATACCATACCAAATTTAGTCATTTTATCACTTTTTGTTTATATTTTCAAGTTTTAATAACCGCTCTTCAAGTTCTTTTATTTTTTCGTCGTGTTCGATCATCAACTTATCAATTCCCATTACATATTGATTCGCTTGAAACTTTCTTGGACATTCCTTATTCAAACATAAATACAAATGTTTCGCCGGAATTGGCAACTTTTGTTCAAATCCTTCAAGTTCTTTTGGAATTGGCTTTCCCAACTTCGAAAAATCGTCGTATCGTTTCTTCTTTTCCCATATTGTATCATCAGATTCAAGCGTTCGTCCACACGATGGACAATTTGGATTTTTTGTTTCTTCAGTCATTATTTTTTTACCTCATTTTCTTTTTTCTTTTTTTCAATAGACCAAGTATGTCCACAATATCCACTAAAGAAAATATCTCCATTTAATCCATCAGGTTTGCCAACAAATCCTCCAACTTTAACGCTAAATCCACAACCAAAATCATTACTTTCAACACTAAAGAAAGCATCTTCTTCTCCATTAGGATCAAGAATAATATTGGTTATTATTCCTTCATAATAATCGCTTCCCATACATCCTCCTCCATAATCTCGTAAGATTCCTCCTATCCATTCGTTTTTGTTAATAACAAACTGTTCCCATAACGGATATATTTTCCCATTAATTTCTATATGTTGTTTACTCATTGTTTTCTCCTTCATATTTTCTTTCTTCATATTTTTTACATAATAACGCTATTTGATACGAACCAATTTCAAAAATTTGTTGTATTAAATGCGAATTTTTAATAAAATAATTTGTTACATCTTTATAAAAAAAACAAATATCTTCGTTTTTGCAATTATAACATCTTCTTTTTTTATTCATTTATTAATTCATCTTCGGTTTTTTTGATTTCTCTTTTCAATCCTTCGATCATTAACCAAGAATACTTTCTCCACATTTCCATATATATTAAATATTGTAAATCTGCATATATTCTATTTAACATTGAGTCAATTTTTTGATATAAAGCATTGTCATTAAATTCATTACATAATTCTAGATTACACAAACAATAATTACAAGAAAAAAAATCGTTGTTCCCACACATCTTTCTACCTCTTTCCATAGCATTTTCGCAAAAAACACATTTGCCTTCTTGCAATCCTTTGCTAAAAGGAATCCATTTCTTTTCAAGCGTTTCCTTGTATAGTTTCAACTTCAGTTCTTTTGTTTCTTTATCATTTATCGTTTTACTATCAATCCTCCAAATCTTCTATATCATCTTCAATACTTGATATGTTATTAAAAATTTTTTCAATATTTGCATTAATATTTTTTATTGCATCAAATTGTGATATTAACTTTCTATTCAAATCATCAACTTTTACACATAAACCTTGTTGATTCATACCAATTTGATTTTTTGCTAAAGTAATTATGTCATCATTAAATTTATTATTCATATAAATGATTTTATTTTCACATTTTATGAATTTATCTTCAAGTTCTTTCAATTTTGTTTTATCATCAACTTCTTTGTCTTCAATCTCAAACATGATTTCATCGAATATCCATCCATCAAACACTTTTCTACCTATTAACGATTTCACATTACCATGTTGATTGTTTAAGTGTATTCTTAAACCTTCTTCATAATTCAATTCCATTGCATGAAACAATACACTTGCTTCTTTATTTTCTAACTTTATGTTTTCAAATTTTATTGTTTTTGTTTTTATACCTTTCATGTTCATTTTTCATTTCACTTCATTTTCATATTTCTTTATAAATTCTTCAATTGCTTTTATCAAGCAAAATTGAAAATCTTGTCTATATCCTGAACTTGCTTTGCCACTTTGTCCTATTTTTTCAAGTTTTCCTATAAGATCAGTGTAAATTTCAACAACTACTTTAACCATTTTTATTCCTCATTTCGTAATTTTTTACATCAATTGAACATATCTGATTCTTATCAAACACATCATTACCATCAAGCAAACACCAAGGTCTCTTGTATATTGTCTTGTCTTCAGTTAAATGAACACATTCTTTACATCTCATTACATTACTCTCGTTTTTACAATTGGTTTACTAGCTATTTCAATATCATATCTGTTTTGTAATTCTTTCATTTGTTTTTTGATGTTATAATTTTCGTTTTGTAATTCTTGTATTTCTTTTTTCAATTCTCTGTTTTCTTTAAACAATTCTTTTTTACTTATTTGATCGATACTGTATTCAATCGTTTAAAATCACCATACCTTAACTCCCCTTTCCGGCTTGCTCTTTAACTTGTATCTGTTCAAATCATCTTCCACCAAATGACTAAAGAAACCAAGCATTCCTGAAATTACCGGAAATTGCCAAAACACGATTTGAAACAACCACATCACATAAAGTATCAAAGCTCCATACACGCTCATGGCAACTAAACTGTGCCAATGACCTCTATGTTTTGTAATGTTCTTTAACCACTTTATCACAATCATTTTTTCTTGAACATTTGGATGATCAAAATCTGGTAATATGCAACCAAATAAATATGTTCCAATTGACCAGATTGTTGATATGAAAACACCGTAAGTTCCATATTCCCTTAATGAAATTATCAAATATACACATAAGCACATGACCAAAATAAATTCTGAAGCTATTAGATGTCCTCGTCTATCCATTACTTTTTCACTTCGTTCAAGAAAGTCTTTAACTTGTTTACTTCCTTGTTTTTGATCGAATGATCAAATCCAAGCAGGCAAACGTTTATAATTGATTTTACAACATCTTCTAGTCTTTCTTGATTCTTTTCGAGATTTTCAATTCTCTTTTCAAGTTCCATTGCTTTTTTTATCATTTTTTATTCCTGCCATTTTTTCTAATGTTTTAATTGTTTTCTTTACACATTTCTTTACTTTTTCAACATTCCCTTTTTTAATACTTGCATTTTTATTAATCTTTTTAATCATTCTAATACATTTTCTTTTTACTATACAAAAATCACACATATCAAAACACTTCATACTATCGTTAAAATGGCTTCTAAATTCCACATCATCACAAAAAGCACAGCAATTAAATATTCCAATTATATGAAGATGATATTTTAAATCATTTCTTTTTTCATCTTCAGTTAATTTATCAAGTCTAAGGTCAATTGAATACCATTTGTTATTTAAGCATTCTTTTGCTAATTTTTGTTTGTATGATTTTTTATTATTCATATTTATCATATATAATATATAGTTGTTTTGTATATATAAACTTTTTTTATTTGAAAAATTTAGTTATGTTTTGATAAACATTGATATCATTCAATCTTTTTTTTGCTATTTCACAATATTTTGATTCGATTTCACATCCAAAATATTTTCTTCTTAATTTTTTAGCAACTACACAAGTTGTTCCCGAACCCATAAAAAAATCTCCTATTAAATCATTTTCATTAGAACTTACTTTTATGAAATTTTCTATCAATGCTTCCGGTTTTTGGGTTGGATGGTTTCCAAACTTCTTTTCTGGATTATTACCTCTTGAAACTCTAGGAATACAAAAAACATTTCCCATTCGTTTGCCCACATTTATATTCCATTTTCCATTTTTATTGTAGTTTTCTTCTGTTTTATATTTTATTTTATGATATGGAGGTAAATATTTCCAATCAATAAAACCATCAGTATCAGCATATTTACTCCATCTTTTTAATGTAGATTTAGAAGGTTCCCTTTTGATTGAATTGAAAATATAATTATCAGATTTAACAAAAAAAAGAATAGAATCAAATTCAGAAAGATAATTTCCTTTTCCCCATTTTATTCCATAATCTTTATACCACCAAATCAATTCTCTTTTAAATATTAAATGTTTTGATAACATTCTTCTTAAATATTCTTTATAATCATGACCCATAAAAATATAAATACTTCCATTTTCTTTTAATTTTAATATGATTTCTTTCATCCATTTTTTTAATAATTTTTTAAAATCAAAAGAAGAAAAATTATCATTTTGAAAATCTTTTTTAAGATTATATGGTAAATCTATGATAATCAAATCAAATATTTTATTAGGAAGTTGAGGTAATATTTCTAAACAATCTCCTAAAACAATTTTATTTTCATATTCAATCATATTATTTGCTAAAATAATCGTCAATTGTTAGTTCTTTAATATCTAAAGCTTCAAGAAACCACTTAGGAAACTTTACTGTTTTATTATTCAATAACTTATTAAAGCTTCCATCAACAATATAGAATGTCGCGTGATCAATATCGCTTCTTACAGCTCTTCCATACATTTGTATTACTGTTTTTGCCGTTTCGTTCATATACCATACCCAATCTTTTTTCTCGGTTACTAAATAGTTGATTCTTCCATCTTCTGTATTTGGATATGGAACCTTAAATAAAATCTGATATCTGCACATGTCGTCTTTCAAATCCACACCTTCAAATACAGATGGCGATATCAAAATTAACTTGTGTGAATGTTGCCAATCGTTTATAATATCTTCTTTTTCTCCGTTTTCTTCTTCGTTCTTATTTGTTTTTTTTTTGTATTGGTATTCATGTAAAAATATGCTTTCATCATCTAATGCCTTAGCAATTTTCTTTCCTCTTTCAAAACTAACCGAATGTATTACTCCCCGTTCGTTGGGATGTTGTTCAATGATTTCTCTGCATTTCTCCACGTTCGAATCAAAGTTAATGCTTTCGTTTCCATAAGTCATTTCTCCCCCCATAAATGTTCTCAAAATCGGTCGGTTTTCAATCGGGAACGACATCGGAGCTGATAAAAATGCATATGATTCGTTCTTTAATCCTAATCGTTTGAGCCATTTCTCAACATTGTATCGAAATGGAATCGTAGCTGAACTTAACACATATTGTTCAGCTTGAGACCATATTTTTTCTTGTAAAAAGTAGTCAACATCAATAGGTTTAAACTCTATTCTCGTTATTTGATTGTGTTCCTTTGTCAAATTAATTATCCATTTTCTATCGTTCTTTATCGATTGTTCGAGATATTCGATTTGCTTGAGTTTGTTTGCAACTTTATCTTGCGAACCTTGCGAAATCTTGTCTTTTTGTTGTGTTATAACTCTAAAAAAGTCTTCATAAATGTTCCCAATTTCAGTTATGAATTCTTTATAATCATTTGCAAGTATGTATTTATTCTTAACTTTCTCAAATCTTGGAACTTTTCTCAAAAATATCTCCCAATCCATGTAAATGTTTCCATCGTATCTAAAAGCTCCTGGAGTTATCGTGAATCCAGCAAACATGCTCGCAACTTGTCCTTCAAGTCCATGGCATTCATCTATTATCAATAACTTTCGCTTCGGAAAACCCATCGTTTCTGGCAAGTATGTATTCACGATCAACATTGCAAACGTCAAAATTGCTATATCTGCTTCTCTAGTAGCCATTTTTTGTTTCCAATATGTGCATTTCTCTTCTTTCGAGCATCCTTCTTCTCTTCCATAACATTCGTCTGAACTCGTTCCTGATAACTTACAGATATAATTCTTTCTCCCCAACAATGCCATTATATCGCTTGAACTACAACCATCAATCGCTAATCCCTTCTGACCAAAATCGTTGTTCAATTGCTCCACTAACTTGACTTGTGGTGTCGTGTAAAACGCCGGCTTGAACTTTCTCCCAATTGCAACATTAACTGGAGACTTCCCAAATCCAGTCGGACCCTCAATAATCACTACTTTCGTTCCTTTCTCAAGCTCGTTGAACGCATCCTTCAAAATTTGTTCTTGGTTTGGTCTAAATGTTGGTTTTGGAAAATATAGCTTTATATCATTTAACATTATTCAATCAGGTCGTTTCAATTTCTCTTGTAATATAATATCAACCAAATCAATAGGCATTGCTTTCAACAAATCTTTTAACATTTCTTCTTTTTCATTGTTAGTTAATCCTCTTACCAAATCTTCTGATTCAATCCATACTCTAAATGCAAACTCTTCTAATCCGTTATCAAAATCTTTTCTTCTGTAATTTATTTGAATTTTCATTCATTTTCAACTCATTATAATTTTTAATCGTTTTTATCTCTCTTTTCTTTAAATCTTTTTAATGCTTTAAAATATTGGAGTTCATAATTATCATAATCATCTTCCCATTCCCATCCTATATCAATATCAAACCGCATTATTGTATTACATTTATCACATTTAATTATATGACTTGACCAAGAAAATGAAGTTCTATCCCATCCTCTGCATTCAAGTTCATGATGAATGAATCCTCCACACTTGCATTTTTTGGGATATTTATCTATATATTTTGTTCTATCAAATTCATTACATTCAATACAATCTTTTCTTGATTCGTGTTTTCTAACTAACTTACTCATATTTATTTCTTTAATGTTTATTTTTTCAATTTCTAATCTTTCAATAAACATATAATCGTTGTCTAATTTCTTATCATTATACATTTTTCTCAATTTAAATAATCCTTTTATCATAAATTTGTTTTGATAATTAAATTCAATTTCTTCTGCATTATCCATTTTATCAAGCATATCATCAATCTCGTTCTTTTTCAAAATTACATTATCTAAACTCCATATCATCATATTCTCAATCCTTTTGATCTTTAATCGTATTTACTTTCAAAATATGGACAATGCCTTTCATATTCAGGAAAATCGCTTCCTTTACAATCGTTTTGAGTATCATTACAACTACAATAGCTTTCAGAACATCCTCCTTCTCCTTCGTCAAATCCTCCATACCACTTACACCAAGTGCAATCTGTTTCTTTTTCTTTGCTCATTTTACTCTTCCTTTGCAAACATCTCTTGGTCCCATACATCCTTTACAAGGATCTTTTCCATCACTTACTAAACCAAATACCAATTGTCCACCAAGCAAACATTCTTTTGGAACATATCCTTGCATTATTGATATGTTCAAAAATATATCATTAGGATCTGCTTTTCTTTCTTCAAAATAATGTAATTTTGGAAGTTTTTCTTTTTCGCTCATTTTATCAATCCTTCTTGTTCAAACATCAAAATCAATCTCCTTTGCTCGTCGTAATAATTCATATCGTTATCAGCTCGTTCTTTTGAAAGATTACACTCGCATTGAAACCAATCACTTGCAGTCGAATGACATCTCCAATGCGTTCCTTCGTCAATGTGATGTTCTAAATCGTGTCCACATACACAACATTTTCCCTTTTTATCTTCTGTTTGCTTTAACAAGTCTTTTTTTCTATATTGAATTAATTTTTCCATTTTTCAAACCTCTATGATTCTATTGCTTTCTAAATGTAATAAATTACAAATTGAATCCTTAAATCGAATCTTAGATCGTATTTTTCCTGGTAATTTTTTTATTTTATTGGTTATCAAAACAAGATTTTCTTTCGTGTAATTAACTTTTAGTTCTTCAGGAACAATTCCACTCATGACACCAAGCCATATCGTATCAGTTATGATATCAACTCCTCCATCATCCATATCAAAAAATCTTGTAATTAAATAAGTTGGATCTTTATCTAGAAATGGTTCAATTGATATGCTAGTTTTCCATCCATTTTCAAACGCATTATAAATGCTCATATATCTTGATTCATAATCAGGAGCATTTGGTTCATATTTCTTTAACAAATCGTCATCAAAAGATGTTATTGTAAACCGGAACAATACTTGTTTTTTCCAATTATCTAAAGTTTCCATTAAATCAAACATCAAATCGTCATTGGGTTTTGTTGTAATCAATATTTCATTACCTACTTTTAATAGTTTTTTTAGTACAATAATACAATTATCGTAAGAATATTCAGTAATATCATGTGAAGTTGGAAACATGATTCTTCCTTCTCTTTTTCTATATTGCTTGTTTATCGCTTTCTCGTTGGGAATCATTTTTTTCCACTGATCTTCTAACTTGATTCTTCCATATTGTAACGCCATTCTTTTTGAGTAGCAGTAAACACAATCATTTGAACATCCATAATAACAATTGATATTTGAATCAGCCCATTCTAATGTCCCTTTTGTTCTCATTTCACATCTCTCCGTTCTTTAGTTTCGTTAACATCAATTCCCAATCTTCGTTGCTTTTCATTAAACAACAATTCATTTTTGCTAAATGAAACTGATTCTTTAAATCTTGAAAATAATCGTTGTTATCATCAAAAATGTTCAAAATACCTGCAAACCGTTTGGTTGGTACTAATTCCCCAATACTAACGTTTTTAAAATCAATATATCGTTGTTTTGTGTGATTCAGTTCGCTTGGAAAATATTCAACATCATAATAATTATTAATATCATTTAATGGTTTTAATTGCCATCGTGTTAACCAACCAAAAATATCTCTTTGCCGTCCAGTTATGAAAGTTATAACAGGTTTTTCCTTGCTAATTTCCTTATAAAATTCCACGAAGTTGGGATATAATCCAGTTCCGTTTGATTTCCAATCCCAATACAATCTTTTCGCTTCTTGATATGCTTTTATGATAATATCTAATTTTTCTATATCAGTATTATAGAACAAATCGTTAGGAAAAATAGAAGGCATTGTGCATCCATCAATATCAAAAAAATACAAAGTCTTGCTCATTTTACATTACCATCCAAAAAATTCCTTTTTTTGTTCTAACCAAAATTCTATACATTTTCTATTAAAAACATCTTCAACTTTTTCTCTAAATATCATTAAAATATCAAGAAAAATATCTTTTTCTAATTCAGAAAAACATCTTTCGTTCATTTTTTAATTTCACTTTCAATTTTAATTTCTAATTTATAATCGTTCGTTTTTACATTAAAAGTAAAACTTTGTAATTTATCATCTTCATGAACATTTCCATCCAAAGGCAAATTCTCGCTTAAAATTTCTCGAATTCCATCAATTAAAGCTTCTCGTAAAATTTTTATTTTCTTCATTATTTCAACTTTATCTTCCAAATCCTTGATATAATCTTCTAATTCATCTCTTTCCACGTTCATTTCATCATCAACTCCATCTCATCTTTCCACTTTCCATCTTCAAACACAAACCTTTTTTCATTCCCATTTTCATATGTCACATGCATTCTATTTCCTTGCATGCCACAAGAAATTGCTCCTTTCAACATTTTTCCAAATTCATCTTCATTTTTTTCTTTACTCATTTTTTCTTGAACCTCTTGCAATTATCAACCGTTAACACATCACGAGGCATTTTCCACGCCTTGCAAAAATTCAAACTCGCCAAATAATGCTTGCAATCGTC